AGGTGTTACACTACGCATTGATGCTTTTATATGTACATGATATCGAAGTCAACGATACAGATAAAACTATTGACCACCACCCTGTTTGAAAATTGAAAAGGAAATATTATGCAAATTAGTAATGAAACAATCCAACTATTAAAGAATTTCGCTGCGATCAACAGTAACATTTTGATTCGTAAAGGAAAGACTTTATCCACAATCAGTACAGCAAAAAACATTTTTGCTAAAGCAACTGTGGCTGAAGACTTTCCTGTTGAAGTTCCTGTCTATGATCTAAACTCTTTGTTGGCTTTGCTAACATTGATGGAAAATCAAGATGTTGAATTCGGTGAAAAGTCTTTGACCATTTCTAAGAACAATGGCAAGTTTGAATACTTCTATTCTAACGCAAGCGTTATTGTTTCGGCTCCAGATAAATCTATTGAAATTGATTCTCACTTCAAGTTCAGCTTGACCGCAGAAGATATTAATATGATTATTAAAGCAGCAAATATTACAGCTGCTCCAACAATCTCAGTAACATCTAAGGATGGCAATGTTGTCCTTACTGTAGGGGATAAGAAAAATGATACAGCAAATACGTATAAACGTACAATTGGTTCAAGCAAAGATGCATTTGAATGCCATATGTCTGTAGATAATTTTAAAGTAATTCCTGATGCTTATGAAATTACAATCTCTAAAAAGAAATTGTTTCACTTTAAACACGCTACAAAATCTGTAGAATATTTTATTGCAATGGAACCGGATTCTGTAGTATGAAAATCTTCCATACATCAAATGAAGAATATATCGCAGTTCTAGAAACAGAAGCAGAAACTTTGCGTAGATATTACTTTGATCGTTCCAAAGAAGGAACAGGTCATTATAATACCGCAATTTCTGTTCTGGAAGAAAGAATTACAGCATTGAAAAAAGAATTAGAAGAAACAATTATTGTTTCCAATAATTAATTTGTGCCTTACAAAATTTAATATTATGGGATTATTATGGATATTCGTGAACAAGAGTTTTTGTGGGTTGAGAAGTATCGGCCACGCACATTAGAAGACTGTATTCTTCCTGCAGATCAAAAGAAGGTCTTTCAGGAAATGCTCTCCAAAGGAGAGATTCAAAATATGCTATTGTGCGGCGGCGCGGGTATGGGCAAGACTACTATTGCCCGAGCATTATGCGAAGAGTTACAAACTGATTATATTATCATTAACGGTTCGGAAGAATCTGGTATTGATGTTCTAAGAACAAAGATTAAACAGTTTGCATCTACAGTATCATTTAGTGGTAAAGCAAAAGTAGTTATTCTAGATGAGGCGGATTATTTGAATCCGAATTCTACTCAGCCAGCACTTCGTGCTTTTATGGAAGAGTTCTCATCGAATTGCAGGTTCATCTTTACTTGTAATTTTAAAAATCGTATTATCCCGCCACTTCATTCTAGAACAACTGTTATAGAATTTAAATTGCCTAAGAGCGAAAAGCCGAAGATTGCTGGCGCATTCTTTAAACGAGTATGCGAAATTCTTAAGCATGAGAATATTGACTTTGATCAAAAGGTTGCAGCAAAAGTAATCGAAAAACATTTTCCCGATTATCGTCGTATTCTAAATGAAATGCAGCGTTATAGTTCTTCAGGTAAAATTGACGAAGGCATTCTTGTTAATATGGGCGAAGCCAATATGCAGGAATTGGTTTCTTCTCTTAAAGATAAAGACTGGAAGAAAATGCGTACATGGGTTGTTAATAACATTGACAATGATCCGCAAACTCTATTTAGAAAGTTCTATGATACTTTCTGCGATAGCGTAGTACAGGTTCCGCAATTGATTCTATTACTTGCTGATTATCAATATAAGTCCGCATTTTGCGCAGATCAAGAAATTAATTTGGTTGCATGCTTAACTGAGATTATGGCTTCTGTTGAATTTAAATAACAGTAAATGCTATGAGTTTAGATTTTTTAGGTAAGCCAAAAGAAGAAATAACAGTAACGCCCTATAAGGCGCCAGCAATATCGCCTTTCGATTTTATTAATGCTATTCATTATTCTAAGGATAATTTAATAGTTGACGATTGGTCTGAGAAACAATATAATCCGTTTATCATTAATAAAGGACTTTCATACGGTCACGACACAGTAATTCCAGCAAATGAGATGAATTCCCGTCCTCATCTCGATAAAAAGCTTCAAAATTCGTTTTTAATAAATATAATTAGGCCCAAAAAAAGATTCAATAAATGGATTAAGGCTGAGAAAATTGAAGCGATCGAAGTGATAAAGGAATACTATGGATATAGCACAGAAAAAGCACGCCAAGTACTCCCACTCTTTGATAAAAATAAATTAGATTATTTAAGAATAAAACTAATAAAAGGTGGTAGGAATGGCTGAAGATATTTTTCACATTGATTTTCCTGGTTATAATCCATTAGAAGTAACCTTGACTCAACCGGACGACTTTTTAAAAGTCCGAGAAACACTCACACGTATTGGAGTGGCATCACGAAAAGATAAGGTGCTATATCAATCTTGTCATATTCTGCATAAGCAGGGTAGATACTTTATTGTACACTTTAAAGAATTGTTTGCGTTAGATGGCAAATCTGCAGATTTAACGGATAATGATCTAGAACGACGAAATACAATTGCTAAATTGCTAATAGATTGGGGTTTAGTAAAAGTCGCAAAACCAGAGTTATTTCAAGAACTTGCTCCATTGTCCCAAATTAAAGTAATTGCGTTTAAAGATAAACACGAATGGTCTTTACAAACAAAATACAATATTGGTAAGAAAAAGCAAACTACGGACTAATAATCCGTATAAATAACTATATGTCATATTCAACAACTGTTCTCGATCATTACGAAAATCCAAGAAACGTTGGAAGCTTTGATAAAAACGAATCCGGTATAGGAACGGGAATGGTCGGTGCACCGGCTTGCGGCGATGTAATGAAATTACAAATAAAAGTGGATGATAATGGTTTTATTAGAGATGCTCGTTTCAAGACATATGGATGTGGTTCAGCAATCGCGAGTTCGTCGTTGGTTACTGAGTGGGTTAAGGGTATGCATATTAATGATGCTGCTAACATCAAAAACTCACAAATTGCAAAAGAGCTAGCCCTCCCTCCAGTTAAAATACATTGTTCAATTCTAGCAGAAGATGCTATAAAGGCAGCGATCCATGATTACAGTAACAGATGCTGCAAAGTCTAAAATACTAGACATATTAATTGAAGAAGACAATCCCGAGGCTTGTCTTAGAACTTTTGTCCAAGGTGGTGGTTGCTCAGGATTTAATTATGGGTTTACGTTAGATCATGTAAAAAATGAAGATGATTTTGAAATACCGCTTGACAATTTTAAATTACTAATAGATGCTATTAGTATGCAATACCTAACAGGGGCTGTCATTGACTATAAAGGTTCTTTTATGTCAAAGGAATTTGTTATAACAAATCCAAATGCTAAGCATACTTGTGGATGCGGTAGTTCGTTTACTGTATAAATAATTTTATCCCGGGATGGGATGGCAGGGGGTGCGACCTACGCCACAAGTTAAAACGCACACTAATAACACGGCGGATTCCCTGGCGTATCCGTTCTTCAAGGTACCCACCTTAGGGCTGTTTGATGCTACGGTATAAGGCGTCCGGGCAATTGCACTGTCACCCGTTAGTTGACCCTGTATTAAGTAAGCAGGGCTAACGCTATGCCTTCGGGGTAGCACATTATTAAAACACTCGCTTATTAGGAGAAACTATATGTTTTATTCAAACATGGCTATTGATTCAATTCAAAACGCCAAAATTAACTTCCTCAAACAAACAGTTAAGGAAGAATCCCTTCTTAAACCTTTAGTTGATTTCGTTGAGGCACAACGTGTCTTTACAAAACAAATTGCTAAGTCTGCTAATGACGTTATGACCGTTGCTACAGAAACATTTGCAAATACAATTACTGGCATTACAAAAAAGGGAGATTAATATGACACATCTATCAGTATTCGGTCCTGGTTTTAAGGATTTTGATAAATTTTTTGTTGGGTTTGACAATCAATTTACTCGCATGGCGCAAATTCATGATGACATTACTAAAAACATTCCCAGCTATCCTCCATACAACATTAAGAAAACAGACGAGAACAAATATGTTATCGAAATGGCTGTTGCTGGATTTTCTAAACAAGAAATCGAAATTGAATTTGTAGACGATAAACTCGTTATCAAAGGCAATGCAGCTGAGGACAACGACGCACTAGAGTGGTTGTACAAAGGAATCGCTTCACGTAATTTCACAAGAACATTCGCTCTTAACGATCAGATTGAAATTAAAGATGCTGCTCTAATTAATGGTATGCTAAAGATTGCTCTTGAGCGTATTATTCCTGAGCACAAAAAACCAAAGAAAATTGATGTGAAAGATGAGGTAGAAGTTGCAGTAAAACCTGCAAAAAAATCTAGCAAGCCTCAATTTCTTACAGAAGAAAATCTGTAAGGATATAGAATGCAAAAAATTTGGAAACAGATCATTAAATCACTAACACCTAAAAAAGACTCGGAATTATATTTGGCAAAAGCAACGGATCATTTTGATCTAGAGCGCCGTATTGTATTTCTAAATCGAAAAGGTATTCTATAATATTTTTCTGTGAAAAATAACTTTTGTACTTTAGGTACAGTTAAACTAGGGTGTTGGCATGTAAAGGTCAGTACCCTAGTTGATCAAATACTTATAATTTGCTTGAATATAAATACTAATGACATTATAATAAGGATGTTTTATAATGAGATTGAAGCTTTTGAATTTATGGAAACAATATGATTAAAATTTTAAAATTAGTTACCGGTGAAGAATTGGTTGGCGATGTTTCTCGATTGCAAGATACATTGACAATACACAAACCTTTTATGATTACAATGGCAAGGGATCCCGCAAACCCAGGCGGTGATATGCAACTAGCATTATTTCCCTATGTCCCATATGTAAAAGATCACAAATTGCAATTAGATGAAAAGAGCATAGTTTGGATGACCGAATTAGTTGACTCTATGGTTAAAGATTATAACAAAGCAATTGAATCATTAAAAATTACTGAAGTTGTTCCAGAAAATAAAGAACAATTTACGACTTTTGCGAATATAACAAAGACTATATGAAAAGACAATTGAACGGGCCTGTTGTCTTTATAGACCCAGTAACAGGAAAAGCATTATGTGACTCTGTTCAATGTAAGAATAAGTTCAAAGACATTAAATATAATGTAAAAGAAACAAATTATAAATGGGTCGGCGGCCCTGTTATACATAAACAATACTATGCAATATGTAATGAATGTGGTAGATCTCATTCTACAAGTAAAGCAAAAGCTTTAACCGGCCAAAGCTTTAGGCGTGGAACCGACAACGCAGGAAAAGATCCTGAAATTAATGAAAGTGAACTATGAGTAAGAAAATTGAAAGCGTTAAAAAGCGCACCAAACAAGGCGGACGAGTAAAGACATCGTCTATGAATAAGACGCAAAAATCATCGTTCAAAAAATATCGCGGCCAGGGCCGTTAATAAATATATCGCGGGGTAGCTCAGTAGAAGAGCGCGGGACTCATAATCCCGAGGTCGGTGGTGCGACTCCACCCCCCGCATCCATCAATTATGTTTGAATACATATCTACATTCTTAGCAATGTTTATCGTTGATATACTATACTCATATTATATCAAAGCAATTCAAGACGAAGAAGCATTAAAGGCGGGACTTTGGGCGGGCACAGTGTATGCAATTGCAAGTGTCTCTGTCATTAATTTTACTATTAACCATTGGTTAATTATTCCAGCTGCACTGGGCGCAGCTTTAGGAACTTATGTAGGAATAAGAATGCGTCAAGATAACGGGCCAGATGAACCCATGTAATTGGATTAATGTGAAATTTATATTATGTGTATTTGCTTTTATATCCAGCAATCTTTTTGCTATGGATATTACTGCAGACAGTTGGTTGGTTGCAGACGGTAACGGCAAGATACTTCAAAGTGAAAATCCTACTGCATCAAGATCAATTGCAAGCATAACAAAACTTATGACTGTAATGGTAGTGCTGGATAAGAAATTACCATTAGACGCAAAGATAAATCAATATACCAGAAAAGAACTGATTCAACTGGCAATGGTTAAATCGGACAATAAAGCCGCAATTGCTTTATGTGATAGTTATCCTGGCGGAAAATTAATGTGCGTTAGGGCAATGAATCAAAAAGCATTTGATTTAAATATGCTTGATACAAAATATGTAGAGGCATCTGGTCTAGATGTAATGAATATTAGCACTGCACTTGATCTTATTAAATTAGTACAGGCAGCTAAAGATTATCCTGCAATTGTAGAGGCAAGTAATACTTCTAGGATATCAATAAAGTTAAAAAAGAAATGGTTGTTCTTTAATAACACCAATCCTATAATTGGTAAAAGATATAATTTTGTTGTTAGTAAAACAGGATATATTAAAGCATCTGGCGGATGCATTGTTATGATGTTAGATACAGATGTAGGCAGACGTATTGTAGTTGTTCTTGGAAGTAAGAATACTCGCACAAGAATACCGGAAGCAGAGTTTATTGCAACTCACGAATAACTTATTGCCAATACTTAGAATAATCTAATTTATCCCAATAGGATTTATTATTTCTGTTCCAGAAGTTTTTTACAAGATACATAACCATTCCAAAATATCCCATCTTTTGGAATCTTCTGCTATCTTGCCCGCAATAATGTTTTACCAACTTAAATTTCTTAACATCATATTGCTTAGATAAAAAGAAATCTTCGCTTGTTCCGTGTGTTTCTGAAAATCCGCCGTATTCTTCAAATTTATCTCTACGGGTCAACATAAAAGATCCTACAGCAAACGGCACCTTGCGTTTCATAATGTTATTTGTAAAATTAAAAAGCATAAATCCAATCTGTGCTCTTTTGTCTCCATCATAGCATTTTAAATTTAATCCAACTAAATCTAAATCATTGTATTCTAATTCGTACACACATTCAAGTATAACTGTGTCGGAGAAAAATCTTACATCGCTATCTATGAATAGTATGTATGGGGTTGTTGCCAATTTTGCTCCATTGTTTTTAGCAATAGAAACAGGGCCGCCATCTATAATTTCTATATTTAAATTTCCTTTATTTTGTTGAATAACTTTTCGGGTATTATCTGTAGAGGCATCTGCAATAATAATTCTTGTTCTTCCAAGACATTGTTTTTTTAAATCATCTAGTAAAAATGAAATATAGTCTTCCTCATTTTTACATGGAATAACAATTGTAATTTTATCTTCTATCATACTTCGTCCTTTTCACTTGTCCAAGTAATTATTTCCCATTTGCCGTCATGGTGTTCAACCAATGCAGTACATGATTCAACCCAGTCGCCGTCATTCATGTAGGCAACGCCGTCTATTTCTTTAATCTCGGCATGATGAATATGCCCACAGATTACACCATCAAATCCACGTTTCTTACAATAGGTTGCAAGATTTTTCTCAAAATGAAAAATAAAATCTACTGCTTTCTTTACTCTTGCTTTGAGATATTGACTAAGACTAAAGTACCCAAAACCAAAGCGATGGCGTATCCAATTGTATTTGCTATTAACCGATAGAATGAAATCATATGCTTTATCTCCTAAAAAACTTAACCAGGGCGCTAATCTGGTTATACCGTCAAACATATCTCCATGTACTACAAGATAATGTTTACCGTCTGCGCCTATATGTTCTATTTGATTATGTATCTCAACGAGGCCGAAGCTGAAACCATATGGGATCATAGGTCTTAAGAATTCGTCGTGATTGCCTGCAATATACACAACACGAGTGCCACGTTTAGCATGACCGAGAACACGACGGACCACATTAGTGTGGCTTTGTTTCCACCGCCATTTGTTTTGTTGAATTCTCCAAGCATCTATTATATCTCCTACTAAGTATAGTGTATTGCAAGAATTATTCTTAAGAAAATTGTTTAGCTTATCTGCCTTACAATCTTTTGTACCCAAATGTACGTCGCTTATAAAAATACTACGATATTTTTTATCTGACATTTCTAATCTTCTATGTTAATAAATAGTTGATGTACTTTAATATAGTAATTACTTTTAACGATTTATTGTTCTTACTTGGGTGCCTGCCGTTAGTTATGATATTTTGGGAAATGTTTAAAGATTGGAAAAAAGATAAACACTAACCCCCGTTGGCTGCCTTAGCCAATTCTTTTTTCTGTTCTTGTTCTCTTAACCAATGATTTTGTCTACGAATTTGCAATGCCTTTGCTTGTTTAGCTTCAAGTTCTTTTTGTTCTTCAGCCATACTATAAAATTGAACCCCTAGCATAACAAATGCAGAAATAATAATTCCAAATCCTATAGTATACATTGTTATCATAACATACTTAGCCATCTTTTCTTTATGTTCTTGCTTGGCCTTTGCTTGTGCTTCTTCACCTTCGCGTTTTTCTGTTAATAATCTAGTGCGTTCGGCAATCATTTCTTCCCAGATTTGAGGCTTACCTAATTGCCAATAAATCATGTCTTTTAATGCTCTCTCATCCTCGCGCAATTTATTGCTGTGCATAGCAAACTCAAGTGCCATACGACCAATTTGAGCATCAGTTTTATCCATAGCACCGTGTTTAGCTTTGATGCTGGCTAAATGAACTTGATCGGCCGCCTCAAAGAAATGCCCTACTTGTCCAATAATACTATTGACATCTTTACCCATAGCAATGGCTTGTTTAATACCACTGATTGCGGATTGCGCGGCACTAAATGCAAGACTAATTGTAATCGGATCCATTATTTCTTTACACCCCAATAAGGTACAAAAGTCCAGCGGCAAACTTTACCGTTTTCTACAAATTCATTAACACCATAAGTTTTCCTGCCCTCTTCGCAAACTTTTTCTAGTTTTTGCCAGTGTTTGTAATTTTCAGGGGGAGAAATTAATTGATCTGAACTAGAACCCGTTAATATAAATGTTATCAGTAAAATTGCCGCTAGTTTTATAAGTTTCATCTTATAACCAAAGCCAATAACCCTGAGCCATTAGAATTAATCCCAATGCACCTACGCCTAGGCTGGCTTTATACATTTTATTGTTAACTGCTAGAATACTTGCTGATAGCAACACAATAGCAAGTTGAAATAACATACCTGAGAATGTTAGCCATGGAGTATGCAATCTTGCTTCATCGCGAGCAGCATCTTGTGCTCGGGCTTTTTCTAGAAGTTCTTTCTTGCCTTCACCTTTTTCAGGATCGCTTTCATAGCGAGCAATCTTTGCTTCTAGTTTAGCAATACGTTCTTTATCTTTTTTATCTTTAGCATCTTCTAATTGCCCCTCAGCAATACTTTGCTTGATACTTTTAGATTGATAAAAGCCATATGTGTTGCTGGCTTTTAGCAAATTAGTTTGTGCTGTGCTGCTAAAGTTATTAACAAGGTATGTGTTACCTGCTAAAAATAATGCCATAAAAACAATAACCAATCCGGATTTGTCTTTAATTTGCGCCTCACGTTCACTGCGTGATAAAGGTTTCTTTTCTTCTGCCATTTAAATCTCCTTATTTGTTGGCTAATGGATTATCAACTGCTCTCTGTATTTTTTGATCTACTTCTTTTTTCAGTTGTTCTACTTCTTTACTTATTTCTCTACGAGCAGAATTCATTTCTGTACTTATCTCTTTGCGAGATCTTTCCATATCAGTTTTAACTGCAGATGCTTCTGCTCTTGCTTTATCTAAATCTTCCCGCACGCCCTTGCGCAATTCACGCATTTCGGTATCAGATTCTCTTTGTGCTTGTTTAACACTACGTTCAATTTGTTCCGTAACTGTTTCGTTCCGACGAATATCATTCTTTAGATCGTTCTTAATGTCGCGAGTGTAATCACTTGTCTTGCCAGAATTTTCTTCAATGACTGCTAAACGTTTGTCAAACTCGCTAAGGTCAGGTGCAGAATATTCGGAAATCTTTTTCTTCATACCAATATAATCTTTATATACCTCAAATGCTCCATACAATCCGCCGAGCAATGATGATACTAATGTAAATGCAACCATTAATTTTGCCGGTGTAAATTCATATCCACCAATACTAATAACAGTATCTGCACTAGCATATTTTTTTACTGCCTCTTGTGCTTCGTCAATCTTAGCATTAACGTCTTTAATTTCTTCCGCCATTTTATCTCCTGTATTGTTGTTCTACCATCTCTTGGTGTAATCTATCACTCCCTAATAATCTAAATATTCTAGCATTGTCTATAGTTTTCTGATTGCCATAGATTTCTTTTGGTGCATAAAATGCGCTATCCTTTATTATTAATGTTGAATATACATCAAAACCTTTTGGTTGTATTGACATTGCTGCAATATCTACGCTACCTGCGAGTTCATTTGATTGTACATTTTTCTTAACTGTATCTGTGATTTGTTCGTTTTGAGATGTTTCTATGTTAGCTCTTGTTTCCGCAAGTTCCATTATTGAATTACCTCTTGTTATAGAACCAATAGTAATTGCAGGTACATCCGATTCATTATACTTGTTTTCGGATTTTGTTGCAAAGGATATTGATTCTGTAGTAGTTGTAACTGTTGGCAACGGAATTGTTGTTGATTGTTGGGCCTCTGGCATTTGTCCTAAATATACCTTGGTAGTTGGTGTTGTTAATGCAAATTCTGAGGTTGCATTAACAAATTCTTGATATACTGATATTTGAGTCTGTGCAATAGGTGCCGTTGTATTTGTTGGTAATAATTGATATGCCGGCGCCTGAATAGATTCTGTTACTAAAGTAATTGCAGTTTGTTGTTGATAAATTTGTTGAGGTTGTATTTCACTTACAGAACTTACGGTGTTCTGTTGTTGGACTATACTTAATGCTTGCGGCGCAGGCTGCTCATTATTTGTTTTTGCTATTGCCATTAAATTTTGCAATGATATTGTAGTCGGTGATTGCAACTGTATTGCCGATGATGTAGGTTGTGAAAAAATTGTTGGTATTTGCACAGGTGCAATATCTTGAGTTGTTTGTATACTTGTTACACTCATAGCATTCAATGTGGCAACAGTTGTCATCGCCTGTTCTTGCGATTGGCTTATTGATGCGGAAACAACTTTGTTTGCATTTTGCACTGCCATTGTTTGTGTTGCTTTATCGTTGGTCTGCACCTGACTAATTATACTCATAATTGAACTTAGACTAGCAGTTTTGTTTACTTGTTGTGGTTGACTAATTGTTGCCGCCGCTTGAGATTGTTGTATAGATGCCTGAGTATCTTTAATAGTTTGTGGTATATTATCAGGAGCACTAATTGTACCAGTAGTGGATAGTTGTACACCTCCCGCATTGATAATTGTGGCACCGTTTGTTGATGTATCGGATACTAAACTGTATATAGATGTACTAGGAATACTTAGAACAGATGTTTTAATTAAATTACCGAATCCCGGACATGATGGACTTGATGCTGGATTAGCAACACACGGATCAACTCTATAGTTTAAACTAAAATTAACATTCATAATTTCTGGGCCATATGTACCGGACCAGAAATTCGTATCTTTACCTATAAATCCAAATTGTGCTGCGCCCAATTTAGTAATATCATACGGATTTTTAAATGTTTCTGTAAAATTAAAATTTGACCAGTTATATTTTCTATTAGTATATTGTGTATAATCATAATTTTCAACAACTTTGGCAGCATTATCATATATCTTAACATATGCCGAAAGATAATCTTGTTGACCGTTATCCCATCCATTACCGTTTTTAGCAGTAAACCCAAAATTAAATCCAGATAATAGAATCCCTGTTCCTGCTTCCGCCAGAGCATTTTTTATATTAACAACTTGATTAAGATTAACTTGCCCATAAGAGAAATTGATATTGCCACCTGGTCTAATACTAGGATTTGGGCCGCAATTTCCAGGGTCGCCCCCTTGCCAACAAGTTAACTCATTGACATAAACACCATTAACCCATTTGCCAGTTATAGCCGTAGGACTACTGGTAATATTTACTAGATTACCAGTAGTTGAATCTACTTGTGAATTAGAAGGCTTTGTAAATGATAGCGCCAAGCAAAGCACCAAGGCCCACTTTAGTATATGTGTCATCTATTTTATCCTCTTCAACCTTAGGAATCTTATCCTTATTTTCTTCCCAAGCAGCTTTCGCTTGCTCACCGATTTTACCCTCATAAGGACAAGGGGTTCCTGCTGCCAACATTGCATCAAATATTCTACGATCTTGACACATAGTTGCAACAGCTGCTACCTTCATACCCATATCAAAAAGAGTTTTTGCTAGTTTCAATCTTTCGCAATTTAAATCTCGAAGAGTCCCGCCCCCACTTACCCCAAATATTTGTGTTTGAATACTGCCACTAGATCCGGTTGTACATAGGTCTCCGTTACCCCCACTCATCATTGTAGGAGCAACTGCGGTTGGCGGTGGCTGAATGACGCGCTGAGTAATGTTTGTTTCATTGATATTGCGGTTTGTCATATCGCCCGTTTGCACGTTCAAATTTTTATTTTCATTTGCACTGACGCTAGCATTTACATTGACATTTGTATTTTTGTTATCACTTGTAGATGTGTTGTTATTAACATTGGTCATTGTACCAGTGTTTATATTAGTATTTGTGTTGACACTTGTACTAGAATTTACATTATTATTATTACTTGAACTTGTGCTGGTATTGACATTATTGTTATTGTTTGTCATTGTACCAGTATTGACATTATTATTAGTATTCGTAGTCACTGCTGTACTAGTATTAACGTTGTTATTATTATTTGTCATTGTACCAGAATTAATATTAGTATTCACATTATTGCTGGTACTTGTGTTGGTATTTGCATTGTTATTATTATTTGTCATTGTACCAGAATTAATATTAGTATTCACATTATTACTAGTTGTAACATTATTGTTATTATATGTCATTGTTCCAGTGTTTACATTATTATTTGTATTAACGCTGGTGCTGGTATTGATATTTCGGTTAGTCATATCTCCAGTGTTTACATTATTATTTGTATTAACGCTGGTGCTGGTATTGATATTTCGGTTAGTCATATCTCCAGTGTTTACATTATTATTTGTATTAACGCTGGTGCTGGTATTGATGTTATTATTGTTGTTCGTCATAGTACCGGTATTGACGTTATTATTATTATACGTCATTGTTCCGGTATTGACATTGTTATTATTATTAGTTATTGTGCCAGAATTAATGTTATTATTGGTATTTAAATTAGTACTGGTACTTGTACTAGTATTGTTATTGTTATTTGTGTTGGTTGATGTGCTACCAACGGTTGTTTGATTGATGTTAGTTATAGTGCCACTATTGACATTATTAGTGTTGACCGTGCTAGTACTCGTGCTGGTACTATTAGTGTCAACCAAAGTTTTCGAATCATACGTTGTTTGGGCAATTACGCCACATGAAGCCATGGCAAAAAGTAGCGAGGTTGCTATCTTCTTGTAGAACATTTTTTCCCTTTTTTAGTTTTTTAACAAAAGGTCAAAAGCACATTGCATGCTTGAATATATTCATATATAATATTTATGTGTAGATACGTATTTGGATACCTTTTATCTACCCTCCCTATTGACTTTACATTATATTTGTCATATAATGATACAATTATTTATACCCTTAGGATTTACTGAATGAAGTTTTACACAAGTGTCAATCAATATGGTAACAAGATTCTTGTTCGAGGAATCAATAATGGCAAAGCTGTACAGGATAAGATTGAATTTAAACCTAGTTTATTCTTGAAATCCAAAACTCTAACAAAGTATAAATCTTTGTTTGGTGAAAATTTGGATGAAATTGTTTTCGAAAGTATTAACGAAGCAAAAGATTACGTTAAACGATACAGCGATGTAGACAATTTTGAGATTTTTGGTAACACAAATTACGCCTATCAATACATCACAAAAACATTTCCTGACGAAGTAGATTTTGATATTTCGCAGTTAAAGATATGGTCTTTGGATATTGAGACATCTGCAGAACTTGGATTTCCTAATGTCCGAAATCCGATGGAAGAAGTTTTACTAATCACCACTCAAGATTATAATACTAAAGAAATCGTTACATTTGGTACAAAGAACTTTAAAGTTACAAAGCCAAATCATAAGTATATTAAATGCAAGGACGAGCAAGATCTATTTCAAAAATATATCCAATCTATGATTGACGATGGATATCCTCATATCATTACAGGTTGGAATATTGACTTCTTTGATATTCCTTATTTGTGCAGCAGAATCTCTAAAATTCTTGGAGATGAATACCTTCGACAATTATCACCTTGGAATGTAGTGAATTCAAAAGAATTTACTCGTATGAATAAAACAGAATTGACATACGACATTCTTGGCGTAGCTGTATTAGACTATCTTGATCTATATAAGAAGTTTACTTATGGTGCCCAAGAATCTTATAAATTGGATCACATTGCTAAGGTAGAACTTGGTAAAGAAAAATTGTCGTATGCTGAATATTCTTCATTCCGAGATTTCTATAAAAACGATTGGCAAAAGTTCGTAGAATATAACGTAGTTGACACGGAACTGATTGACCAATTAGAAAATAAGATGCGTCTTATTGAATTGATCTTGACAATGGCATATGATGCAAAGTGTAACTATGTTGATGTGTTCTCGGCAGTTAGGACATGGGATTGTATTCTTTGGAATCATCTTTGGAAAAAGAATATTATTGTCCATCAGCGTGAGGGAAAGCCTGCTCGACAAATTGTAGGAGCATATGTCCAAGAACCTAAACCTGGAAAATATGATTGGGTTGTATCTTTTGATGCGACAAGTCTGTATCCGAGTATTATTATGCAGTATAATCTGTCTCCCGAGACACAAATGATTCGAGCAACAAAAGATACAACTGTTGATAGATTGATGAAAAAAGAATACAATCTGCAGGATCTAAAAGACAATAATTATTGTATGTCTGCAAATGGATATTCTTATACTAGAGAAAAACAAGGATTGTTTCCTGAGATTGTGCAGAAATTGTTTGATGATCGTCAGCGTTATAAAAAGTTGATGTTGGCCGCACAATCAAAGTATGAGGAAACAAAAGACAAGTCTTATCAGAATGACATTTCTAAGTATAACAATTTTCAGATGGCTCGTAAGATTCAATTGAATTCTTTGTTTGGAGCATGGGGCAATGAATTTTTCAGGTTTTATGATTCTAACATTGCGGAAGGCATTACACTTACAGGTCAGTATATTATTCAGACAGTAGGTGCGGCACTAAACGAATACTTAAATAAAGTTTGCGGAACAAAAGACTTTATGTATTCTTTTTATTCGGATACAGATGCATGCTATATCACATTGGATCCATTAGTACAAAAGTATTATAAAGATCAACCGAAAGAAAAGATTGTAGAGATCTTGGATAAGATTTGTAATGAGAAAATTGAAAAGGCAATTAATGCAGCATGCGACGGCTTAGCAGATTACACGAATGCTTTTGATACAAAGATTTATTTTAAACGAGAAGTTATTGCAGACCGAGGTATTTGGGTTGCTAAGAAAAGATATGCCTTGAATGTTTATAATAATGAGGGCGTTCAATACAAAGAACCAAAATTAAAGGTCATGGGATTGGAGATTGTTAGGTCGTCTACTCCTGAGCCTATTCGTGAGGCATTGCGCCATGCAGTTAAATTGGCATTGACTGGAACAGAACAACAGATTCAAGATTACATCCGAGAATTTGAATATAAGTATAGAAAAATGTCTCCAGAATTGATTGCTTTCCCTAGAGGTGTTAACGGAGTCGATAAATATACAGATAGGAGTTCAATTTATAGGCAAGGAACTCCTATGCACGTTCGAGGCGCATTGTTGTATAATTTCTATTTAAAGGAAAAACAACTAACCGGCAAGTATGAACTTATAAGTGAAGGCGACAAAATTAAATTCATTTACTTAAAAGAGCCAAATTTGATTAAAGAAAATTGTATTGCATTTATTAATCAGATGCCCGACGAGTTTAATTTGAAACAATACGTAGATTATGATACGATGTTTGAGAAATCATTTCTTGAACCATTAACAACAATTTTAAATGGTGTGGGGTGGACTGCTAAACCACAGGCAACATTAGAGGGATTATTCTCATGAAAAAGATTATTTTTACATTTCTAGCATTATTAAGTTTATGCTCATATGGTTGGGATCAGCGTCAACCATTGCCGGTACAAGCATGTCAAGTTCATGCACCATATGGATTCCCCGCGACCCAAGGAGTTCAACCGATTTGCCGCCAGGGGTATCTTGTAGGATATGATGCAGCAGCAAAACTTCCTAAATTTGTAACCTATGAATTGCTTCCGCAAAATGCACTAGGATGTTGGCCAAGAACAAATGCCTTTGTAGCAGATGCGTCTATTCAAAACGGACCTAGGGTAGATGATTATGTTGGAACTGGATATGATAAAGGTCATATGAGTCCTGATGGAGATTTAAGTTGGGATCAACAAGTTGAATATGAATCATTCTTGATGACAAACATGGCACCTCAGGCAGGAAGTCTAAATAGGGGAATTTGGAAATTGTTGGAAACATCTATTAGAGGATGGGCGGTTCAACGTAATCAAAGTTACACAATTTATGTTGGCGGCATTTATAATGCACAGGATAAAAAGATTGGTAGCGGGGTAATTGTACCGCACGGGTTCTACAAGATTGCAATTAACAATCAAACAAATGAGGTTGCGGGTTGGGGATTTCCTCACGTTGCTCCATATCCTAATTTAGGCAATGATCTAACAAAGTTTCGTATGCCAATTGCAGATATTGAGAATGCGTCAAACGTAGATTTTAAATTGCCACCCAATCATAAAGAGCTTGCACCAGGCACCGAATGGCAGGTAGATTTTGGGGCATTGACTAAGGCTAAGCGCGCCAAGTGCGGTTCAAACGTAACAGAATAAGTTTATACCTTTATTATGGCCATTCGTGAAAATCAAAGAATTGGTATGTTATATACCATGCAAGGACTCGGCGACCATATCATGTTTAATGGTATGGCTCGTCGACTGTTAATAGAACATTCGTTAACACAAATTTATGTTGTATCGTGGAGGCATTATTCTCACGTTGTAGAATTTATGTATCGAGATGATCCAAGAATAAAAGTATTGTTCATTGATTCCGGCAATGAACATAATGGCATGATAGAGCATATAAAGACAATTGTTCCGGATTCGATCTATCTACTTGGACATGAAATACAAAGAGGTGTTCCTGGAAAATCTTTTGACGAATTTCTGCGTTCCGGAACAAATCAGTATCAGGCTTCTTGGTCAGAACTATCCACAAAATCTATTTACGGGAATCAAGCATATTATGATTTTATGGAGATAGATTGGAAACATCGTTTTATGAGTTTCTACTATGAACGAGATATGCAGGCAGAAGAACAAGTATTCAATATGGTGAATCCAAATCATGAGGAATATATTTTTATACACCATGATCCTACTAGAGGATTAACTATGGATACTAATAAGTTGTTGGATATTGTTGGTAAAGATATAAAAATTATTTCGGCGCCTACAATGCAAAACTACCATATGAACATTCTGCACTTTGGCATGGTATTGCAAAACGCAAAGCAGTTTCACGCAATGTCATCATCGTTTGCTTGTTTGGTTGAAGGATTAGATATGGATTACGTTGATTTGTATATGCACCAGTATATTCGAAATGCAGGAAGGTTTATTCGAGATGAGAAAACTTGTACAAGCGAAACAAGAAAACCATGGACGGTGATCTTTTAATTCAAAAAGCATAGACAACTATGCACAAATACTATATAATATTATTTTATTACTTAAGGAATAGATATGTCATTACTAGAACGGTTGAAGAAAAATTCAACAATTAAAGAATCAGAAATTTTAAATAAATCCAAATTCTTCGCTAAGAAGGATATGATTCAAACCTCAGTCCCAATGATGAATGTTGCATTGTCTGGAAGTCTTGAAGGAGGATTTACTCCTGGACTAACAGTATTTGCAGGCCCATCTAAACACTTTAAAACTGCATTCACATTATTGCTTACTAAAGCATACATTGATAAGTATCCAGACGCAGTTGTTTTATTTTATGATTCAGAGTTTGGTTCGCCGCAAGCGTATTTTGATAACTTTGGAATTAACACTTCACGAATCTTGCATACTCCGATTACAGATATTGAACAATTGAAGTTTGATATTATGTCACAAATTAATAACATTAATCGAGGCGAGCAAGTAATCATTATCATTGATTCTGTTGGCAATCTTGCTTCTAAGAAAGAAGTTGATGACGCACTAGAAGGTAAGTCTGTTGCAGATATGACTCGTGCTAAACAGATGAAATCTTTGTTTAGAATGGTTACCCCTCACTTAACAATTAAAGATATTCCTATGGTTGTTGTTAACCATACTTATTCTGAAATTGGTTTGTATCCAAAACAGATCGTATCTGGTGGAACTGGTTTGTATTACTCAGCCGATAACATCTTTATTATTGGTCGCCAACAAGAAAAAGAAGGAACCGAAGTTATTGGATATAACTTTGTTATAAACGTAGAGAAATCTAGATTTGTTCGTGAGAAATCTAAGATCCCAATTGAAGTTACATTCGAAGGCGGAATCAGTAAATGGTCTGGTCTACTTGATGTTGCCTTAGAAGGCGGATATGTTGTTAAGCCATCTAATGGTTGGTATAGCAAAGTAGATAAAGAAACAGGCGAAATTGATGCTAAGAAATATCGGCTTAAAGATACGTATACCAAAGAATTTTGGATGCCAATTTTAACAACCAAATCTTTTAAAGAATACATTGAAAACAATTATCGTATTGCAGGAAGCGATATGTTAGGTAAGAGTTTTGATGAAACAGACATCGAAGAGGAATTTGAAAATGCCAGTGAAGTATAGTCCGTGGGCTTTAAAAAATGAAGATAAAGATTTATGGGGCGTCAAACTTTTGGAAGGTGAGTTTGCCGGAACAATCGTCAGTATTGCTTCCATCGCGTTGGAAGATAATAGTGACGGACAACTTGCTGTAGATTTTACTATAATTGAAAAGCCGCCGCATAAAGATGAAAATGATATGAAGTCTGAAAAATTCAATACTGTGTTTTCAGGTATTCTAAACAATATGATAGAACAGGCAATGCATGACTACGAAAATCGAGACAGTAATTCTTGAGAATTTAATAAATGACGATGACTATATGAGAAAAGTAATCCCGTTTTTGAAGCGGGATTATTTTATAGACAATAACGAAAAAATAATTTATGATCGAATAAAAGATTTTATTGACCAGTATAATTCATTACCAAACAAAGATGCATTGGTAATTGCAGTACAGAATGATAAAAGTCTTACTGAAGATCAGTACAAAGAAATTGTTGACATTGTTAACCAATTTGAAAAAACAGAACACAATCGCGATTGGTTGTATAAGGAAACAGAAAAGTTCTGTAAAGACAAAGCAATTTATAATGCCATCCTAAATTCAATTGCAATTATAGATGGCAGAGATAAAGCAAAATCGGAAGATGGTATTCCTCAACTGTTACAAGACGCACTAGGTGTTTGCTTTGACAATAATGTTGGACATGATTATATTCAGGATGCAGAAAGTCGATATGAATCCTATCATCGTGTAACATCTCGTGTACCATTTGATTTAGATTACTTTAACAAAATTACTAACGGCGGTATGCCTAACAAGACGTTGAATGTGTGTCTTGCAGGTACTGGTGTTGGTAAATCGTTGTTTATGTGTCACGTTGCTGCATCTGTTTTAAGTCAGAATAAAAATGTTCTGTATATAACTTTAGAAATGGCAGAAGAAAGAATTGCAGAACGTATTGATGCAAATCTAATGAACATTACAATGGATCAATTAAAAGATTTACCGAAGTCTTTATTTGATAGCAGGATTGAAAAGATTCGTAATAAAACAGAAGGCAATCTGATTATTAAGGAATATCCAACGGCGGGTGCTCATACAGGACACTTTAAAGCATTGTTAAATGAATTGCAGTTGAAGCGACAGTTTAAACCTGATATAATTATTATTGATTATTTAAATATTTGTGCAAGTTCTAGATTCAAGTCAGGTTCAAATATTAATTCGTATACTTTAATTAAATCTATTGCAGAAGAACTTCGTGGTTTGGCAGTAGAAGAAAATGTACCTATCTTAAGTGCCACACAGACAACTCGAAGTGGGTATGGCAATACCGATGTAGAACTAACAGATACATCGGAATCGTTTGGTTTGCCTGCGACAGTTGATTTTATGTTTGCCTTAATTTCTACAGAAGAGCTAGAGCAATTGAATCAACTAATGGTTAAGCAATTAAAGAATAGATATAATGACCCAACATCAAATAAAAGATTTATGATTGGGATTGATAGAGCAAAGATGAAACTATATGATTTAGAGCCATCCGCGCAAAAAGGATTGACAGATGCTAATTTGGATATCGACAGGGTTGACAACTCAGCAAAAAGCAATTATAATTTAGGGGATGTGTTCAACAGGACACGTAGAGACTTTTCAGCAATTAAAATTTAAGGAAATAAAATGAACGCACATAACGACATCAAAACAAATTTGGCAGCATACGAAGCGGAAAATGAGAAGTTCGAAAAGGGTAACAATGCTGCAGGCACCCGTGCTCGCAAAGCATTGCAGGAACTAGGAAAATCAATTAAAGCTCGTCGAACAGAAATTACCGAAGTTCGTACAGCTCGCGCAGAAGCAAAAACCAAGGCTTAATTATGGCATCACGCAAACCAAAAAATACGACTATTGAAACCTGGCCCAAGATTATTCAAGGCACCCATCTGACGGTTACAAAAAATGAAGATGGTCGTGTTGAATTGGTTTGGGATGATGAACAACTTACTAAAGAAGTACTTGCAGCAATTGCTAGCGTAACTAAAAATACTGTGGGGAATAATAAATGAGAAGTAACTACTGGTCAAATAGTAAATTTGCAGAGTGGATTAGAGGGACGTTTAAACCAAAAGCAGAAACTGCTGAGGGGTGGGATAAATGGAATAAGGAAGCTCAAGCTAAGTATCCTATCCGTTATTGGATTGCTGAAGAAGGCTTAGATAAACTGCAAACGTTTATCTTTGCCCCTATAGATGGGCTTTATAATGTTAAGTATTATATTAATAATCGTTGGGTTACTCGCACTCATTCTCTTACTGCTCATCCCAGAGATATCAAACCAGGGCAATGGTACGATGTTGGCAACCGTTTCCTTCCTTGCCTTTTTAATGAGCTGGTGGACTTTGTTGAAATAGAACAAGCATGGCATCACATTGCCTGGGGCGATAAAGATGCCAAAGCAAAATATAAAGCTCCATTTTGGGCAAGTGGTTGGTTTCGTTGGCGCAATTGGCGTTGCCCTCAAGCAGGTCTCGATCATCTAGATTGGGCGTCTAGTCTAATGATGGATAAAGATTGGGGAGTTGAAGAAGACTCTACAGACTATGGTAAGCTTACAGGTCAAGCATTGCGCGCTATAGAAATTAAAGAACTTTACCTCTGGTGGACTACTATTCGCCCATTGCGTGTTGACTCCATGGAAACAAGTGGGTGGTCTGCATATTGTGAAAGTAAGAGAAGTGATGGCACGTTGTTTAGTGTTCTAAACAAAGATGATAAAGTAGATACCGCTGCTATGCTTAAAATGATGGATGATATAGATACGGCCTACGAAAAGGAAGATGAAGAAATGATGATTCGTCTTATTAAAGCTAGAGACTCACTTTGGACATAACCTAACCATTATAAATAAAATGGGAGGGCAAAAATGTACGTCACCGTCAGAAACGCGAAAGATAACACTCTCGTAAAACTACTTAAATTGGCGGCGCATTCCTATGCAGGAAATTTGCTCTCACCTCAGATGTCAAAGAATATTACTGTTAAAATTACAGTAAGAGACAATATAGATGCAGGTGGATATTGTAATTATGAATTTAGTGATACAGGCAATCCCCGAGAATTTAGCATTGACATACAGCGTACTAAAAAAACGATTCTTATGTTTAAAATTCTCGCACACGAAATGGTTCATCTAAAACAACTAGCCAAAGGAGAGGTAAAAGATAGGTTTAGTAAAAGCCGATGTATTACATCATGGTTCGGTGTGAAATATGATGAAGACTATTCCTATTGGGACCAACCATGGGAAATAGAAGCCTATGGTATGGAAAATGGTCTTGTTGCAAAATTTATAATTGAACATGATCAATTTAAAAATCTAAAACAACGGCAAGCTGATTGGTTTTTGTGATATGTTAAAATAACTATAAGGAGCGAAATATGAATTATACATTTACGCTATATGATATGATACAAATAGCCCTACTGCTTGCAGCATGCTATTCATGCTTTAAATGGGGCCACAACAAAGGAGTCGAAGATACTTTAGACTATTTAGAATCAGAAGGAGTAATCGAGAAGGAAAATGCTTAAAAATTAAGCAAAAAACGACCCTGTTGTAAAAAAACAACATCTAGAACCCGAGCATTTGACTCGGGTTCTTTTTTCTGTTATAATATGGTTATGAAGTTAGAAATAGGTCAAACCGTAGAGCTGCACGCTAGATTCAAGTCCAATCTACTTAACGTAGAATACGACAATGTAGTGTTCAAGGGTAGAGTTGTTAGCAATCCTAAGTGGTTGGATAACGATTACGTTTCTGTACATACAGGGACTAAAGAATACCCTACTTCTTACATCCATAAGAGGTTTATCGTTGGTTTTGAGTTTTCCAAACAGCGCTCAGATACACGAGTGTTCAAGGTAAAGTCCAAACTAAAAGGTTCGGTCTATAACGTAATTTCTGGAAATGGCAAGGTCTCATGTGATTGCGTGGGGTTCCAATTCCGTAGAGATTGCAAGCACGCCAAAAAGATTAAGGAATTTTTGCTTTTGGACACAAAAAGTGCTTGACAAGCCGCCCGAAAGGGTATATAATATGAAATGTGAAGTCGTTAATTTATCAATTTTTTGAAAGGTCTATATTATGAGTACATTCACAGTTGCAGGTGTTTCCACCCACGCCGAACAAGGCACCAAGGTTCGTTTTGCCAATGATCTGGCATCTCGTGTTAAGCTGTTGTCCAAAGGCGGACACAATCCACTTGAACTTATCGAGCTGCCTAAGCCGATGACTAAAGCAGAAGCTTGTCAGTATCTGCTAGATGCGGGCGGAGTCTTTGCACAATGGAATTCTGTTATTACAGAAACCATGGGTAAGAAACAAGGTGTTGCGGTAGCAAAGCCTGCAAAGGTTAAAGCAACCAAAGCAGTGGCTCTTGTTAAAAGCAAACCAGTGACTCCAGTTGCTCCTGCTAAGAAAACAAAGCCAGTAAAAGTTGTAAAAGCAAAAGATGAAGATTTCGATATTGAAGAAATCAAAGAACTTGCAGAAGCAACAGTTTGAAAATAAAGTTTAAAAAGTACCGATAGATAGATGTTCTAGACTATAAATAATTTATAGCAAGGAAAAAGTAATGTTAAGTAAACTCATATCCCACGTAAAAGACATTTATGGCACACAGCCAGAATGCTTTGCGCGTCCAAATTCATGGAGAGTGCATCGAGGGTAAGTTTGCAGAACATTTCTGAAATCTATTAAAACCCTCGGTACCCGCAAAGTCCGAGGGTTTTTTATTTTAAGTATCCTAGCAAAGCAAAGGGTCTTTAAAATAAGAGTTGACAAGGTGTCAAGAGTGTGCTATAATAGACACATAAACAGCAACAGAATGATAGAGTTAGTTGCTTATAGTTCTTTTAAAATTTGTATATCATTTTAAAATGTATCCGGTTAGCTCAATAGTAGAGCATACGACTGATAATCGTAAGACAGAGGAGCGTTACCTCTACTGGATACCATATATGTCCTGTTCATCTAGTGGCCTAGGATAGTACCCTTTCACGGTATTCACACGGGTTCGAATCCCGTACAGGACTCCATATTAAAATGCATTAGGTTATCAACCCAGTAGGTGATCAAGTGGAGTACTAAATCTGTGGCCGCACAGACTCCTTCTTGACACAAGAAAGACAGAGGTCAGCTTAGGCTTGATTCTCCGCGTCGCGCTGGAACAAGTTGGACTGTAATGTGAATGACGACCAGTCGCATGACGAATGCGTGGTTAGTTCCAGTGGAATTGTTGTCAGACATCCTAGTGCATTTTAATATGGTAATTATTGTTAAGTGTTATCAAGGTATCGTGTAAGGACGCTTACACTATTCGGGTCAAAGCAGCCGGCGACTGATCCTGAAATAACTACATCGGCATTGAGCATGCTTAGCGGCTATCTCAGAATTTGTACGATAACACTTAACAATAATATGTGCGCGTGACCCGAACGGCTAGGGAGCGGATTGCAAATCCGTATCATGCAGGTTCAACTCCTGTCGCGCACTCCAAGTTCTCGTTACTACTTTCGTTAAAGTAGCGTTTGATTAGCGATAGAGATCCGGTGGCAGAAGACCGTTAGCGAGGCTAAGCACGTGGTCTCAGGCTCTGATAGGCAGTTATCTTTCTGCACACAGGTACCAGATAAAAAAGATGGACAGAGTAACCGCTCAATTAAGGGCTGGAGTGGAAAACCAGTAGCTTATCCTAATTTGGTCTTAAAGTGTTCATGGACGCACGACGGCTTGTCACGCCGTAAGAGTGGGGATCGTTACCCCCTAAGACCGCCAAATTTTATTATGCCCTGGTGACGGAATTGGTATACGTGCTTGCCTTAGAAGCAAGATTTTGGGAGTTCAAGTCTCCCCTAGGGCACCAGATACTCGCTTTGACTTATGGCGTATAATAGGCTAAGTAATAAGTCACCTTGGGGGATTAGCTCATTTGGTAGAGCATCTGCTTTGCAAGCAGGGGGCGATCAGTTCGAATCTGATATTCTCCACCAGAATTTTTTTGCCCTTTTATCCTTAATGGTAGAGGTCCTGTTTTGTAAGCAGGGTGTGTTGGTTCGATTCCAGCAAGGGGCACCAGTATTTGCGGGGTTCATTTAATGGTAGGATTTCAGCCTTCCAAGCTGATAGCGCGAGTTCGATTCTCGCACCCCGCTCCAATTTCTCCGATTCGCCTAGCCTGGTATGGCACTTCATTTGGGATGAAGAATAACGGGAGTTCGAATCTCTCATCGGAGACCATTTTATTCCTCGATAGCTCAGAGGTAGAGCAGCAGACTGTTAATCTGTTGGTCCGTGGTTCGACCCCACGTCGAGGAGCCAGTTTTAGGATGCGTGTGCCGAATGGTGAAGGCAGCTGACTGTAAATCAGTGACATAAGAAACGTTGGTGGTTCGAGTCCATCCGCATCCACCAAACCGCCTTGTTAGCTCAGCGGTAGAGCAGCGCCCTTACAAGGCGACGGTCGGCAGTTCAATCCTGTCACAAGGTACCATTTTTATTTTAAGGAAATTTTATGAACTATATCCCATTACAGAACAAAGTTCTGGTCATTGAGAATGAAAAGAAAAAAGTTACAGATAGCGGAATCTATTTAGGTGAAGCTAATGGAGACAGCAATACTCGAGCAGGTACAGTTCTTGCTATTGGGCCAGATGTTAAAGAAGTAAAGGTTGGAGATATTGTTTATCCTATGTGGACAAAATCTAAAGTAGTGAAAGAAGACGATGTCTATCTTGGAATTATTTCTGAAGAAGATATTCTTGCAGTTCAAGAAACTGAATAAGATTTTCTGCCGATAGTTCAACGGATAGAACAGTAGCCTTCTAAGCTATTAATAGAGGTTCGATTCCTCTTCGGCGGACCAGTTTTTATTGGGACATTGTGTAATGGTAGCACAACAGACTTTGACTCTGTTAGCCTAGGTTCGATACCTAGTGTCCCTGCCAAATTTTTTAAAAAGGAGAACGACATGAAACGTTCAGCGAAACGATAGTGTCATTCTTAAACCCATGTATTGGTTTAGGGATGGCACATTAAAGACAATTTTAATACTGCTATCCCTTCAAGATGTTACGGTAGCATAGCGGACTCTTAATCCGACAAGACTCAGTTCAATTCTGAGTGGAGGGACCAATATATGGGGCTATAATTCAAAGGTAGAATAGTCGGCTTTTAACCGATCTATCCGAGTTCGAATCTCGGTGGCCCTACCATATAAGAACACATTCACGGTGGGGATACCAGCAACTGGACGCAGGGGCTATCCTAAAGAGCAGGGCACTACCGCCGTAAAGCTAGGAAAAGAGTGTGTTCCTATATGGTAAAACTTTTTAGGTGTGGCCTTAGTGTTAGCGGTTAGCACCTCGGATTGTGATTCCGATAGGATGGATTCGAATTCCATAGGCCACCCCTAAAAAGTTTTTATTGCCGCGGTAGCTCATCAGGTAGAGCAGCAGACTGAAAATCTGTGTGTGGATGGTTCAAGTCCATCTCGTGGCACCAATTTAGAAAAATATGTCTCGGTAGCTCAATCAGGCAGAGCAGTGGCCTCCAAAGCCAAAGGTTGTAAGTTCGATTCTTACCCGGGATGCCAAATAATAACGGAAGATTGGCCGAGTGGCTTATGGCTCTAGTCTTGAAAACTAGCGGATCTGAAAGGGTTCCGTGAGTTCGAATCTCACATCTTCCTCCAAGTTAAGGAGTATAATATGCCAGCAGTATTTTTAGTAAGCGATACTCATTTCGGTCATGCCGGCGTATGTAAATTTACTCGCAACGACGGTGTCACAAAACTTAGGCCATGGACTGATCCTGCAGAAATGGATGAGGAAATGGTTAAGCGTTGGAACGAAACAGTTCGACCAAACGATAAAGTATATCACTTAGGTGATGTAGTTATAAACCGTAAAGCGTTGTCCATAATGGCTCGCTTAAACGGCGATAAGGTTTTAATTCGCGGCAATCACGATATTTTCCGTGACGATGAGTATAGAGCATACTTCCGCGAATTGCGAGCATATCATGTTATGAATGGAATGATCTTAAGTCATATACCAATTCATACTGAATCGTTGGGTAGATTTGGTGTTAACATTCACGGACATTTGCACTCTAACAGAGTAATGAAAGATGGAATAGTGGATGTTCGATATCATTGTGTTTGTGTTGAACAAACTGATTTTGCACCTATCTTATTTGAAGATGTGTTAAAACGAATCAAAGAAGAAGGTGGTGAGATTGGTTTTCGCAATGGTAACGGACCAACGATGTAAAGTTTAGGAGAGTGGGCTGGATGGTAAGGCACCAGATTGCTAATCTGACGCTCCGAAAGGGGCGAGTGGGTTCGACTCCCACACTCTCCGCCAGTTTACGGCCCTTAATTCAATTGGATAGAAAGCAAGTCTTCGAAACTTGAGGTTGGGAGTTCGAATCTCTCAGGGCCGGCCATATATAAGGTAATATAGCATAGTGGCTAATGCAACTGCTTCATACGCAGTCTATCGTTGGTTCGAGTCCAACTATTACCACCAGTGCGGGTATGATGTAATGGTAGCTTATGACTTTGCCAAGGTTAATGTGAGAGTTCGATTCTCTCTACCCGCTCCATGTTTTTAAATGAGGTGAATTATGAGAAAGATAAATATTGCTGAAGTAAAAGCTTTTATTGAAGCTCAAAGTCTAGAAACTAAAATTTACATTGGTGCGGACTCTGAAAGATATAAACGCGACGGAAAATGGTATGCAGATTATACTCTCGCAATCGTAGTTCACATCGATGGACGACATGGTTGTAAGATTTTTGGTGAAGTACAAACTGAGATTGACTATGATTCTAAGGCTCAACGGCCTTCGATGCGTCTAATGACAGAAGTGTACAAAGTTGCAGATTTATATCACTTAATCGAAGATTGCATTGGAGAACGAGAAGTTGAAATTCATTTGGATATCAACCCGGATCTAAAGCATAATAGCTCTATAGTGATTCAACAAGCAGTTGGGTATATCAAAGGTACTTGTAATGTTGTACCGATGGTTAAGCCAAACGCATTTGCGGCTTCTTATTGTGCAGACCGTTTGAAGGAAATTTTAGCATATCAACAAGCAGCATAATTGGAGGCACTATGAATATCAGCGAAGAAGACGCATGGCTTAATTGCGAATTAAATGATCTTTGGTTATTTGATAAATTAATCCTTTCTAGAAAATTGGGATACGTCTGCGGACCTGCAGGTGTCCCCGTTCCTAAACCTGGTAATTACATAGTGCGCCCAGTTACTAATATAATTGGTATGGGTAAAGGTGCTTCTTTTAAATACATCGAGCACGATACTAAAGATTTGCCTGCAGGTTCTTTCTGGTGCGAGATATTTGAAGGTCGGCACATTAGTGTTGATTACATTTATGGCGCGCCAGTACTTGCAGTTGAGGGATTTAGAAATCCCGGCGATCCTTTATGGAAATTCTCAAAGTGGCAGAAGTGTGCCGATACCCTTTATATGCCTATAGAACTTTCCGTACTACGTAAGTTTGATTATGCTAATATAGAGTTCATAGGTAAAAAAGTCATCGAAGTACATCTAAGAGGAAACCCAGATTTTGTCCATGGCAACACTGTGGCAATTCCTGTTTGGAACGATGACGATGTTGACCAACCAGTATCCGACGAATTAAGATATATAGATGCCCCCGACTATATGAGGAAAGGCTTCTTAATAGATTAAATATATTTTCAGTAGATGAAAAAATTTGTTGGTTTTTTGTATAAATAAATGTATAATGTAAAATCTATTCTTCAGGTGCCAGATTATGATATATAAGCCAACAGACTTGTCTGATCCAATATTGAATCTAATTAAGGACGACCCTGTCCGCCCTGAGATACCTGTAGAATTTAGAATCTCTGAAAACAGAGAAGTGCTTGTTTTATTAAAAGACAATAAACCTCAAGCAGTAGTATGCGTTGCATATATGGATGACATTCCAAGTTCATGCATTGAATTACTAAAACCATCTTCAGAACCATCCACAGTAATTTTCTATACTATCTGGAGCTATATTCCAGGTGCAGGCCGTGATTTGATTTTCAAAGCAAGAGACGAAATAATCAGCACAAAACCACACATCAAACGATTCGTTACGTTGAGTCCGACGACAGAAATGGCTCGTAGATTCCACCTCAAGAACGGGGCAAAGGAATTCCGGAAGAATTTGGACACAATTAATTACGAATATGCTTGACAGATAGTCAAAAAGATGTTATAATATGTTTTTAAGGTGATAGTATGAACGAACAAACAATGGAAACACTTCGGATTCTACAAGAAGAATGTGCTGAAGTAATCCAAGCAATCAGTAAAGTATTTCGGTTTGGTCTAGAAGCGACACATCCAGATACGCCAAATCAAACAAATCTTTATCGGCTACAAGAAGAACTTGGAGATCTATTGGCAATGATTGAATTGTTAGATAAGCAAGGTATAGTTGATAGTAATATTTTATTGCAATTCAAATTAGACAAATTCATTAAGTTGAAAAAATGGTCTAATATTGATACTTAATTTTTTGCGCGGGTGGTGGAACGGTCTACACATCAGACTTAAAATCTGACGCCCTGAAAAAGCTTGCGGGTTCGAATCCCGCCCCGCGTACCATAATTTTGCCTAGGTAGCTTAATGGTAAAGCAGGCGACTCATAATCGCTTGAGTGGGAGTTCAATTCTCTCTCTAGGCACCAACAACAAAGGAAGATATGACAGCACGATATACGTCAGAAGAAGCAACCAACATGATTGGTAATAGGTATAACCTGGTTCTTATTGCATCTATTCGAGCAAGAGAACTTAAACGTGGACATAAGCCAAAGATTATATCTGAAGATGGAGCAATCGTGACTGCTCTTAATGAAATTGAGCAGGGTCATATTGGTATAGAATATTTACAAAAGGTAAAAAAGCCTGGTAAATAATGCTTGACAGAAATTCATTTTTCTGTTATAATAGCAAGATACAGTAACGAATCAACCGCCGTTACTGTAAAATTTTTGAAGCGGTTATTTTGTTTAATGGAGTTTTATATGCTTAAATCGCGTATTTTGAATGTACTTAAGTCTGGGCGTCAATTCACCCCAGCACAATTGGCTGGTTTGACACAAAGCAAAGAGGATAGCGTACGTCCTCGTATTAGCGAACTTCGCGCCGAAGGTTATGCTGTTTACACTAACACCACAAAGAACGGTAAGCAAGCATACCGTCTTGGCACACCTTCGCGTGCAATGGTAGCAGCAGCTTACGCAGCACAAGGCAACGCAGCATTCTAAAGTAATTTAGAATATCGAGCACCTTGACCAATCTTTGATAAAGTGTTTCCGTAAGGCGTAAACGGAATTTTTTAGGATTATATTATGGCTTTATATCTAGTTGAAACTGTTACAATGTTCCGTCACTATTACGTAGTTGACGCTAAAGAAGCTGACCACGCTGGCGATACAGTTGTTATGCAAGAAGCTGAAGAATTTGACCAGCAATATCTTGGCGAAACAATTGTTTCTACACGAGAAATTACTAAGAAAGAATTTTTTCAGATGGCAGATACTGCCATGAACGGGCATTTAGGGGAGAAGATTATCCACCGAATAGACTATTCTTGGCAGGATCGTCCGAATTATTCTTCGAATGTAGATGGTATCGGTATCTAATATGGTATACAATTTTGAGGATGCAGTGCTTCGCAAACAAGCAAAGCGCTTGCATCTAATCCGTCGCATTGATGCACGTCCATTGACTGCAGAAGAAACTGAGATTGTTAATTCCTTCGGTAAGTGGGATTATCAAAAGAAGAAAAAAGAATTAACCTCGGAGCAAAAAGAAGCACTACGAATTAAGACTCGTGCTGCAAATAGAGCAAAGAAAGCATCCCCTGAAAAATTCGGTGTAACTGAATATACTGCTCTTAAGAATCGAGTTGCTGCTCATGAAAAGAAAGGTCGTAAGATGTTATTTAATCTTACTCCCGAGTATATTCAAAGTAAATTCAACGCATGCGAAGGTAAATGTGCTATTACTAAAATTCCATTCAAGATGGAATTGGGAACAAAGGGAAACCGAAACCCTTTTAGACCTAGTGTAGATCGTATCAATTCAAAGAAAGGATACGTCAAAGGCAATATACAGATTATTCTAGCTATTGTCAATACTATGAAAATGGACTACACAGACGATGTTTTGCACCCAGTAATAGAAGCCTGGTATAAAAATATCAAGGTTTAGATTATTATAAATAATTTATAATTCTACTTTGGGAGAAAAAAATGCGTAATTTGCACGAATCAATCGCCAATATGTTATTGGGGAAAACAGTTGTTATCAACGAAAATCATGATGACGTTGTTAAAAAATTAAATGCAGCTGCCGGAAAAGACATAGGCGGAGAGACTCCTGATTTTGTGCATGATTCTGGTCCCGAGGAAGATGGTCCACAAGACAAGCCAAAACATAAGTCTCCAGTAAAAGATCACTATTACCATCAAGGTATATATAGTGGAGATGATACCAACGAGCATCATATTATTGTTAGTCATCATAAAGATAATACAGCGACCGTTCAGCATGCCCATTTTGCACACACCGGGGAAGATGAGTATGATGAACATCATCACGAAAAACACTTTAAAGATTTGCCTTCAGCAATTGATCACGTCAAAACTCTGCATACTCCTATGTAATTTATCCTAAAAAATAACATTAAAACCGGCTTAAGGCCGGTTTTTTTGCGAGTTTCGTAACTTTGATTTAATATAAATAATATTAGTATCAATTCATTTAAATGGAAAAAACATGAAACAATTCAAAGAACTTCGCGAATCTATTAACCTGATATTAGAAGCCACAATTTCAGCAAGTGGCGCAAACGCAGGTGAGCACCATGCTAAGTATGTTAAACCATATCTTCCAGGTAACGAAAAGCATGCAGAAGGTACCCACACTTTAGAAACAAGCGCTGGCCATATTTCAAGTGGAAGTCAAGTAACTGTTCATGGACATTCAATAATTGGCGGCAAACATCATGTAACTATTTCAAAACCAAATGATTCTGGCAATAAAGTAACTGTTCTTACATCCAAATTGCAGAAACCTGGCACCAAGGTTGAAAATAAGGGACATGAATACGAAACAAATTTTTTCAATCATTTAAAGAGCCACAGCATTGTACCTAAAACTGCTACCCCTGCCGGTTCAACAGGCGGTACAGATTTTCCAATAGAAAATAAGAAACAGAAAACTACACACAAAGGTAGAGCAAGTAGTGAAGGTAATATTTTTCACGGCGAAGCTAAAATGGATACCTCTGCAGCATTTGGGCAATTAACTATACATCATGATGCTAAAAAAGGTTGGCATATTCCAGAAAAATCAAGAGCACTTAGACCAAATTATGCAGCACAGATTGAGAAATCAGGTGTTCTTGAGCATCTAAACACTCATCATAATCCTTCTAAAGGTAATGTAGAAACAACCGAAAGCGGAAGAGCTAAAAGCGTTTTCCTACCTCACCCAAATCTAGAACCAGCAAATGCTTACTTAAACGATCACCATGTTCATGTATTACAGGTTGGCGGCGGTTATGGAACATATCATGTTGGCAAAAAAGACGTTACTGGACATGGTTTCCCTGCATTGTCTGGTAAAGGTAAATGGACCGTGAGAGAAAAACAAAAGGGAAATAAAAGTGCGAGAACAGTTATGTTTCAACCGGCAGGTAAAAAAGGACTTAATCCTAGTCATATTAATTTAGAAAAAAACGAGCACGCACAAGCATTTAAGAAAACACTTGGACATACAGATTAATGATTACTTTTTCATCATTCCTAAATGAATCTGCGAATGAGGAAAAACTAACTCATTTAGAACACGCAGAAGACCATCCTATTAATGCAGGTGAAGAAGGGTTTAAACACTCATTCAACACTATGCATGAAACGCACAGAGCGCTACAAGGTAAGAAATCATCGGTATCTTTGTCAACAAAGTATGATGGTTCTCCTTCAGTTGTATTTGGTCATCATCCTGAATCAGGTAGATTCTTTGTTGCATCTAAATCTGTATTCAATAAAGATCCAAAGTTAAATTATACAACATCTGATATACAAAAGAATCATGGACACGCTCCTGGTCTTGTGCATAAGTTAACCGCAGCTTTACACCATTTGCCAAAAGTTACTCCTAATCGAGGAGTGTTTCAGGGCGACATAATGCACTCAGGTGTTAAGAGTAGATCAAATCCTCACGGAGATGTTGAATCTTCTGCAGGATCGGTTCACTTTAAACCTAACACCATAACTTATTCTGCAAAGAATAATACTCCAGAAGCCGCAAAGGCAAAAGAAGCTAAAATAGGTGTTGCTGTTCATACTGCATATCATGGGAATAAATTAGAAGATATGAAGGCACATTATAACGCCGACGTAACACATTTTAATAAACATCCCGATGTTCATATGATTGACACATCGTTTAAATCATCTGCGGCACATTACACTCCTGAAGCGCAAAAGTCGTTTGAAGGGCATATGAAAAAGGCAGTTGAAGCAAATAATAAGTTAAAGAGCTATGGGCATCTTGAAGGTCAACATGAATCACATAAAGAGCATTTAAAGACTTATATTAATTCTACAGTTAGAGAAGGTAGTGCACCTTCAGTTGCAGGATATAGAGCCCACTTAAAAGGTAGATTGCAGAAAGAAGTTGATAAGGTTAAGACACCGAAAGCAAAAGAAGCAAAGACTGCAACTTTAAACGCAGCAATGGCACACATAGATAAGCATGAGCCTGCATTTAAATCTACATTAGAAGTTCATAAGCATTTACAAAACGCAAAGAATGTTTTGGTACATACACTTGCAGGATCCCATTACGATTACCATCATTCTATTAACGGCAAAGCAACTAAACCAGAAGGCCATGTTGCAGTAATAAACAATCGTCCTACAAAATTAGTAGATAGAGCAGACTTTAGCAGAGAAAACTTTTCGAGACAATCGTGAAAAAATTCAAAGAATTTATAGAAGAAGAAGTTTGGGATGAACCAAATCCTAAAAAGTCACACGGACATATGACACCTGCACAAAAAGCAAATGCTAAAGCAAGAGCAAAAGCTGCTGGTAGACCATATCCTAATTTAGTAGACAATATGGCTGCGATGAAAGAGGACTGGCAAGATTCAAAGCATAAGAATCCGGAAGGCGGCTTAACTAAATCGGGAGTAATGGCTTACAGAAGAGAACATCCTGGTAGCCATCTGCAAACAGCAGTTACAACACCTCCGTCTAAATTAAAGCCCGGAAGTAAAGCAGCAAATAGACGCAAATCTTTTTGTGCTCGTATGGGTGGAATGAAGGATAAGTTGACGTCTTCTAAAACAGCCAATGATCCAAAGTCAAGAATCAATCTTGCTTTGAAGAAGTGGAATTGTTAAGACTCTTATTACCCAGGCTCATAGGGAATAATAACATCATGTCAATAGTTTGTCAATGAAGAATATAAAAGAAAAGGAACTTTTGGTTAACTTTGCTCGATCAATGGGACAGGCTGTAGATCCTGAATTGGTTAAGGAAGTTGATCGAATTAAAAGCATAAAAGCTAGTGTCCGTAAATCTGCGACTGAAAACATCTTTAAAGATTTAAGTGAGGCATTCAAGCAAGCTAAATTGGTTCCTGCTTATGAACCAGATGACGGTCCTTTATTGAACGAACAACTTGAACAAATTAAAGAAACAGTGGCAATAGAATATCCTAAACCTCCGAGTTTGGATGATCTAATGTTACTATTAAATGAAAAGACGGAGGTAGTAAATGAGTTGGTTCAGCCACAAGCCCCAGAAATACCCGTCGCAGCAACCCCCTCCGCCGCCCCCGAAGAGATCGCCGAGGAAGAAAGCAAAACCAAAGAACCCTTAGTCGTAGAAAAGACTCTTGCTGATAGAACATCGGATTTTATTAGTAAATCTAAAGATAGCTATCAGCAACCCGATCCATTAATTGTTGCATCTGATATGGATGCAGTTACTAAGAAGTTAAGATTCTTAGAACAGTGGATCAGTAAAATATCAATGGCAGGCCCTGGAGGCGGAGCAGGCGATTCTGTTTCATTAACTAATTATACAACAATTGTAACAGATTCTACCTATGCAGTAAAAAGAAAAGATTACTACATAGGTGTAAACTATGCAGGCGCAGTAACAATTACATTGCCAACATTTGATGTGGTGCCTGGTAGAAAACTAATCATTAAAGATGAATCTGGGCATTGCTCTACAAATGCAATAACAGTAGCCGGGACAGTTGATAATGATGCTGGTGGTTTTGTATTACAAATAGACAACGGTGCAATACAAATGATTTATAGAAATGGTTGGAGAATAATATGACATATCTTTTTAATAGTAATACCTCCGCAACCATTTCTAATGAGATTGAGATTAAAAATGACGTTGGCAATCCGGTACCTGTTATCGCTACAATAACCAACGGAAACGCTGCAGTATCTTTATATAATCCTTTACCAGTTACTCTTGGTAGCGGAAACATACAGATATTTGGCAATACTAATATCATTGATACTGTTACCGTTTCATCTACGCCAAATAATCCAGTCCATGTCCACCTAACGGAAATGGGTACTGCGAATTTAATGACGATAGATTATATGCCCATTAGGGGCAATGTTTATTTAAATAATAATTCCTCCGTAGTATCTGTATCAAATCCTTTACCAGTTTCCGCCACCATATCTAATATAATTACTGTTATTGCTGAGGAATCTAAAGGCAATTTATTTGCAATTAATAACCATGCAATTAATACAAACCGTGGCTGGACTATGGATGATACCATGCGACCAGTTATAAGTTTTAGAGTTTCTAACACTAGATCAATTTCTGAAATAACTGAAATAATGGAATATGAACTTGGTAACAATAATGCAAATCAAAGCACTCTTATATATGAGTGGTATGAAGGTGAGCTTAATATTTCCGGTGCTGCTATCCCAGCCTGGACTTCTGTAGGTAATCAAACACAATATCGAATTTATCAAGATAAATATAGTACCAATCAAGGAAATACTTTTACACCAAACAGCTCAATTTTGAGACATTCGGGAATTGTTATTGGAAAAAATACATCGGGGGATGAAGGTCCCGCAACAATGTACGGAGGCACAACTCCTAATATGTTAACTCTTTGTTTGAGAAGAGTAGATAATTCTACTAAACTTGATGTTTGGTTTGCATTTACTTTTAAAGAATTGATATAACCAAACATTCTTATCTTATAAATAAACAGTATCAACTATATTCTAATGGAAAACAATGGACTTTAAAGAATTCATCACAGAAGCGCCAGAAAGAACGGCTGCTTTCGCCTTTGGGAGGTTCAATCCTCCCACAGTAGGCCACGAAAAACTAATTACTAAAGTTAAAGATACCGCTAAAGAACATGGCGCAACTGCGCACATCGTCACATCGCATTCTGAAGGTACGGCAAAAGATCCTGTACCGCAAAAAGCCAAAATAGGGTATCTTAAGAAAGTAGCGGGCAAAGGCCCTAAAGTTTCTGGTTCGTCTAAAGAGGCTCCTAGTGTATTAGACGCAGCAACAAATCTACATAAACAAGGTTATAACCATTTGGTTATGGTAGCTGGGTCTGACCGTGTAGATGAGTATCATAAACTATTACACAAATATAACAATGTCCCAAGCAAACATGGGCATTATAATTTCAAATCAATTAAAGTAGTTTCTGCAGGACAAAGAGATCCTGATGCAGAAGGTGTAGAAGGTATGTCTGGCACAAAGATGCGAGCACATGCTAGAGCAGGAGAAATGGATAAGTTTAAATCTGGTTTACCTGCAGCATTACATCCTCATGCTGAAGAAATTGCAAACCATATCAGATCAGTAAAAGAGGATTTTGAGAATCCATACCGTCACGATTGGGGTACTCCTGAGGGAACCCTGTATATGCAGAAAATGACTCCGGGCGAGAATACAAAAATGTGTCCATCCGGTTCTGTTTGGAGTTCAACTAAATCTAAGTGTGTTCCAATTAGAGAAGCATATCATGCATCTGAAATATTTAATATTGGTACAGTTGTAGAATCTAAGACTGGTGATCTGGGAGAAATTGTTTATCGCGGTTCTTCTTATGTTACATTAGTATTAGAATCAGGCAATACTAAGAAGTATTGGATTAATGATATCCGAGAAAGCAACAAAGAATTAAAGATTAAAGAATTTGTTAGAAAATATGATGTTGTAGAGACTAAAGATTTAAGAAGAATTCCTGCTTTATTAATGTCTAAAGAACAATTAGTTGAGAGAAATAATCAATCTATGGAAGTTGAGTATAATGGATATCATACTAAAAACCTTCATATGTGCGAAGGTGCATCTAAACAATTAAAAGATTTAATTGCAACATCTACGGCGAATTCAAAATACATATTACAAGCAATTCAAGCAACCGATAGTTATCTTGGTATAGAAAAAGATGCAACTAAAGCAGGTTTTGCCGACGATAAGATGGTTCATGATTTTAATATGTACATGGCCATAGCGCATGACACATTAAATATGCTTGGATATGGCGACGAAAAATTAACCTATATGAAGAAACACGTAGAAGAAATTGGAAAATTAAGTCTACACAAGGATGGTACTATGGCAAATGAAACCGGATCGACTGTTCCAGTATTTGGACAAGGGGATGTTGTGGAAGGTGTAAATGCCGCAAACTTTAGAATGGTTTCTAGAGCAGGCCCTGATGGTAAAGAAAAATGGGTTAAACAAAGAAATACCCCAATTATTAGAGACAAAAAGGTAGACCAAATGAACGATACAGATAAAGACGGAATTCCTAACGATTCAGAAGAACAATTACCGTCTACAAAAAGAGCACTTTCTTCACTAAGAAGATCGTTAGGAGTTCCGGTTAAAGAAACATATGTCCCGGATCCTCCAACAGCAACAAGAGATATTAATGCTTCTCCTAATAAAGAAGTTTATCACGGTATAGATATGCCAATTGCGGATCAAGGATATCCAGATAAACCTTTGGGATTAGCTTCATTTAAATCTTACCTGTCTACTCCGCAAACAAAGAAAATTGAAGCAGACAAGAGCAAGGAAATGCAAGCAGTTCATAGAGACAAGGCAGAACTTGGCACATCTAGTACTTCATATAAGCAAATGATTAAAGCACATGCACAGGAATAATTAAAATGAATGAAGAACTAGTCCAAGCACTTAACAAGGTATTAGGCAATACCTTTGTACTATATTATAAAACACATAGCTATCATTGGAATATTACCGGTGCAGATTTCTATGAATATCATACATTCCTGCAAAACATATACGAAGAAGTATATCAAGCAATAGATACTACTGCAGAACATATTCGAGCATTAGATGCGTTTGCTCCAACATCATTAATGAAATTGAAGAATTTTGCATCTGTTCCTGAAGATGATACTGTTGTTCCTCCGATGCAAATGATCGCAAATTTGGTAACTGCTAATGATATTGTTATCTTATCATTGATGCAAGGTTACAAGATTGCAGAGGCCGCCGGAGAAATTGGGGTATCTAATTTCCTACAAGACAGAGTTATTGCTCATCAGAAACACGCTTGGATGCTTAAATCTACATTAAAATGATTTCTTTTATCGAATTTATAGACGAAGAACTTTCCGAAAGGGAAATGGACGAAATAGCTGACCATTTAACATGGGAAGATATTGCGGATCTATATTCGCCAGATGAATTCATAATAGAAGAATTGGAAGAGTCGTTAACTGCTTCTTCTAGATTGAGAAAAGGTCAGAAATTTAAATCTAGAAAAACATCTATTGGGCAAGCTCGAAAGATGAAATTGAAAAGAGCTTCTTCATTGGAGACATTGAAAAGAAGAGCAAATGCGGCGGCCCATAGAGCTTTACAGAAAAGAATATTGAAGAGTAGAAATAAAAACCAATTATCTGCTCAACAAAAAGATGCATTGGAAAAACAAGTCAAGACAATGATGGCATCACAAGGAAATTTAGCTCAGAAATTATTACCAAAAATAAGAGCTTTAGAACGATCTAGATTAGCTGTTAAGAAAAAGTAACAGATTAATTTTAATAAATAATAAAAGAACAATTAATAAAGGAATCCAAAATGCAAAGAATCTCAAACGATTTATTTGAAGCAATCAGAGCTGTCACACACCCTGTTTTAACTGAAGCAAAACTTGACCCAGTTGGTAAAGAAGATGCAGATGTTGACAACGATGGTAAAGTAGGTAAGTCGGACGACTATTTAAAGAATCGTCGCAAGGCAATTTCCGCTTCTATTAAAAAAGAAGATTATGAGTTGGATGAAGCCAATACGGAATCTAAAAAAGAATTTGTAGCTCGTCAGGCAAGACTGGCTGCCGCAGGTGCTGAAACTGCAAAAGATCCAGAAAGATTAAAAAGAATGATGAAAATTCCTGGATACGCTGCTGCAATGGGGCATGCTGGCAAAGTAACAATGAAACATGTCGATGCTAGTAATGCTTCTCCTCAAGTAAAAGCTGCTATTAAAAAGGCTGCGCCAGATATTAAAACATATGGTGACCGCGCTGCTGCTTTGAATGCCGCTGGTATTAGAAGAGAAGAAGTTGAAGAATTAGATGAAGGTAAAATGGATCATATGTCATTATCCAGTTTATGGCATCAGCATGCTAGACATAATTATTCATCGGATCAAGGCTATGGGCATGGTGAAGGTAGCATGAAGAATGGTGCTCATGCCGCCACAGCAATTGAAAATCATGTTCGTAAGCATTATGGAAATAAAGTTGCTGATGATATGGTATCACATTCAGATATGGCAACTGCTGATGCTGAATATGCCGGTCCAGCAGAATCCAAGAAAATTCAGAAAGAAGCTGGTCAATTAAGAACAAAGCATAAGATTGAAGGTAGCCTTCACGGCCACCATGTAATGCCTGTTGCCGAAAATACTCTTTCAGCAAAAGCTGGTCGTATGGGTGCAGACTTAGGTAAGCCAGGGAAAAGTTTCTCAAAGATCTCTAAATCAGCGGCAAAGAGATATGGTAGCCAGGCAGCTGGAGAACGTGTTGCTGGTTCTATCTTAGCAAAAATGAGAAAAGAAGAAGCTGAATTAGAAGAAAGCGTAGCAGAAACAATTGTTAAGCATAATGACTTTACAATTGAAATTACTGACAATCCTACATTTGGCGATTTCTTAAGAGCGGTTCAATCTATCGTTAGAACAGACGAAGAAGCAGCTCAAGCAGAACTTATTTCAATTGCTGAACAAGCATACAAAGAAAATGATGATGAGGTTATCATTGAGTCCTTCACAAGAATGGAAATTCAAGATAAGATCAATGCACATCGTAAAGCAGGCAATACTGTAAGCGATGATAAATATAGTACAAAAAGCGGACAACCTTATGCTGAATATGTCGTAACTGATGGTGACGGTGGCCGTAAGAAATACATACACCATGGTTCGGTACGTCGTTTGGAATCACTTCCACCGGCTAAAAAAGCTAAAGAATAATTTGCATAATTGCAATTATAACAAATAAACAGGAGACAAAAAATGTCAGCATGGGGAAAATTAGATAGATTACAATTTGATAGCGGTACATCTTTTACTGCTAACTTAGGTAGCAATACCGTTGTGCTTTCAGCACCATATTTCACAGCAGCAAACGTAGATCCAGGCGATGCGCTAGTTCTTGGTAATGTAAATTACCGAGTAGGATACGTAGTTTCTTCAAATACGGTATACTTAAGAATGGGATATGAACGAGCAAATACTGCGGGTAACGTACAAATTGCGGTTCAACAATCTCCAAAATGGTTAAATACTAAAGGTTGGGGAAATACTGCAGGTCGTTATGCTAATACAGTTAGCAAGCGTACTGTATATGGTTTTGACCGTGTAGAAGCAAATATTGCAGGCAACAAAGCAAATGGCTTCCTAAGTCCAGGCTGGGTTGAGTACCACACATATACTACAACACAAGGTAGCGTACGTCGCAAGGTTAATACATTGGTTGCAATGTCTAAAAACTTTAATGCAAATGCTACAGGTACACTACAGACAGATGCTTACGATGATTCTATAATGTCTGAATCCTAAAACACTTCTTGGTTATGCGCACATTCAATTAGTAACCTTTTGGTGGTTTAATGGCAGATTTAAAGATATCGCAGCTTGTCCAAGCTAATGTAGTAAATAAAGATGACCTAATATATCTTATTCAGGATGGTCAAAGCGAAAATGTATCGGCAGGTACACTATTCGCTTCGATCACCGATCCTACATTATCTGGGAACATAATTCTTGGCGGCCCCGCTCAATCTCTGTATACGTCGGGTACTATTAGTACAGCAACTACTAGAACCGATTTATATGGAGGAGTTTCCGCCGATGCAAACGCCGTTGCAAACGGCTCGGTATTACCTACCTCACTATTCTTTTATACTGAGGGAAAATCTGCTACTGGACGCGGCATATCTTTTGCAAACGGTTCGCCGTTTACAAAGACGTTATATGTTAGAGCCCAAAATAATAAAATATATTTGGGCGCTGCTCAAGGGTCTACTTTTTCTTATCCTCCAGATGATTGGGTCGGCCCTACGGGGCTTAGACCTTTTCCCTCGGGGTTAACCTTTACAAAGGGTGCAACCTACATATTTGATGTTAGTGATTCGACAAATGCTGGCAATGTAATTGGATTATCTACATCAATTGACGGTACAAATACTTTAGGACCTAGATATACTGCAAATATTACCGTAAATGGAACTGCTGGTAGTCCAGGCGCAAATATTGTTTTCACGGTTCCAAATGTTGGTGAAGATGCGGGCGGTAAAAAATATTTAGATCTTCCGCAAGGTGTTGATGGCCAATTAAAAGTTATTAACTTAGTATCTACTCAAGGTGGTAGATTTACAATATCTAGCAATATTAGAAATAATCTTGCTATAGAATTATCAAAGACCGGAGATTCTGCATTCCTGATGTATTCGGGCAATGCTTGGTTATTAATTGGTTCAAATCCTGGATTAATAACTACATTCTCTGGTACTTCTGACGATATCGCAGAAGGGCAAAAATTATACTTTACAAATGCAAGAGCCAGAGCAGCTATTAGCGCCGGTGATGCAAGTATAACGTATGATCCTATTACAGGAACAATTAGAGCAAATGTTTCTGGTGCAAGCGCAGTTAGTCTTGCAAATGCTGATTTAAATCTTGGCAATCTTACATTGTCAGGACAATTCCGCGGCAATCTAAATGTAACCGGATATATAAAGGCAAACGGATTAACAATACAAGGTATTGATGTAACAAATACTGTACTTGCTGCAAATATTGTATCTCAGGTATCTACATCAAATGTATTTACTACAAATACTGCAACAGTATATGGAAACTTATTAGTTGGTGGAAATTTAAGTGTAAATAATACTATTCTTGCAAATGGCATTGTTATTGCTGGAAATGCAAGTGCATTAAACATTGTAACAACAAGCATTACTGCAAATGTTTGGAATAATTTATTTACTGCTAATGTAAGAGAATCTGCAAGTAATCTTTATTATACTAATACTCGTGTTTACGCAAATGTAGCACCACTATTGGCATTAAAGGCAAACGTAACAGATTTAACTACTGCAAACGTAATTGAATCTGCATCAAATCTTTACTATACAAATGCTAGAGTTTACGCCAACGTATCTCCATTACTAGTATTAAAAGCTAATGTATCGGATCTAACGACTGCAAATGTTATAGAATCTGCATCCAATCTATATTACACAAATGCTAGAGTTTATGCTAACGTATTTCCATTACTATCATTAAAGGCAAATGTTTCTGATCTAACGACAGCAAATGTTAACGAGTTTGGTTCTAATTTATATTTTACAAATGCTAGAGTAATTTCTGCAGTTGCAAACTCTACAATAAGTAATTTAACTGTTCTTGGAAATATAGTTTCCAGCGGAAATGTTTCTGCAAGTTATTTTATAGGTAATGGTTATCTATTAACTGGAATTGTAGCAAACGTAAATTCCGTAAATGGGAATTTAACTGTTTCTGGTAATGTAATTGCAAATACCTTAATTATTGGATCAATATCTGGCGGTAGATTAACAGGTGCCAATTTAGTACAAACAAATTATATTTCTGCTAATATATGGCAAGGAATATACACAGCAAATGTAATTGAATCCACAAGCAATTTATATTTTACAAACGCAAGAGTTTATGCTAATGTATCTCCGTTATTAGCATTGAAGGCAAATGTTGTTGATTTAACGACAGCAAATGTAATTGAATCTGCAAGTAATCTTTACTATACCAATGCTAGAGTTTATGCAAATGTTGTTCCTTTATTGGCAGGAAAAGCAAATGTAGTAGATTTAACGACAGCAAATGTAATTGAAATTGGATCTAATTTATATCTAACTAATGCTAGAGTTAGATTGGCATTGTCTGGTGGAACCGGTGTTGTTTATAGTAACACTACAGGCGTAATATCAATTGGACAAAATGTTGCTACAAACGCAAACGTAACATTTGGTCAATTGAATGTTACTGGTCCGGTTAATTTCTACGGTAACGTAACGACCCACGCATCAAATAATTTGTCCATATCGGACAACATGATTTATTTGAATTCGGGATCGGAAGCATCTAATCCAGATTTAGGATTTGCTGGTAATTATAATGATGGAACTTACCACCACGCAGGTTTCTTCCGTGACGCATCTGATTCGGGAACATGGAAAGTATTTGAAAATTATTCTCCAGAACCAGATGCCAATATTTACATTGATACTGCTCATCCATCATTTAGATTAGCAAATCTATCTGCCGGAACATTTATTGGTAATTTAACTGGCACAATTAGTTCTATAGATAACTTTACTACAAGTAATCTAAGAGAAGGCGCAAACTTATATTATACAAATGCTAGAATAGAAAGTTATTTCTCCAATATTACAACTAGTTTAATACCAAGTATTGGCAATGCACTTGATATTGGAACTAATGATAGACCATTTAGAGATTTATGGTTATATGGTAACTCAATTAAATTCTCTAATTCTGGCTCTATAAGTTCAACGGGCAACACCTTCGTAATGACGGATTCTAGTAATACCATCATTATGAGTGCGAATGCCAACGCATTAGTAATTACTTCTCCATCAGGTAAAATTGACGGAAGCTTAATTTCTTCATCTGGATTATCAAGCGCAAATATTCCTGAAGGCGGAGCAAACTTATATTATTCTAATACAAGAGTTTTAGCAAATATAATTCCGCTATTAAATCTGAAAGCAAACGTAACAGATTTAACGACTGCAAATATTGTTGAAGTTGGAAATAATTTATATTTCTCTAATGTTAAAGCCGTTAATGCTATTACTCAAACTGCTTTAAGTAATTTAACTATATCCGGAAATATAGCAGCGCCAGCTGGCAATTTAGTTATAGACACAATTACAACAAATAGAATTGTTGCTAATACTTGGTCGGGCATAACTACTGCAAAGGTTCCTGAAGCAGTTGATAATTTATATTTTACAAATACAAGAGCAGAATTAGCATTACAACCAACAATTGCAGAATTGAGAGCAGCAATTACTGCTCCTGTCTCAAATGTAATTTATGTTGCTAAAAACGGCAACGACAATAACACAGGCAATACTGCAAGTAATGCTCTTGCAAATATTCACGTTGCCTTAGCTAGAGCAAGGGAATGGACAACCGTTTTTGTTAAGAGCGGAGACTACACCTTATACAATCAACCAGTAACAATTGGTCGTCGTGTTGGTTTAGTTGGAGATAATCTAAGAACAACTACAATTAGACCATCCCAGCCAGCAATTGATATGTTCTATGTTAATAATGCTTGCTACGTAACAGGATTTACATTTAGAGACCATGTATCTCCTTCAGCAGTATTTTCATACAATCCAGATGGTTCTGCAGGTACAATTGTTACCAGCCCATATATTCAAAATTCCAGCTCAATTACAACTACCGGTACAGGTATGCGTGTAGATGGCAGATATGTTTCTGGTCTACGTTCAATGGTGTGTGATTCTTATACACAAACTAATGAAGGTGGTATTGGTATCCATATGTTGTATAGAGGCTACACTCAGTTAGTTTCTGTGTTTACAATTTGCTGCCATATTGCTATCAAATGTGAAACGGGCGGCTTCTGTTCCATAACAAACTCTAACGCATCGTTTGGTACATACGCATTGTATGCTGACGGCGTTAGCGAGGCATTATATTATGGGAAATTAAGAGATGACACATTGGGTCAAGAATTTGTATTTACAAATCTATCACAAAGACCAAATTATGGAGACTCTATTTTATTTGCAACATACAATCAAGATAAATGTGCAAGAGACTCTGGTTTAATTGTAGATTCATTGGCATTTGATTTGGCGTACGGCGGCAATACTCAAGCAACCTTTGCAGGTCTACAATATTGGGCACAGACAGAATCGGCAATTCCAAATCAATCAGTTGAAACCTTGGCGGCAATTAATTATGCTAAAGATTTAGCATTAAACGTAATAGCAAATGTTAGAGTATCTTATACATATCAAGGATCTAATGTTCAACAGTATGCATCTGCACCAACATTAATTGCAGATCCCACATCGAATGTTAAGGTCGCTTCGGAGTTTGATATTATAACAGGTATTATTACCAATGGCACAGTTGGCGTAACAGATTTAATAATTCCTAATTCATATCCTGCAAATACTAATGCATATGTAAATCATGCATCGAATTTATTATATAGAAATAATACATTCATTGCATCAGAAGTTGTAGCATTTGTAAATTCTACATATCCAGGATTTACATATAATGCAAATACTTGCGCTAGAGATGTTGGATTTATTTTAGATACAATTAGATTTGATTTATTGCACGGCGGTAATAAGCAAGCAGTCCAAGCAGGTACTTACTACTACAATTATAACGCATCAACTACACAAATTAATGACCAGGTTGTACAAACAGGTGCAGCATATAATTATATTGGTCAAATTATAACCAATGTTATAACAAAGAAAAAGAATGCGGCGTATAATCAAGATAAATGCGAAAGAGATACTGGTCTAATTGTTGACTCGGTGTTAATGGATCTTGCGTATGGAAGCAATTCGCAATCCATATTTGCTGGTCTGCAATATTGGTCACAGACAGATTCTGCAATACCTACACAGTCCGATGAAACCGTTGCAGCAATAAATTATGCTAAAACTTTAGCAGTTAATATCGCAAGTGATACTGTAATTTCTTCTCCTTATCAAGGAACAGTTACTCAAGTTAGAGGAACTGCAGGAACTGCTGCAGGCAAAGTTACAGATGAATTTAATTTAATTGTTGACATAATTAATAACGGAACAGTTGGTGTAACAGATAGAATTGTACCAAATTCATTCCCAGCAAATACAAATGTTGGATTAAATAATTCTGCAAATCTAATTTATTTAAACAAATCATTTATTCAAGCAGAAGTAATTGCATATGTTAACACTACATATCCAGGATTCTTTGCAAATGCAAATAACTTTATAGATGTTGCAAATGCAGAAACAAAATGCTCTCGCGATGTAGGGTATATTATTGATAGCGTTCGCTTTGATTTGCTACACGACGGCAATAGACAAGCAATACAATCGGGTACTTATTATTATAATTATAGTGCAAATGTAACCCAAATTAACGATCAAATCGTTAAGACGGGCAAAGCATACGATTACATTGCTCAAGTTGCAAATAAAGTAGTACAAAATAAAAAGAATGCAGCATACAATCAAGAAAAATGCGAAAGAGATACAGGACTAATTGTAGATTCAATTGCGTTGGATTTGGCATATTCTGGAAATAGCCAATCCACATTTGCCGGGTTACAATATTGGGCACAAACCGAATCTGCAATTAAGAATCAGTCTACACAAACAATTGCAGCAATTAACTATGCTAAGATACTGGCATCCAATATTGTTCAAAATATTACGATAACTTCTCCATATCAAGGATCGGTTACACAAGTAACAGGGTCAGCAGCTAGTCCTGTAGAAGCAAATATATACAGTGCTAGATTTGATTTGTTAACAAGTATTATTACTAATGGAACCGTAGGTGTTACAGATTCTATTATTCCAAATCAATATCCAAGAACTTCTAATACTACAATTACAAATGGTGCAAATTTAGTTATTGCAAATAAATCTTTTATTCAAGCAGAAGTGATTGCGTATGTTAACACCACATATCCAGGATTCTTTGCAAATGCAAGTAATTTTATTGATAGCGCAAATGCACAGACAAAATGTTCTCGCGATGTAGGTTACATATTAGATAGTATTACCTTTGATTTAATACATGGCGGAAATAAACAAACTATACAGTCCGGCGTATATTATTATAATTTCAATTCTAATGTTACTCAAATTAACGATCAAATTGTTAAAACAGGGCAAGCATATACGTTTATTAGTGGATTAATTGATAAGATTATTTTAGGTAATGTTATTACTTCTACATATCAAACGGCAGTGACACAAAATACTACAGCAGCACCGGCAGCAACATTGTCAGAAGTAACAACGGAAAGAAACTTAGTTGGAATAATTAATAACATTATTACTAACGGTCCAAATGTTATTTACGCTAGAACTCCTATTAGTTTAACTGCAAGCACAGATGCAAATGTAGTTAATGCTACAAAATTAATAATTGCTAATAGAGATTTTATTAAGGCAGAAACAATTGCGTATGTAAACGAAACAATGTTTGATCCTCCATATCAAATAGATGTACTTCAGGATACAACTACATATACTTCAGCAACAACTGCAGAAGCAAATGTTATTGCACAAAAAATTAGTTTAATTAAGAATATTATTACTACCGGTCCAAATGTAGCACCGGCAAAAACACCAATTGTATATGCTCCTGTTACAAATGCTAATTTATCAAATGCGGCAAAAATCTTATTAATAAATAGAGATTACATTAAGGCAGAAACAATTGCGTATGTAAATGCTAATTTGTTTGACCCTCCATATCAAACACGCTACAAACAAAATACTAGTGCGGCGCCTGCATCGGATTATGCGACGGCTAATTTAGTATTACAAAATATTGGTTTAGTTACAAATATTATTTCTCAAGGTCCGTCAGTTGCTCCTGCAAGAAGACCAATTGGATTAACTGCAAATACATCACCAAATGTTATTAACGCCACAAAATTGATTCTTGCTAATAGAGATTATATTAAGGCAGAAGTAATTGGATTTGTAAATAAAAATTGGTCAAATATTAGTAATGGTACAGGCACATATTATACAGTTAAAAATGCAACAAACCTAGTAGGAAATACTAGTACGGTCACATTATTGGAAACAATCCAAGTAGCGATACCGGCAAATACTAGCGTATCTTTCCATCAAGGAAGTTATATTTCATCAAGCGGACATACTTTTGAATATGTTGGCTCGGGCGATACTATTGCAACTGCATTGCCATATTTAGGCGGAATTCCTAAACAAGAAAATGAAATTACTGAATTGCGTGGCGGTAAAGTATTCTTTACAAGTACGGATCAAAGAGGTGATTTTAGAATTGGTACAGGACTTGTTATAAATAGAGTTGACGGAACAATTTCTGGTCGAACATTCAACAAAGCATTGTTCGCAGTTATGACACCATATATGCTAGCAATCGAAGGATAAAAAAATGGCAACCGCATTAAATGTATTTAGAACAATAACTGCTAATATTAAAACATCTTCTAATGTAATTTATACAGCACCTGCATTAAAAACTTGTATTGTGTTATCAATGCAAGCAACAAATGTTACAGGAAATACAGTAAGTACTACATTCTATCATAGTACTGCATCAAATGTATTGGTTGAATTAACAAAAGATTTTGAAATTCCTACGAAAGATACTGCTAGTATTACTACAGGAAAATTAGTTTTAGAAACAGGACAAAAAGTGGTTGGAACTTGTAGCGTAAATGACGGTTTAAAATTAGTTATGAGTATTTTAGAAACAGCAAATGACTAAACTTTTATCTGGTAGAGTAAAAAAGGTCAAAAGCGCGAACGTTCGTGCAAGTAGATACGACTTCATTGGTCTAAGTGAGACAGAGCCAGACTTAGGCTTGCCTTCGGCCAATGGTTATATTTTAGTTGCAAATACTGACGGTACTCGATCTTGGCAAGAACCTGCACACGTCGTAGATGTTGCAAATATATCAGTATCGTTAAATAATTTTACAACTGCAAACCTCAGAGAAGGTTCAAATCTTTATTATACTAATACAAGAGTATACGCAAACTTATCCCAAGCAAGCATAAATGCTTTAGTAGATGTTGATACTGCAACCAATGCGCCAACTGAAGGCCAGGGCCTAATTTGGAAAACTAATATTTGGGTCCCTGCAACAATTTCTGTTTCTAGTACAGAAATTTCCAATATTGCAAATGTAGTACTTGGCGTTGTGGCCGCATCAACCACATCTGGATTTGCAAATTCATCTGGTTTTTCTAATGTATCCGGTTATGCTAATGTATCGGGATACGCAAATTCATCTGGTTTTGCCAATGTATCGGGATACGCAAATACAACAGGATTTGCCAATGTAGCTTCCATTGCTAATATAGCTGCCATTGCCAATGTATCTGGATATGCTAATGTATCGGGATTTGCTAATATAGCTGCCATTGCTAATGTATCGGGATTTGCTAATGTATCTGGGTATGCAAATGTAGCAAATCTAGCAAACTATGCTAATGTTGCCGAATTTGCGAATTCTACTAATTATACAAATGTTGCCAACTATGCAACATATGCATTAATATCTACGTTAACAAATTTTGCCAATTCTGCAATTTTTGCTAACAATGCCGGATATGCTAATGTATCAGGATTTGCAAACACATCATTAGTCTCAAATAATAGTTATTACACGTTATTGGCAGAAGTTGCTTATATATCAAATTCTTCAAATATAGCACTTAGATCCAATTTTGCAAATACTACAGGTTTTGCTAATACATCAACATTTGCAAACACGGCAACATTCGCTAACACAACAAGTTTTGCCAATGTGGCAGCAGTTGCAAATACAGCAACATTCGCTAATACAACAAATTTTGCCAATGTGGCAGCAGTTGCAAACACATCAATATTTGCCAATGTAGCAACATTTGCCAATACAACGGGATTCGCTAATACAACAAGTTTTGCTAATTTGGCTGCTGTTGCCAATGTAGCAACATTTGCTAACATTGCAGATTCGGCAAACTTTTCAGGTTTAGCAAGTATAGCAAATATAGCAATATCTGCTAATTTTTCAACTAATTCCGGTTCCGCAAACACATCTGGGTTTGCTAATATATCAGGTTCAGCCAATGTAGCAACCTTTGCTAACACTGCAAGTTTTGCCAATACATCCGGTTTTGCTAATATATCGGGCTCGGCAAATGTATCAACCTTTGCCAACACTGCCGGGTTTGCAAATACAGCAACAGTTGCTAATACAGCAATTTTTGCTAACACTGCAGGGTTTGCAAATACAGCAACATTTGCCAATACAGCAATTTTTGCTAACACCGCAAATATTGCAAATCTAGTTATATCCATTGCTAATTTTACAACTTCAAATTTGGCAGAAGGTTCTAATTTATATTATACAAATGCTAGAGTTATTTCTGCAGTTACCGGAACAGCATTAAGTAATGTAACAGTAACAGGAAATGTAGTTGCTGGTAATGTTAGAGCTGGATATTTTATTGGTGACGGATCATTATTAACAAATATTGTTGCTAATATTAATTCTGTTACAGGTAATTTAACAGTAACGGGCAATATAATTGCCAACTCAATGGTAGTTGGTGCAGGCACGGGCGGTGTTATCACTGGTGCAAATTTAATACAAACAAATTACATTAGTGCTAATATATGGCAAGGTCTTTATACTGCAAATGTCATTGAATCTGCAAGTAATTTATACTACACAAATGCAAGAGTATATGCAAATGTATTGCCATTATTGGCAACTAAGGCAAATGTATCGGATTTAACAACGGCAAATGTAATTGAATCTACTTCAAATTTATATTTTACAAATACAAGAGCAGTTAATGCAATAACAAATACTGCATTAAGTAATGTAACAGTAACAGGAAATGTAGTTGCTGGTAATGTTAGAGCTGGATATTTTATTGGTGACGGATCACAATTAGCAAACATCAATTCAATTACAGGCAATTTAACTGTTTCCGGCAATATAATTGCAAATACAATTATTGTTGGTTCGGCAGCCGGCGGTAGTTTAACCGGTGCAAATTTATTACAAGCAGCATATATTGTTGGAAATGTATGGCAAGGAATTTATACTGCCAATGTAATTGAATCTACGGGCAATCTATATTTTACTAATGCAAGAGTATTTGCCAACTTATCTCAAGCAAGCATAAATGCACTTGCAGACGTTGATACAGTAACCGCAGTACCAACAATAGGTCAAGGCCTAATTTGGAATGGTACTATTTGGGCACCTGCATCAATAACTGTTTCGGGTACAGAAACATCAAATATTGCTAATGTAGTATTATCGACAGCCAATTTTACAACGGCAAATATACGAGAGGCTTCAAGTAATTTATATTATACTAATGCGAGAGTTTATGCAAATGTATTACCATTATTAGCAACTAAAGCTAATGTATCTGATTTAACAACTGCAAATATATTTGAATTAGGTGATACTACAACAGGTAACGTATTCTTCTCTAATGCAAGAGCAAGAAACTCTATTAGCGCAGCTGATGGTACAATTATATACGATCCAATTGCAGGTACAATTAGAGCAACTGCAAATGTTACTGCAACTATTAGTGCAACTATTGATGGTTTAAATACTGGTAATGTATCGGAAAATGCTGCTTCGGGCAATCTGTATTATACGAACGCAAGAGTATATTCTAATGTTATTCAATTATTGAGTAGCTTAGGATTGGCCGCGGGTGTTAATTTTACTACAGATCAAATACCAGAAGCAAGCAATTTATATTATACTAATACAAGAGTATATGCGAATGTTGCTCCGTTATTAGCAAATAAAGCAAATGTAACAGATTTGACAACGGCAAATGTTGTTGAATTTAATAATCTATATTACACAAATGCAAGAGCCAGATTAGCAATATCTGAAGGTACGGGCGTATCTTACAATAATACGACGGGTGTAATATCAATTGGACAAAATGTTGCTACAACGGCAAATGTTCAATTCAATGGTTTACGAGTAGATGGAAATGCTACTTTCTACGGCACTGCAACATTCTATGGTAATGTAACAACTCATACATCAAATAACTTGTCCGTATCGGACAATATGATTTATTTGAATGCAGGTTCGGAAACATCTAATCCTGATTTAGGATTTGCTGGTAATTATAATGATGGTGTTTATCATCACGCAGGTTTCTTTAGAGATGCTTCAGATTCTGGCACATGGAAAGTATTTGAAAATTATTCCCCAGAACCAGATGCTAATATCTTTATTGATACAAGTCATGCATCGTTTAGACTTGCAAATCTTGCAGCAAATTATTTCGTTGGAGATGGTTCAAGATTAACTAATATTGTTTTACCTACAGGAACATTAAATTCCATAACAGGTAATTTAAATGTAAATGGTAACGTAATTGCAAATTCGTTTGTTGCTACAGCGCCGGGAGCTGGAACATTATCTTCGACTTCTGATCTAGCATTAATAGCAACAGGTAATTTAAATCTTACTGCAAGTAATATTAATTTAAATTCAAATGTATTTGTTGGCGGAAATTTAAGAGCAAATTATTTTGTTGGTAATGGTGCATTATTAACCGGAATTGTTACATCAATCAATTCTGTAAATGGAAATCTAAATGTAACTGGTAACGTAATTGCCAACGCATTTGTATCCACTTCAACTGGCGTAGGTATATTATCATCTACATCTGATTTAGTATTATCTGCATCATCTAATGTAAATATTAACGCAAGTAATATTAATCTAAATTCGAACGTATTTACTACTGGTAATATAACTGCAAATTATTTCAAAGGTAATGGTGCATTATTAACAGGTATTGTTACCACAATCAATTCAGTTGTTGGTAATCTAACAGTTACAGGAAATGTAATTGCTAATGCGTTTGTAGCAACTGCTCCCGGAACAGGAACATTATCCTCTACCTCAGATTTAGCATTGACTGCTGCAGGTAATTTAAATCTTACTGCAAGTAATATTAATCTAAATTCGAACGTATTTACTACTGGTAATATAACTGCAAATTATTTCAAAGGTAACGGTGCACTATTAACTGGTATAGTATTACCAGCAGGTACATTAAATTCTGTAACGGGTAACTTGAATGTTTCTGGTAACGTAATTGCCAACGCAATCTATACTGGCGCAGTAATTAATACAGGCAATGCCTCGGCCGCATATTTTATAGGCGATGGTTCTAGATTAACTAATATATCTGTAAATTCTGTAACAGGTAACTTGAATGTTGCTGGTAATGTAGTTGCTAATGGATTTGTTTCTATAGCTCTTGGTGCAGCAATATTATCATCTACCAATGATTTATTAATTAATGCCGCAAGTAATGTAAATATCACCTCAAGCAGTATTAATTTAAATTCAAATATATTTGCAACAGGAAATATAAGCGCTACCTACTTTAAAGGCAATGGCGCGCTATTAACAGGTATTGTTACTACAATTAACTCTGTTGCCGGAAATCTAAATGTAACTGGTAACGTAATTGCCAACGCAATTTATACTGGCGCAGTAATTAATACGGGAAATGCCTCGGCTGGGTATTTCATTGGCAATACAGTTGCAACAACAGTTGTCTCAACCGGCAACATTACAACAAATGCATATTTTGTTGGGGATGGTTCTAGATTATCTAATATTACTTTACCTGCAGGTACATTAAATTCTATAACAGGTAACTTGAATGTTTCCGGCAATGTAATTGCAAATGGATTTGTTTCTACAGCTCTTGGGGCAGCAATATTATCATCTACAAATGATCTTTTATTGAATGCAACATCAAATGTATCCATTACTGCAAGCAGTATTAATTTAAATTCAAATGTATTTGCATCTGGTAATATAACCGCAAATTATTTTAAAGGTAACGGCTCGTTATTAACAGGTATTGTTACTACAATTAATTCTGTAACAGGTAATTTAACTGTATCTGGTAATGTAATTGCCAATGCAATATACACCGCAGCAGTAATTAATACCGGTAATGCCTCGGCCGCATATTTTATAGGTAACGGCTCGTTATTAACAGGTATTGTTACTACAATTAATTCCGTAAATGGTAATTTAAATGTAACAGGTAATGTAATTGCCAACGCATTTGTATCTACATCAACTGGCGTAGGTATATTATCATCAACATCTGATCTGTTATTGAATGCAGTAAGTAATGTAAATATTACAGCATCCAATATTAATTTAAATTCTAATATATTTGCTACAGGGAATGTAAGTGCAAACTACTTCAAAGGTAATGGCGCATTATTAACTGGTATAGTATTACCAGCAGGTGCATTAAATTCTGTTACAGGTAATTTAAATGTAAGTGGAAATATAATTGCAGGCGCTGCAATTATTGCAGCAGGAAATATTACTGCAAATACAATAAATTTAACTGGTACGGGCAGTGCATTATTATCATCGACTTCGGATATAGTAATAACTACAAGTGCAAATGCAAGCATAACTGCTGCAAATATTAATTTAAATTCTAATATATTTGCTACAGGGAATGTAAGTGCAAACTACTTCAAAGGCAATGGTGCATTATTAACTGGTATTGTTACTACAATTAATTCCGTTTCAGGTAATTTAAATGTTACAGGTAACGTAATTGCTAATGCGTTTATTTCAAGCACAACAGGTGCCGGATTAATATATTCTTCTACAGACTTTAATATTAATTCTGCATCAAATATTAGCATCACCGCAAGTAATGTAAATCTTAACTCTAATGTATTTACTACAGGAAATGTTAAGGCAGCATATTTTATCGGCAGTGGAGCATTCTTAACAAATATTACTCTGCCTGCAGGAACATTAAATTCTGTAACAGGCAATTTAAATGTTTCGGGTAACGTAATTGCCGCAGGTATTTTTGCAAATACATGGCAAGGCATTTATACTGCAAATGTAATTGAATCAGCATCTAATTTATATTATACTAATACAAGAGTATATTCAAATATAATTCAATTATTGCCAACATTGGCAGGCCAAAATATTAATATTGCGGCAAATGGTCAAATTAGTGCAAATATATCCGCGTTAACGGGTAATATTGCAGTAAATGGTAATTTATTAGTTACTAATTATATTACTGCTAATGGTTTAATTATTAGAGGAACAGAATTAGTAACTGGTGCATCTGGCGCATTAACAATATCTGCATCAAATGTTTATGCTGGAAATATATCCGCAAATGTTTGGAACAACATATATACTGCAAATGTAGTTGAAACTGGCGCAAATCTGTATTTTACAAATACAAGAGTAATTGCAGCATTAAGTGCAGGTGATGGTATAACTCTTGCATCGAATGGTTTAATTTCTGGCGGTGTTCACACAATTATTGACGCACAATATTTTAATGGCGGCAATGCAAACATTATGATGGCGTCCGCAGTTGCAGATGCAAAACGTATTATAGTTAACATAGATGGTGTTACACAAATACCTACTCTGGATTATTCTGTTAATGGAACAACATTAATATTAAGTTCAATACCTGCAACAAATTCTATAGTTGAAGTTAAATACTTCGGCAATGAAGCAATAACAACATTATCATTCAATCCTTTCTTATTTGCTGGTCTGTGAGAGTAAAATATGGCGTTAAATTTTAAAGTATTGGGGCAATCAACAAGCCTTTCTGGAAATTCAAATATCATTTTATATGGAGTACCTTACTATACAAGTACGGTAGTATCCACATTAAATGTTTGTAATTATGGTTCGGGTCCTGCAACATTTGATGTTGCATTTAGAAAAGGCGGCGCGAATTTAACAAGCAAGCATTATTTCTCATATAGAACACCAATTGCTGCATATGAATCTATAGGTATTACTGCAGGAATTACTTTGGATCAAGCAGATCTTGTAGTAGTATCTGCAAATACCTCAAATGTTAGTTTCAATTTATTTGGTACAGAAAGCTTTGCTGGCGGCGGATCGGTGTTCCCAACCATGGAATATTTAATTGTTGCAGGTGGTGGCAATGGAGGCGGTGGTAGTACCGCAGGTGGCGGCGGAGGTGGCGGCTTTAGATTTGGTAGTTTAAATACTCCAATGACAGGAGCCGCTACTTATACAATTACCGTTGGGGCTGGTGGTACAAACGCATCAAGTATTGATGGCGGATATCTTGTTTCAAAAGTAGAATCTGCAGGCGGCGGCGCAGCAGGTCAAAATGGAGGCTCGGGTGGCGGTAACGGTGGTCTTGGTAATGTACCAGCAACAACTCCTAGACAAGGATATGACGGAGGAATAGCATTTAACGGTTCATCTGGCGGTGGCGGCGGTGCAGGCGCAGCAGGCTCTGGACTTAATGGCGGTGTTGGAGAATATTCAAGTATAACTGGTACTTCATTGCCTTATTCTGGCGGCGGCGGAGGTTCTTATTCCGGCGGCCAAGGCGGTAACGGCGGTGACGGCGGCGGTGGCTTAGGTGTTGGTTTTAATTATGGCGGCGCTGGATATTTAGGAAACGGCGTCAACGGAGGAACAAATACTGGAGGCGGTGGAGGTGGTTCCGGTTCTGGTGGTTCTGGTGTTGTTATAATACGATATTCAAATACATTACCTGCAGCAACTAGTACAGGAAGCCCAACAATAACATCTGCCAACGGATATCAAATATATAAGTTTACATCATCTGGCACATTGACGGTGTAAACAATTATGACGTTCTCATTTCAAAATTTTAATTGGAACGGCGGTTTTAGAATTTATACGAATGCGATATCTTCTGTTGAATATCTGCTTGTTGCTGGCGGTGGATCTGGCGGAGTAAATAGTAATCAGGGCGGCGGTGCCGGTGGTATGCAGGCCAATACTGCTTCTGTGTCCATAGGTACTATATACATTTAAGAGTTCTGGTACAATAACATTCTAAAATAATATGACTTTCTCGTTTCAAAATCTTAGTTATACAGGAAATTTCACATTTTTACCTGGTCCAATACCACCTCCAATAATTGATTATTTGGTTGTTGCTGGAGGTGGAGGCGGGGGCGGCACTAGCAATGACGGTAACGGCGGCGGAGGTGGCGCCGGCGGGTTTGTAATGGGGACAACGGCAGTTACTTCAGGATACACATTAAATATTTCAATAGGTGCAGGCGGCGCCGTTGCTGCAAACGGTGTTGATTCAACTTTACAATTATCTGGATCATTGACTATTACTTCATTAGGTGGCGGCGGCGGTCAACAATATGGCATTGGTAATAGTGGTGGATCGGGTGCTGGAACGTCAAGGGTTGCAGATCGCGGCGGCTATGGATTACAACCAGCAAGTGCCAGTGGCGGCTATGGTAACGATGGTGGTGCTTCCAGTAGCGGATACTATGTTACTGGCGGCGGTGGTGCCGGTGCTGCTGGATCAGGATATCCTGGCGCAGGCGGCGCTGGTAAAGAATGGCCGGTTGGTTCTGGAACATACTATGCAGGTGGTGGCGCCAGCTGGTATGCAATGGGTGGGACAGGCGGAGGCGGTAACGGAGCTCTTCAAGTTGGTAATAACACTGGCCAAAACGGCGTAGCAAATACTGGCGGCGGCGGTAGCGTAGGCACAAATAACGGGGCTGAGGGCCGCGGCGGATCTGGTGTTGTTATCATTCAATATCTTGAGGGATACCCGCCCGCCGCAAATACAACTGGTTCACCTACAATAACTGTTTCTGGCGGATATAGAACATATAAATTTACAAGTACCGGTACAATAACATTCTAAAATAATTATGCCCATTTCTTTTCAAAATATTAACTATCAAGGCAATTTTACTTTTACAACTGGGCCATCACAGGTATCCAGCCCGTCAACTGTAGAATACTTAGTTATAGCCGGCGGTGGCGGTGGAGGTGGCGGCACAACTAGTCCCGGCGGGTCGGGCGGCGGCGCCGGCGGTTATAGAACAGCTACTGGATTTTCTGTTACTCCAGGGGCAAACATAGTAATTACTGTTGGATCTGGCGGTACTGCTGGAACAGGAACATCGCCAATTGCGACTAAAGGAAGTGATTCAATATTTAGTACTATTACTTCTACAGGCGGTGGAGCCGGCCAACATTATAATCAAACATTCAATTCTGCAATACATAGTGGTGGCTCCGGCGGCGGCGCATTTTGGAATTTTGGAACAGCTGGAACTGGTAATACACCTAGTACAAGCCCAAGTCAAGGAAACGACGGTGGCCCAGCAGGCGGCGGTGGCGCAACTCAGGCAAGTTCTGGCGGCGGAGGAAGTAGCGCAGTAGGTGGGCAATCTACTGGGTCGGCCGGTGGAGCTGGAGGTAATGGTACTGCATCCTCAATTTCTGGTACTTCCACTACATACGCTGGCGGCGGTGGCGGCGGTGCAGGCATTAATAGCACGTTAGGTGCCGGTGGTTCTGGAGGCGGCGGCAGCGGTGGGGCCACCTACGGCAATGGATCGGACGGATCCACTAATACCGGAGGCGGTGGTGGCGGTGCAGGCGAAGAACAAAATGGTACTCGTACTGGAGGCAATGGTGGTTCGGGTATTGTAATTATACGTTATGCAGATTCTTATGCGGCAGCGACAACAACAGGATCTCCTAACGTAACAGTTGCCGGTGGTTATAGAGTATATAAATTTACAAATTCCGGCTCAATAATTTTCTAAAATGATTACGTTCAATAATATTTCCTCTTCAGGTAGTTTTAATTTTAATGTTACTACATTAGGGCCAACTGCCCCTTCGTCTGTAGACTATTTGGTCGTAGCAGGTGGCGGGCCCGGCGGATATGGAATACAAAACTATTCTATTGGTGCAGGTGGCGGCGCAGGTGGACTATTACAAGCAACCGGGGCAGCTATAACTCCAAGTGTAACTTATACAATTACTATTGGCGCGGGTGGCGCGCAAAGTTCTTGGACCAATGGATCAAATTCTGTTATTTCAGGATCGGGATTTACAACTGTTACAGCTGTTGGCGGCGGAAAAGGAGCAGATTCTCGCAATTATAATGTGCCTGCTGGCAACGGAGGAAGCGGCGGCGGAGGGGCAACTCTTATAGGCAGTTCAACTGGTAAAGGTATATATCCAGGTTCAACGTATATAGATGCAGCCAGACAAGGTTATGATGGAGGTAATAATGGAACAAATGGATATCCTTATCCTACAGCAGGTGGCGGTGGTGCCGGTGGCGATGGATTAAATGGTTCTGGGTCCTCGGGCGGAACGGGCGGCCCTGGTTTATATTCTACAATATCTGGTTCAAATGTTGCTTACGCTGGCGGCGGTGGTGGATCAGTAGTTCAAGGTTCGGGTTATCTAAGTACCGGCGGTATTGGTGGTGGCGGCCGAGGCGGCTCACCCGGCCTTGCTGAGGCAGGTACTATAAATACAGGCGGAGGCGGCGGTGCCGGTGGCGGTACAGTATCTTCTCCTGCAGCTGGTGGGGATGGAGGTTCGGGTATTATAATTATACGATATGCTGATTCTTATAATGCTGCTTCAAATACAACAGGTTCTCCAAACGTAACAGTGGCGGGTGGTTACCGAATATACAAGTTCACAAGTTCTGGTTCAATAACTTTCTAAATAAAAATGTTTACTTTTAATAATTTTAATGTTACTGGTAATTGGTCTGCAACCAGTGCCGTATATATCGGAGCACCTACAGCCGTTGAATACTTAGTTGTTGCTGGTGGAGGCGGTGGTGGTGGATCTGCTGGTGGTGGTGGAGGCGCCGGCGGGTATCTTGCAAATACTGGATATTCTGTAAATGTTTCTTCAGTTTATACTGTAACCGTGGGAGGTGGTGGAACAGCAGGTGGTGGCGGTTCTCCAGCATACCAAGGCACACAAGGAGGAAACGGCACCAATTCAGTATTTTCAAATATAACTAGCATTGGTGGCGGTGGCGGTGGCGCATCGGGCCCTGGAGGCGGGACCGTTGGTTTGCGAGTTGGTTTATCTGGTGGGTCAGGTGGAGGTGGCGCGGGGAATGATCAATCTGTTCAAGCTGCTGCATCTGGCACCGCCGGTCAAGGTAATAATGGTGGATCAAATGGCACAGTATCCTCCCCGTATCCAGCAGCCGGCGGCGGCGGAGCCGGTGCAGTGGGGGGAAATGGTTCTGGTAGTCAATCTGGTGCGGGAGGCGCAGGATTATATTCCACTATTTCTGGAGCAAATGTTGCTTATGCCGGCGGCGGCGGTGGTGGCTCATCAATACAAGGCGCAGTACAAGGCGCTGGCGGTGTTGGCGGTGGCGGTGCTGGAGGTCAGACAGCTGTAAGTTCAGTAGCAGGTACTACAAATACCGGAGGAGGAGGCGGGGGTGGACAAAATACATCTGGAGCACCTTATATTAATGGTGCCACAGGCGGTTCAGGTATCGTTATTATTCGATATGCAGATTCATATACTGCTGCTTCAAATACAACAGGTTCCCCTAATGTAACCGTTTCTGGCGGTTACCGAGTATACAAGTTCACAAGTTCTGGTTCAATAACTTTCTAAATAAAAATGTTTACTTTTCAAAATTTTAGCACCAATGGGACTTTTTCTGTTGTAACTGGTTCTATACCGCCTGCAACTGTTGAATATTTAGTTGTTGCTGGTGGAGGCGGTGGCGGTGGTTCTGTTGCTGGTGGTGGAGGTGCTGGTGGTTTATTAACAGCCTCCAATTTATCTATTTCTCCTAGTATTGTGTATTCAATTAATATTGGCGCAGGAGGAGCAGGCGGCGCAAATAAATATTTTGGATCAAATGGTTCAAATTCTTATATTAGTGCAAGTGGAAGCAATCTTATTATTGCAGTAGGTGGTGGATACGGTTCGGCAGGTAATGATACCAATATAAATGGTGGGGCATGGAATGCTGGATCTGGCGGTTCTGGTGGTGGCGGTACAAATATTGTTGGAAGATTGGGAACTCCGGGTTCCGGCATTGCTGGTCAAGGTTATGCCGGCGGCGCCGGTTATAATAGTGGTTCAGCTGGTTATACTGGTGGTGGAGGCGGTGCAGGTGGCGTGGGAGTAGCTGGAGATGGAACCACTGCAGGCGCCGGCGGCCCTGGGGTATATTCTACAATATCCGGTTCAAATGTTGCTTACGCAGGTGGCGGCGGTGGCGGACAAAATGGTCTTGGCGGAGTAGGTGGAGGCGGAGTAGGTGGAGATACTGCACCAACCGCAGGTACTACAAATACAGGTGGCGGCGGCGGTGGTGGAAATGGATATGCGGCGGGCACAGGTCGAGCAGGAGGCTCTGGTATTATTATCATTCGTTATCCAGATTTTTATACTTCTGCAGCAAATACAACCGGTTCTCCTAATGTAACTGTTTCCGGTGGTTACAAGATATACCAATTCACAAGTTCTGGCACAATAACTTTCTAAATAAAAATGTTTACTTTACAAAATCTATCTTCTACCGGAAATTTTTATATTACGCAAGTAAATATTCCGCAGCCATCTGACGTATACTTTAAGTACGTTACAATGTTGTTGCATGGTGACGGAACTAACGGCTCTCAAAATAATACGTTTATAGACTCCAGTACTAATGCTTTTACTATTACTCGTAACGGCAATACCACGCAAGGTACGTTTAGTCCATATGATGCTAGCTGGTCTAATTACTTTAATGGCAGTAGCACTTATTTTACAGTTCCAACTAATGCAAACTTGCATCTAGAAACTGCTTCAGTTTTTACAGTTGAAGCCTGGATATATCTTACAGGAATTGGTTCATCGCAATCAACTATTGTTGGTAATAGAAGCGGTTTAAGCGTAAGTGGATGGGAATTTAGAGTTAGTACTTCACGAACCTTACAATTCTATTATACCGGCAATTCTGGAAGTACCACAAATTCTACCGATGTATTAGCATACAATACTTGGTACCATGTTGCTTTAGTAAGAAACTCTGGAACCGTTCAGATTTTTATCAACGGAGCGCTATCCATAACTAATAATTCCATTACAAACGGAACATTAAATTCAACTGCGCTTACTATTGGAGCTGAGGGATCTGACACTACATCCATATTTGCAGGATATATTTCAAATTTAAGAATTGTTAACGGCACGGCATTATATACAGCTGCCTTTACAGTCCCAACATCGCCATTAACTGCAATTACTAATACAGCATTACTCACTTGTCAATCAAATCAATTCATTGATAATAGTACAAACGCATTTACTATAACAACTACCGGTTTGCCTATAGTGCAAAGTTTTAGTCCGTTTGCTCCAACAACGGCATACAGTACTAGCGTTATTGGTGGATCTGCATACTTTGATGGTACAGGGGATTATTTGTCAATTCCAAATGCCGCCGCACTTCAATTTGGCACCGGTGATTTTACAGCCGAGTATTGGGTATATTTTAATTCAACACCTAGCGGCACCTCTCAAATGCCTTTATCTAAATGGGCATCAAATACCGGTTGGGAACTTTATTTTACCAGTAACACTAATAAATTTGCTTTTTATGCACTTGCTGGCACCCCAGCTATACTTGGCACAACATCACCTGTTGGAGGTGTATGGTATCATTTGGCGGTGTCACGAGCCAGCGGAACTATAAGACTTTTTGTTAATGGAACACAGGAAGGATCATCAGTTACTGGAAATACAAGTGATTTTAGTGATACTAATACTTTATTTATTGGCAAAGAAAACAACACCACGGGTTTACCTTTTACCGGTTATGTCTCCAACCTTCGGATAGTCAAAGGCACAGCAGTCTATACAGCTAATTTTACGCCTCCTACTGCTCCATTGACTGCAATAGCAAACACATCTTTACTATGTAATTTTACTAATGCGGCAGTTGTTGACAACTCGCAATTAAATAATCTAGAGACAGTTGGTACTGTACAAATAAACACAAGTGTTGCAAAATTTGGCGCAGGGTCAATGTATTTTGATGGCAGTAGTTATTTAACCGGAAAAAGCAGCACAAATTTTAGTTTTACCGGAGATTTCACTATTGAATGTTGGGTTTATTTAACTACGGCCAGTGGAACAAAAACAATCTTTACAAACAGATCATCTTATGCTAATCCAACCGGGCTTGCTTGGGTAACGCAATCTGGGTCTGCAGCATTATCAATCTATACAAATAGCGGATTTTCTGCAGCAAGCTCAACTGCTATTACAACAAATACATGGACTCATGTTGCTCTTACAAGATCAGGAAGTACTATTACCCAATGGCTAAATGGTGTGAGCGTCGCTAACGTAACAAATAGCAGTTCTTTTACAGATGCTTTATGTTATATAGGTGCAAATAATTCTGCCGCAGAATATTGGCCAGGTTATATAGACGATTTCCGTATTACAAATGGTATCGCAAGATATTCAAATACATTTACTGTACCAACAACAGTTTTCCCTGACATTGGACCATAGTATGTTCACTATACAAAATCTTAATATTGGTGGTGTTTCTGGATATGCAGCCGAACTGCCAACTGATACTTACTTTAATTATGTTACTTTGCTTTTACATGGTGACGGGACTAACAGCACCCAAAACAATACGTTTATAGACTCCAGCAGCAATGCGTTTACTGTCTCTCGCACTGGCAGCGCAACGCAAGGCAGCTTTAGCCCGTTTGGGCCTGATTGGAGTAATTATTTTAATGGTACAAGCGGTTATTTAAACGCAAGCGCAAATGATGTTTTTGCTTTTGGCACGGGGTCTTTCACTGTAGAAGCATGGGTAAATTTATCAATATTGCAAGACACTTTGTTATTTGATACCAGAACATCCGCTGCAACTACTGGAATCGGATTTCAAATTAATTCATCTGGTGTTCTTTGTTATATTCAATCAACAAGTACATCATTAGCAACAACTGCGTTAACTGTAAATACATGGAATCATGTTGCTTGGGTTTATAATGGCACATCAGTTACTGGGTACGTTAACGGAGTTGCAGGCACTTCATCAACTATTTCTTTAAATATAACGCAAAATAATTCTTCTATTGGTCGTTCCGGCGTATCCTCGGCTAGTTTTATTGCTGGATATATATCCAATTTGCGAGTTGTTAAAGGAACAGCAGTTTACACCGCAGCTTTTACACCTCCTACAGCGCCATTAACAGCAATAACCAATACGTCTTTACTCACTTGCCAATCAAATCGTTTTATTGACAATAGCACAAACGCTTTTGCCATAACAATTGCTGGTTCCCCATCCATTCAGCGTTTTAGCCCGTTTAGTATGGGGTCGGCGTATTCTACTTCTGTAATTAGCGGCAGCGGTTATTTTAATGGTAGCACTGATTCTTTAACTGTTCCAGCTAATACAGCATTTGCTTTTGGGCAAGGTGATTTTGCGGTTCAAATGTGGATATATCCTACAGCAACAATAACTAGCCCCGCCAATATTGGATTATTTTATATAGAACAAACAAACGGATTGGTTGTTGGTTTGGTTAATGGTTATATTGCGATGGGTTTAAGAACAATTGGATACGATTTAACATCAACTTATATACCACCTTTAAACACTTGGACTCATATTGCTGTAACTAGATCAGGAGCAACTGCGTACATTTTTGCAAATGGTGTTTTAGTAGGTACGGTAACGGCCCCTGGAGGAAATCCGGCCAATAACTCTAATTACCTTTGTACAACTGGATTACCTACTATTGCTGGAAATTATGCTGGCGGTGCAGGATTTGGTTATTTTCCTGGATACATATCTAATATTCAAGTAGTTAAAGGTACAGCAGTTTATACATCTGCTTTTACTCCGCCTACTTCCCCAGCAACAGCAATCACAAATACATCACTTCTGCTTAACTACGTCAACGGCGGCATTTACGACAATGCCATGCAGAACAATTTAATAACCGTTGGTAATGCTCAGATTAGCACCACGCAATCTAAATTTGGCGGGGCTTCAATGTATTTTGATGGTTCTGGTGATTATTTGGTTACGAACATTCCATCAAATAATGTATATACTTTTGGTTCGGGTGATTTTACTATTGAGTTTTGGTTATATTCTGTTAATTTTTCCAGCCCAGTTAATTTGCAAATAGTTGTTGATTTTAGGCCAACAAGCACGGATGGTCTATATCCTTGTATATATTTTACAAGTGGTCAAATTTTTTATTATGTTTCTTCAACTAATGTAATTACAGGAACAACTTTAAGCTCAAGTCAGTGGTACCACATTGCTTTAAGCCGTTCTGGAACAAATACTAAATTGTTTGTAAATGGTACGCAAGTTGGTTCCACGTACACAGATTCAAATAATTATTTATGTGGGCTTAATAGGCCTGCAATTGGATGTAGGGGTTTTTTGTTGGGTGAAAATAGTTACAATGGTTATATAGACGATCTGCGTATCACCAAAGGATACGCCCGCTATACCGCTAACTTCACTGCACCAACAGCGGCTTTACCCGATATCGGACCATAGAATGTTTTCTTTTCCATGTTAACAATACAAAATTTTAATCTTAGTGGCGCAATGAGCTTTAACAATGTTTCTGGCGCATTACCAATTCCACCTACAGTGACATATATTTTAGTTGCGGGCGGGGGATCTGGTGGTACTGGAAATTATTCTGGTGGCGGTGGTGCCGGCGGGTTACTATCAAATACATTCTCAACAAGTGGCGGTGTAACATATTCTATCACGGTTGGGGCTGGCGGCGGAACTGCTGCAAGCGGCGGAAATAGTGCAATATCCGGAACAAATATTACAACCGTCACTGCAGTTGGTGGCGGCCGAGGTTCGGGTGGTTATGGTAGTTTTGCCGGAGCAGCTGGTGGTTCTGGTGGAGGCGGTGGCGCAGGCGGCGGTGGGCCTGGCGCAGGTACAACAGGCCAAGGTAATGCTGGAGGATCTGCTGCTACAGGCGGCAACTATTCTGGAGGCGGCGGCGGGGGGTATGGTGCCGCAGGCAGTAATGCAGCCGACGGTGTAGGCGGCAATGGCGGTGTAGGTACAAGCACATACAGTTCATGGTTGTCTGATACTAATTTGGGGCACAATGTTAGCGGTACTAGATATCTTGCAGGTGGCGGTGGCGGGGCCATTGAGAGAGCATATGGCACACCCGGTTCGGGTGGCGCTGGCGGCGGTGGCGCGGGAACACTTGGAGGAGGAGCTGCAACTTCAGCAAGTACAGGCATTATAAATACAGGTGGAGGCGGTGGCGCTTGGACTGCTTATGGCGGAACCCAATATTCATATTTTAATGGTGGATCTGGCGTTGCTATTATTAGATATTCAGATAGTTACCGAGTAGCAACAACTACCGGCAATGTATCTTATATAGCAAATAATGGCTATCGTTACTATGCATTTTTTGATTCCGGATCTTTAACTTGGTAATTTAAATGGCTGGTATAAACTATAGAGTTTTAGGACAAGTAAACCCAACTAACGGGGTAACTACTGCACTATATACTGTTCCAAATAATTACTCTACACGAGTAACAACTCTTGCCGTTTGCAACTATTCAAATGCAGCAACAAGATTTAGTATTGCTGTCCAACCATCAAATGCAACAATTGCGGCAAATAGTTATTTAAATTATAATACATGGGCACCTGCATATGATACTACTTTGTTACATACAGGAGTATCATTAAATGATTCGGACGTTATTTCCGTAGTCACAAATGGTTCATCTAATGTCAACTACACCCTCTTTGGATTTGAAACATCGAAAGATATGCCAACATTATCAAGTGTAGAATATTTGGTAATTGCCGGTGGCGGCGGTGGCGGTGACGGCCCAGGAGGATATGGCGGCGGTGGTGGTGGAGCCGGTGGATTTAGAACAGGCAATACCCAAATACAAACAAATGCAAATCTTGTTGTTGTAATTGGCGCAGGCGGTACTAATAGTACGAACGGCAGCAATTCATATATTCTTGGCGGAAATCCTGCAGCAGGATATGTTATAAATCTAATATCTGTAGGCGGTGGCCGAGGCGCAAGTTATAGTGGTTCAGTTATACCTGCCGGTTCTGGTGGTTCTGGCGGCGGCGGCACAAATCTTAATGGCGATGCAGGTGGTACTGGTATTGCAGGCCAAGGATTTGCTGGCGGGCAAGGCGGCGGGCAGGCAACATACTATAACAACGGCGGTGGCGGCGGAGGTGCTAGTGCGGTTGGTACCGGCGGATCGTATGATGGTACTGGCGGCGCAGGCGCATATTCTGCAATAACAGGAACAAATATTGCCTACGCCGGCGGTGGCGGAGGTGGAACAAACTGGGGCCCTAGTACAGGGGGCAGAGTAAGTTATGGTGGTGTCGGTGGTGGCGGCCAAGGCACAGCCTATGGTACATTCTCGCAGAATTCACCAACTGCAGGTACAACAAATACCGGTAGTGGAGGAGGCGGAGGTGGTTCGGGTACAACTGGAGGTTATGGAGGTTCAGGTATAGTTATAGTTCGTTATCCAACATATTATAGTGCAGCAACAACAACAGGATCGCCAAATGTAACAATTAGTGGCGGTTATAGGATTTATAGATTCTGGCAAACCGGCTCAATTAATTTTAATAAATAGTCGGTTATCAATTAATTTATCACAAGGAGATAAAATGTCGCATTTTGCAAAAGTAGAAGATGGTATTGTAACACAAGTAATCGTAGTAGAGCAAGACGTTATTAATACTGGTTTATTCGGAGACCCATCATCTTGGGTACAAACATCATATAACACATACGGTGGCGAGCATCGTAATGGTGGCACACCTTTGCGTAAAAATTACGCAGGTATTGGTTACACTTATGATTCTCAAAGAGACGCATTTATTGCGCCTAAACCATTCGCAAGCTGGGTTCTAGATGAGAACACTTGCCTTTGGAACGCACCTGTTACTATGCCTACAGAAGGCGGACCATACAGATGGGATGAGGAAACAACTAATTGGGTTGCAATTACTACTGAGTAAAGAGAAAGCATATGGCAATAACGTATAAAGTTTTGGGGCAAGCATCCCCAGCTGCAACTACAAATACTGCACTGTATACTGTACCGGCATATATGGCTGCGGCCACATCTACGTTATCCATATGCAATCAAAATGCAACTGATGCAAGATTTCGTGTAGCGGTACAGGCAGGAAATGCGTCGATACAATTTAAACATTATATCGCATATGATACACTTTTACCCGCATATGAAACCATTTCATTAACTATAGGAATGACATTGGCAACTACAGATGTGGTTACCGTGTATGCAAATACAACCAATATTAGTTTTAATTTATTTGGGTCAGAGATTAATACATGACCTTAAGACGATTTAGTACTACTAAAGTTAGCCGGTCCCGATCTTTTTCGACGTCCGGCACAACTACTAGTAATAACGTAAGTCGTCAGATGAGAATAGATTATTTAATTGTTGCAGGTGGTGGTGGCGGAGGTGGATCTCCGGGTACCGACTCAGACAGAGATGGCGGAGGTGGTGCTGGCGGTCTTGTTATGGGATCCGTTGCTGCCAGTAAATTTGGAATAGGTACGGCGATATCTATACAAGTTGGAACTGCAGGATCAACATCAACCTCTCCAACTGCAGGCGGTAATAGTTATTTAGGACCTGTGATTGCATATGGTGGAGGAACTGGTGGATATTTTGGTGCAAATGCTGGTGCTGGCGGTTCTGGAGGCGGTTCTGGAAGAAACTCAAGTCCTGCAGGAAAAACTCAAATAAGTTATCCGGAATATGGTGGGACTGGATTTGGTAACGCAGGCGGCGGCCAAGGAGATGGAATATTTGCATCTTCCGCAGGTGGTGGTGGGGGTGCTTTAGGTCCTGGTGGATTTTCTGGTGGCAATTCTGGTGGTTTAGGAATGGTATCAACTATTACTGGATCTGCAGTAACATATGCAAGCGGAGGCAGGGCAGGATCATTAATAACATATCCAACAAATACTGGTTCTGGGGGTAGTGTCCAACCATATGGTGGCACGACTCAACCAACAGATGGTATTGTGATAGTAAGACATTTGGCATCGTACCCTCAAGCAACAACTACTGGTTCTCCAACAATAACAATATATGGTAATTATATAATTTACACGTTTACGAGTTCTGGCTCAATAACATTCCCGGGATAGAATAATGTCAATCATTTTTAACAATATAAGTATTTTTGGTAATTTATCTGTAGTAACACCTTACATACAATTGGCTCCAAGCACTGTTGAATACTTAGTTGTAGCTGGCGGTGGAGGCGGGGGTGGAGGCGTTGTAAACATATCTGTTGGCTCTGGTGGTGGTGCAGGTGGATACTTAGCTAATACTGGATTTGCGGTTAGTGCATCAACAACATATGCTGTAACGGTAGGAGCAGGAGGCACTGCAGGGTATTCAACACCAGGCGGTAATGGAAGTCCATCAATATTTTCAAGTATTACATCAACTGGTGGCGGTGGAGGTGTTACTGGAAGTGGTATATATAATGGCGTTGCAGGCGGCTCTGGAAGTGGGGCTGCATACACAGGAACACCTGGCACAGGAATTAGCGGACAAGGTTTCGCAGGAGGAAGTGGGGCAACAACTTCAAATTACGGATCAGGTGGAGGTGGCGGTGCAGGCGGCGTTGGTGGAAATGGAACTACAACAGTTGGAGGTGCTGGAGGTATTGGGGCTACTTCTAGTATTAGTGGTTCTTCACTTAATTACGCTGGTGGTGGTGGTGGAGGTATTGGAAATAGTGGCTCTGGAGGCGCCGCATCTTATGGCGGCGGGGCGGGAGCTTTTGGAGTAGCAACGGCTGCAACTGCTAATACTGGAGGTGGTGGCGGTGGAGGAGGGGGTGGATCATCATCGGCTGGAACCGGCGGCAATGGCGGGTCTGGTGTTGTAATCATACGTTATCCATCTGATTATAAACTAGCAACATATACAACAGGTTCGCCAGACGTAGTAACGTCTGGCGGAAATGTAAGTTACATATTTACACAATCTGGTTCAATAACTTGGGCTCCTGTTGTTACAGTTGAATACTTAGTTGTTGCTGGTGGTGCTAGTGGCGGTTCTCCATATGGTGGAGGTGGTGGTGCAGGCGGATTTAGATCATCAGTAGTAGGTTCTACTAGTGGAGGTGGAGCATCCGCGGAAACTGTATTAAGTTTAACTCCGGGTGTTTCTTATACTGTAACAATTGGTGCTGGCGGCGCTGCACGAAACAACACATCTACTCCTGGAAATAATGGGTCAGACTCAGTATTTGCCACTATTACATCTATTGGTGGCGGTGGTGGTGGCTGGCGATATACTAGTGGTCAAGGTTCTAACGGTTCATCCGGCGGTTCTGGAGGAGGTGCTCCAGATAATTATTGGAGTGCTAGTTATACTGGTGGTGCAGGAACAACAGGTCAAGGATATGCCGGTGCTGGAGCAGCATTTTATACTTACTTAGGTTCGGGCGGCGGCGGCGCCGGTGGTGCCGGAGTTCAGGCTTCGTCAGGTGGTACGGGTGGTGCTGGTCAAACAAATTCTATAACTGGAACAGCAACATACTATGGTGGTGGTGGTGGTGGTGGACAAAATAATGCTGGTGGCGCAGGCGGTGCCGGTGGTTCTGGAGGTGGCGGCCGAGGATCAGGCGGAGGTTTGGCTTCTACAAACGGAACTGTTAATACAGGTAGCGGAGGTGGTGGTGGTGGAGACGGAGGATATGAAGCGTCAGGTGCCGGTGGTTCTGGAATTGTCATTATTCGTTATGCAGATTCAACTGCAGCTGCATCAAACACAACAGGATCTCCTAACGTAACTGTTACCGGCGGTTATAGAATATATAGATTCTGGCAATCTGGAACAATAACTTTTTAAATGTTTACCTTTCAAAATCTTAGTTTTGCTGGAACTTGGTCTGCCGTAGGATTGCCCAGCGCAGCCACTACTCCGTCAACTATAGATTATTTGGTTGTAGCTGGAGGAGGAGGCGGTCCGGGTGCATACTATGGAGGGGGCGGTGGCGCTGGAGGTTTACGTTCTACAGTAACAACAACCGGCGGCGGAGGAAATCTTGAATCTCAGTTATCAGTTGTTGCTAGTACAACATATAATATAACTGTAGGCGCAGGCGGAACCGCCGGTGGATCTGGCAACGCTGGTAATAATGGTGCAAATTCATCTATAATTGGAGGAGCAGTCAATATAGTATCCTTGGGTGGTGGCGGAGGGCAGTTCTATATAACTGGTGCGCCTGCCGGCCAAGGTGGTTCTGGTGGTGGCGCCGGGTCTGGTTCTACATATAGTATTTTGGGCACAGCAAATCAAGGATATAACGGTGGCACAGGCGGAGGTGGCGGTGGTTCTACGGGTGCTGGCTCTGGTGGTGGGGGCGGTGGTGGCGCTGGAGGCGTTGGTGGCAACGGGGTAAATAATGGATATCCTAGTGGTACTGGTGGCTCAGGCGGTCCAGGAATATACACTACTATTAGCGGAGCAAATGTTGCATATGGTGGCGGCGGTGGCGGTGCAGGATATGCAAGTGGAGGGTCTCAAACTTATCCAGGCGGTGTAGGTGGCGGCGGTGTAGGTGGAGCCGGCGGTTCTTCTGCTACTGCAGGTACGGCAAATACTGGGGGAGGCGGAGGCGCCGATGATGGTCATGCATTTACTACAGGTAAAGATGGAGGTTCCGGTATAGTTATCATCCGCTATTCTAGTTCTTATAATGCGGCATCTGCTACAACAGGTTCACCAAACGTAACTGTTACTGGTGGTTATAGAATATACCAATTCACGAGTTCTGGAACAATAACTTTTTAAATAAAATGGCATTTACAATTCAAAATCTTATTCTCGGCGGCAATATGCAAACATCGCAGCCTGCCCTTGGTGCACCTTCCGCAGTAGAATACTTAGTTGTTGCTGGTGGCGGTGGCGGTGGATATAATTATGCCGGCGGCGGCGGTGCCGGAGGATATCTTGCAAATGTTGGATATTCAGTAAATACTACTTCAACGTATACAGTCACTGTCGGCGCTGGCGGAGTTGGAGCAACAAGTGGTGCAAATGGTACAAACGGAAATGCTTCGATATTTGGCGTATTAACTGCAAATGGAGGCGGTGGCGGTGCAGGTTTCCAAAATAATGGTTTAGCTGGTGGCTCTGGCGGTGGCGGTGGCGGAAATAACGGTGGGTCTTATACCGGAGGTTCTGCTGTATCTGGACAAGGATACGCTGGCGGTTCTGGATATTCAAATGGCGGTGGGGGTGGTGGCGGCGGCGCTGGCGGTGTGGGTAGCACAGGCGGCAGCGGCGGCCCTGGCCCAGGCGGCGCCGGAGGCATTGGTCAATACTCTACATTATCTGGTGCAAATGTTGCCTACGCCGGAGGAGGTGGTGGTGGCGGCAGTTCTGGTGGAACTGCAAGTTACGGTGGCGGCGCAGGAGGCAGCGGAACAGGTGGTTCCGGAACAATTGGCACTACAAATACTGGAGGGGGCGGCGGCGGTGGCTCTGCTTATAATGGTTCTGGCGGCAATGGCGGTTCCGGCATCGTTATCTTGCGTTACCCATCTGATTATACTGCAGCAATTACCACAACTGGTTTGCCAAATGTAAGTGTAACAAGTGGTTATAGAATATACCAATTCAATAGTTCTGGAACAATATCTTGGGCACCGATCTTATTTATGGAATACTTAGTTGTTGCTGGTGGTGGTGGCGGCGGTAGAGAGAGTTACTCAACCGGAGTAGGTGGCGGTGGAGGTGCTGGCGGCATGCTTACCGGAAATAGTACTGTAACTGTTGGAACTACTTTTATTGTTACTGTAGGCGCCGGCGGTTCTGGATATACTGTTAGTGGGGGGACGGGGTCTCCTGGTTACAATGGTGCAAATTCTAATATTTCTGGTTCAATTACTGTAACCGCGGTTGGTGGTGGTGGTGGTGGTGGCGGTTCTAGTGGAGGTACAGGTTCTGCCGGTCTAAATGGTGGTTCCGGCGGTGGTTCCGGCGGTACTGGTGCAGGTGCAGGAATTGCCGGCCAAGGAAATAACGGCGGAACAGGATCTGGAGCCGGTGGTGGCGGTGGTGGCGGTGCTGGCGGTCTTGGTGGTTCTGGAGCTGGCAGCGCAGGTGGTGCTGGCTTATATTCAACAATAAGCGGAGCAAATGTTGCATATGCTGGCGGTGGCGGTGGAGGTCTTTATAATGCTCCCGCGGCAGCCGGCGGGGTTGGTGGAGGCGGCAATGGTGGTCTTTATTATGCCGGGCAAGCACCTACAGCAGGTGCTACTAATACCGGAGGAGGTGGAGGTGGTTCGGGCAATAGTAGTGGCGGAGATAGCACTCCTGCAGCAGGTGGTTCTGGTGTAGTTATTATTCGTTATGCGGACTCAAATGCAGCAGCAACTGCAACAACTGGTTCGCCAAATGTAACCGTTTCTGGTGGATATAGAGTATACCAATTCACGAGTTCAGGTTCAATAACTTTCTAAATAAAAATGTTTACTTTTCAAAATTTTAATGTCAGTGGACCGTTTGCTGTTTATGGAGGCCCTGTTGTTTATGGCGCGCCAAGCACAGTAGAATATTTAGTTGTAGCAGGTGGAGGATCCGGAGCGGGCTACGCGGGCGGCGGTGGCGCTGGTGGATATAGAACATCAACAAGTTATAGTATTAATACTGCCAATTCTTATACAATTACCATAGGAGCAGGAGGCACGGCGGTAACAGACGTTTCTCAGAATGGTAATGATGGCAGTCCTTCAGTATTTGATACAATTACCAGCGCTGGAGGTGGAGGCGGGGGAGGATATGCAAACTCTGGTCGCCCCGGAGGTTCGGGCGGCGGCGGAGGAATTGGTTCTGGTAATCCGGCAGGCGGAGCTGCAACCCCTGCCGGCCAAGGAAATGCAGGTGGTGCAGGGGGTAGTTATTCTAATCCTTATCCAAGCGGAGGTGGTGGTGGCGCCGGCGCAGTAGGGGGCGCCGCAGTTGGTAGCACTCAGTCAGGTGATGGAGGTGCTGGATTATATTCCACTATTTCTGGAGCAAATGTTGCTTATGCCGGCGGTGGTGGCGGCGGTATAGGATATGCCGCGGCCGGTAAAGGAGCCGCGGGCATTGGTGGTGGCGGCATCGGTGGCAACGGTAGCACAGCCGCCGGATCCGGCACACCAAATACAGGCGGTGGAGGCGGCGGCCAAGGATATAATAGCGGAAACGGATCGGGCGGCGCCGGCGGATCGGGCGTAGTTATTATTCGTTATGCAGATGTTTATACTGCCGCATCAAATACAACTGGCTCGCCAAATGTAACTGTTACTGGCGGATATAGAGTATACCAATTCAATAGTTCTGGTTCAATAACTTTCTAATATGATTACTGTCCAAAACGTAAATCTTAACGGCAATTTTTCTTTTATTGCTCCACAAATTCTAATTGTCCCCTCAACTGTAGAATATTTGGTTATTGCCGGCGGGGGGGGTGGCGGAAGTGCAGTTGCCAATAATACTGGTATGGGAGGCGGCGGCGCAGGTGGCTATAGAGCCAATGCCGGATATTCTGTTTCTGCCGGATCAGCAATAACAGTTACGGTCGGCGCAGGCGGCGCGGCTGGCGGGTATAACGGAAATAACTCCGTTTTTGGATCTATCACATCAACAGGCGGCGGGGGTGGCGGTACTTATTATGGTGCCGGCGGATACGGAGGAAAAGATGGCGGCTCAGGAGGTGGTGGTTCTGGGTATGGAACAATAACTCCTGGTAGTGGCACTTCTGGGCAAGGAAATTCTGGTGGCTCTGGAAATACTGGAAACTATGCTGGTGGTGGTGGTGGTGGGGGCGGCGCTAGTGCTGCTGGTAGCGTTGGCCCTACAGAAAAAGGCGGCGCTGGAGGTAATGGAACATCATCATCCATAAGTGGGTCTGCAACTACTTATGGTGGCGGCGGTGGCGGCGGGAATGGCTCAACAAGCGGCGCGGCCGGCGCTGGCGGTACAGGTGGTGGTGGCGCTGGCAGTGGGTCACCAAATGGTTCAACCGCAACTTCAGGAACAACAAATACTGGCGGGGGTGGCGGAGGTGGTTATTACTATTCTGGTGTGGGCGGCGCAGGTGGCTCTGGTATTGTAATCATTCGTTACGCAGATTCATATACTGCTGCTTCAAATACAACAGGTTCTCCTAATGTAACCGTTTCTGGTGGTTACAGAGTATACCAATTCACAAGTTCTGGTTCAATTACGTTTTAACCTATTTTTAATCGTATATAAATAAATAGATAACAACAAAAGGTCAAGAAATGACGCGCAAAATAGATTCTAGTTTAATTAGTCCATTGGGCGGAACAGAAGGACAGGTGCTTGGGATTAGTTCCGGCAATGTTACTTTTATTGCTGCAGGAAGCGGTGGTGGGACTACTTATGCAAATTCTATTGTAAATCTTAATACTGCAAACGTAACAGAATCCGCGTCAAATTTATACTATACAAATGCAAGAGTTATTGCTGCAGTTGCAAATACAACAATAAGTAATCTAACTGTTGCTGGTAATGTAACAGTTTTGGGAAATGTAGTTGCCAACGCATTTATATCTACCACAAGCGGCCCAGCTATACTATCATCTACAACAGATGTATATATCAATTCAACAAGTAATGTAAATATTACTGCAACTAATGTAAATGTTGCCGGAAACTTAACCGCAAACTTTTTTAGAGGTAATGGCTCTTTATTAACTGGGCTTGTCACTTCTGTAAATTCCGTTACTGGCAACTTAAATGTTTCTGGTAACGTAATTGCCAATGCGTATTTTGTTGGAGATGGTTCCAAATTAACTAACTTGCCTTCACTAAGTTCTGTTACAGGAAATTTAACGGTTACCGGAAATGTAATTGCAAACGCATTTGTATCTACCACAAGCGGTCCGGCAATACTAGCATCTACCACGGATGTTTATATTAATTCCGTAAGTAATGTATCTGTTACTTCAAGTAACATTAATTTAAACTCAAATATAAGAGTTTCTGGAAATGTCACGGCAAATTATTTCCTAGGTGATGGTTCTAGATTAACTGGTATAAGTGCAGGTAGCAGCAATTCTGTAACTGGCAACCTAAATGTTAGCGGCAATGTAATTGCAAATGCTTTTATTGCTACTTCTAATGGCCCAGGTATATTTTCTTCTACAACAGATCTATACCTAAATTCTGCTGCAAATGTAAGTATTACATCAAGTAATATCAATTTAAATTCTAACATTGTAAGAATATCGGGTAATATATTTTCAAATTATTTTGTTGGAGATGGTTCAAGATTAACTGGCATAACTGCAAATGCAAGTAGTTCGATTACTGGAAATCTAAATGTTTCTGGTAACGTAATTGCAAATACTTTTGTTTCTACTGCGGCCGGTACTGCGGCTTTAATTTCATCTACAGATTTTGTATTAAATGCCGCGGGCAATGTAAGTATTACATCAAGCAATATTAATTTAAATTCTAATGTTTATGCAACAGGAAACATTAATGCAAATTATTTCAAAGGTAATGGTGCATTATTAACTGGTATTGTTACTACAATTAATTCTGTAACAGGTAACCTAAATGTTTCAGGAAACATAATTGCAAATGCAATATACACCGGGGCAATAATTAATACCGGCAATGCATCAGCTGGGTATTTTATTGGTAATGTAGTTGCAAATACAGTTGTTGCCGTAGGCAATGTTACCGCAAATTATTTTGTAGGCGATGGTTCTAGATTAACTGGTATAACTAGTTCTGCAAATATTAGTTCTGTAGCAGGAAACTTGACCGTAACAGGGAACGTAATTGCTAATACTTTTGTTTCTACAGGAACAGGAATTGCATCGTTAATTTCATCCACAGATTTTGCCTTAAATGCTGCCGCAAATGTAAATATTACTTCTGGTAATATCAATTTAAATTCAAATGTATTTACAACAGGTAACGTAAATGCAAATTATTTTAAAGGCAATGGTGCATTACTAACAGGTATTACTGCAACTGTTAGCTCTGTAACAGGAAACTTAAATGTTTCTGGTAACGTAATTGGATCATATTTTGTAGGTAATGGCTCACTATTAACAGGTATTACTGCAACTGTTAGCTCTGTAACCGGTAACTTAAATGTTTCTGGTAACGTAATTGCAAATGCTTTTGTATCTACAGGATCGGGTGCTGGCGGAATATCATCCCCTACAGATTTTTATATTAATTCTGCAGCAAATGTTAATATTGTATCTAGTAATGTAACACTTAACTCAAATGTAGTAATTTCAGGAAACATAAGTGCGAATTTCTTTAGAGGTAATGGTTCGTTACTAACAGGATTAGTTACTTCTGTAAATTCAGTAACTGGTAATTTAAATGTTAGCGGAAATGTAATTGCTAACGGATTTGTATCTACAGGTATAGGATCCGGAGGAATATCTTCTCCAGTTGATTTTTATATTAATTCTGCAGCAAATGTAAGTATTACATCAAGTAATATTAATTTAAATTCAAATGTATTTACAACTGGCAATTTAAATGCAAACTTCTTTAGAGGTAATGGTTCATTACTAACGGGTATTGTTACATCAATTAATTCTGTAACTGGTAATTTAACTGTTACTGGTAACATCCTTGTAGGATCAAATGGTTATATTGGCGTAGGCACATCAAATCCCGATTCAGAAGTTACAATTTTAGCTATACCTCAAACAGTAAGCTATCCAGTTACTGGTACTAGCAATACTGCAGGTACGGACTTGCATATTTCTGGGGCGGACGGTTCGATAACTCGTATCACACAAGACTCATTTGGCTCAAATACTTACGTAGCATTTACTGGTAGAGCAGCCCGCGGTACAGCTGCAAGTCCTGCGCAAACACAAAGTAATGATACATTATCACAGTTCACCGGACGTGGTTTTAGTAACGGTAGTTTGCAATTTAGCACCGTATCAACAGGACGTGTTGATGTAGTTGCGGCAGAAAACTTTACCGACACCTCCCGTGGCACAAAGGTATTGGTCTTTACCACTCCAACTGGTTCCATTAACCCAGTCAATACTGCAACATTTGATAGCACTGGTGCATTCAGCGCAAATGGCAATGTTACAACAGGCGCATATTTTGTAGGAGACGGTTCTAGATTAACTAATGTAGTTGCAACTTCTGCAAATATTAGTTCCGTAACAGGTAATTTGACAGTAACAGGCAATGTGATTGCTAATGCGTTTGTAGCAACTGCACCAGGCGCAGGCTATATTTTATCTAGTTCGGATGTAAATATAAATGCCGCAAGCAACGTAAACATTACAGCAAGCAATATTAATTTAAATTCAAACGTATTTACAACAGGTAATATAACCGCAAATTATTTTAAAGGCAATGGCGCATTATTAACTGGTATTACTATCAATTCCGTTACAGGGAATTTAACCGTTAGCGGAAACGTAATTGCGAATACAGTTATTGCAACCGGCAACATAACGGCAAACTTCTTTAGAGGCAATGGTTCATTGCTAACAGGCATTACCGCAAGCGTTAGTTCTGTAACAGGTAATTTGACAGTAACAGGCAATGTGATTGCTAATGCATATGTTTCAACAGCAACGGGACCTGCAGTACTATCTTCAGCATTGGATGTTTATGTTAATTCTGCAACAAATGTAAATATTGTTTCTAATAATATAAACTTGAATTCCAATGTTTACGCATCGGGCAATGTAAACGCAAATTATTTCAAAGGTAATGGTGCATTATTAACAGGCATCGTTACTACAATTAATTCCGTTACAGGGAATTTAAATGTTTCCGGTAATGTAATTGCAAATGCATATGTTTCAACAGCATCGGGCCCGGCGGTATTATCTTCGGCATCAGATGTTTATATTAACTCTGCATCAAATGTTAATATTGTTTCAAGTAATATTAATTTAAATTCAAATGTATTTACAACAGGTAATGTAAGTGCTAATTTCTTTAAAGGCAATGGCTCGTTACTAACAGGAATCGTTACAACTATTAATTCTGTAACAGGCAATTTAACAGTTACAGATAACGTAATTGCAAATGCAGTTGTTACAACGGGCAATGTAACTGCAAACTTCTTTAAAGGCAATGGTTCGTTACTAACAGGAATCGTTACAACTATTAATTCTGTAACAGGCAATTTAACAGTTACAGGAAATATAATTGCAAATGGCTCGGTAATTTCTGCAACTTTTGTTGGAACCTCGGTTGGAGCAGGATTAATCTCATCTACATCCGATATTAACATTAACGCGGCAAGTAACGTAAACATTACGGCAAGCAATGTTACCTTAAATTCAAATGTTGTAATTTCTGGAAATGTGAGCGGAAACTTTTTTAGAGGAAATGGTTCTCTGTTAACCGGACTTGTTACTACGGTCAATTCTGTAACAGGCAATTTAAATGTTTCGGGCAACGTAATTGCTAATGGATCCGTAATTTCTGCAACTTTTGTTGGAACTTCTGTTGGCGCCGGCCTTATTTCTTCAACATCCGATATTAACATTAACGCAACAAGTAATGTAAACATTACGGCAAGCAATGTTACCTTAAATTCAAACGTAAGAACAACTGGCAATGTTACAGCAAATTATTTCTTAGGCGATGGCTCTAGATTAACAAATCTACCTTCGGCGAGTTCTGTAACAGGCAACCTAAATGTTTCTGGCAACGTACTTGTAGCATCGGGCGGCAGCATTGCCGTTGGTACATCTTTACCCGATGCCGAAGTTACAATTTTAGCTTATCCTCAGACAGTAAGTTATACAGTTACTGGTACTAGCAATACCGCCGGCACGGACTTACACATTACAGGCGCGGACGGTTCTATAACTCGTATCACACAAGACTCATTTGGCTCAAATACTTATGTGGCATTTACTGGGCGTGCGGCAAGAGGAACCGCTGCAAGCCCAACACAAACCCAAAACAATGACGCATTAGCACAATTTACTGGACGCGGTTTCAGTAATGGTAGTTTGCAATTTAGCACAGTATCAACCGGACGTGTTGATGTAGTAGCAGCAGAAAACTTTACCGATACTAGCAGAGCTACTAAGGTATTAGTATTTACAACTCCAACTGGTTCGATTGCCCCAGTTAATACTGCGACATTTGATAGCACAGGTGCATTTACTGCTAATGGAAATGTTACAACCGGCGCATATTTTATTGGTGACGGTTCTAGATTAACTAATCTAGCAGCGGCAAGTACTGTAACTGGCAATCTAAATGTTTCCGGTAACGTAGTCGCTGGCGGTAGTTTCATATCTACCGGCAATCAAACAGGCACATTATATTCAAGTGCAAACTTAGTAATATCTACTCCTGCAAATATTGTCCTACAAGGCAATGTGTTTACAACAGGAAATGTTTATGCAAGTTACTTTAATCTTCAAGGTAATTTAACTGTTACAAATACCGTAAGTGCTAATAATTTTGTAGCTTCTGGAAATCAAGATGGTACTATAACATCTGCATCAAATATTTCGATAGCAACGACTGCATATATTTCGTTGAATGCAAACACAGTAACATTATCATCCACATATAACGCAAATGCAGTATTGTCTAGCAGCGGAAACATATCATTAATTGCAGGTACCGGCAATAGTGTTGTTATACCAAATAGCCCATTACGATTTGCTAGTTTAAACACCGCAAATCTAAATTATGCCAATTTAGCTGCAGGAGATACTGTTTATAATCTTGGATCGAATGTACTAAATTATCGTGGTTCCAGCAACGCATGGATTGAAGTTGGTTATTTAAATATTCCACAGAATAGCCAAAATACAAATTACACCTTAGTAAAAGATGATGCAGGTAAGCATATTTTCCATCCGGCAACAGATGCAAATGCTCGCACATTTACAATTCCATCGAATAGTAATGTTGCATATCCATTAGGAACCGCAATTAGCTTTATTAATCTATCATCAAGCACTGTTTCAATTGCAATTGCGGTTGATGTGATGTATTTAAGTTCTGCAGGTACAACAGGTACTCGTAGTTTAGCACAATATGGCACAGCAACTGCAGTAAAAATTACTTCTAATAATTGGATTATTTCGGGAAGCGGTTTAACATGAGCGCCAACCAACAAATTTTATCGGGGCTCGGCGCGCCGGCTGTGCAAAAGGTTGACGTTGCAATTGCTATGTACTATTCCCCGTACGTCATGGTATATTCTTGGGATTCGGCTACTGGGTTTGGAACTAAGTATGCAGACCCAGGTACTTTGCCGCCAAACCCCGGATATTCTCTTGATTGGCACCCTACCGGAAATGCTCTTGCAATTGGCATTGGCGGCGGAGGCGGCGTACGGCTTTCGGCCTATGGATGGTCAACTTCTGGATTTGGTTCTAAGTTTTCGGATCCTCCAAGCGGAATATATAACGATGTTACCGGCGTATCATTTAATTCGGCGGGAAATGTAATTGCAACTTCATTTATTGGATTTGGAGTTTATATTGCAGCAATTGCCTGGTCGCCTTCTGGATTTGGAACTAAGTATGCAGACCCAGCAGTTTATCCTGCTGGCGCTGCTCAAGATATAAAATTCAATCCTGCAGGAAATGTTCTCGCATGTGTTCACGAATCTTCGCCATATATGACTGCATGGCCCTGGAGCGGTGGATTTGGAACTAAATATAGTAATCCAAGTTCATATTATGTTACGACTCATTATGGACTTAACTGGTCTCCTTCTGGCAATGCTATTGCGGTAACATTTGATCCTTCTCCTCACCAGTCTGTATATCAATGGTCATCTGGATTTGGAACCAGATATTCCGATCCAGGAACTGCAACTGCTGGTACTGGGTGGGGGGCGGCATGGAGTCCATCTGGAAATGCTTTAGCATTTGCTCATTCCGGGTCACCATTTGTTAGTGTATATCCTTGGAGTTATAGTTCAGGATTTGGAACTAAATATTCTAATCCGGGTACTTTGCCTAGTAGCAGTAATTACGCAAAATCTGTTTCGTTTACTGCTGCTGGCGATGCTATTGCATTTACGCATGATGTTACTCCGTATATCTCGGCATATCCTTGGAGTGATAGTACAGGATTTGGAAGTAAATATTCAAACCCAACTACATTGCCGACATCTGGTGTTACGCCAAATAGTGTTAGATTTTCTCCCCCACATTGAAAGTATAAAATGAATAAAAACGAAATTTTAAAACAAGCACTTGTTGCTAGAGAAGAAGAAATTTTTGGATATCAAATCAACATTGATAATTATACGCTTGCCATTGAACATATTAATGCTAGCGGAGATTCGGATTTAACTGATTTTCGCAATAAGCTTACCGAACTATTGGCGTCTGAAAAATTAGAACAAAAAAAGGCAAAAGTTATTCGAGATATTGTTCAAAAGCAATTAGAGGATTAATATGTACGCGCAACAAATAGAAAATACTTGGAAAGAATTAATAGGAAATATTGTATTTTCTCCAACCATTTATCAGACTGCAGAATCATTGACTGATGAACAACGTCAAGAATTCAATGTATATTTAATAGAAGAAGCTGCCATACCTTCTGTATCATCTACTCAAAAATTGGGATCGATTGTTTACACACTAAAAGATAATGTGGTTGAAAAGTCTTATACTGTAATTGATAAGACATCTGAAGAAATAGCACAAGAGACTGCATATAAAGCGTTGCAAGTTCGAGCCGAACGAAGAGTTAAACTTGCGGAATCTGATTGGACTCATCTGACTGATAGCACAGTAAACAAAACAGAATGGGCAACATACCGTCAAGCATTACGAGACATTACTACACAATCAGGATTTCCGTTAACAGTTGAATGGCCTACTCCTCCTGGAGCATAATAAATAACAAGAGAAACAATTAGTTTCAAATATCGGAGCAATAGATGGCCAAGTTAAAAGTATCAGAATTACAAGCAGCGACTCAAATAAATTTGAATGATACAATGTATATCGTTCAAAATGGTGTTAGCAAACAAGCAAATGTGTCTACATTCCTTGCAAATACTTTAGGCTCTCCTCAGATTGCATCTGTTACAAATTATTCTCTTCTTATAAGAGACCAAGATAAGCATTTGTACTTTACAAATGGCACAGATGTAACATTATCTATTCCAAATAATACTGAAATTTCTTGGCCTATTGGCACAACAATTAAAGTTGTCGCAAAAACAACAAATCAATCAAATGTTATAGTTAGCCCAAATGTAGGAGTATCTTTATACTTGGCTGGCAATTCAACATCAACATCTAGAAAAATTACACCGTATGGCGTAGCAACTTTATTAAATGTTGCAGCAAATACTTGGTTTATAAGCGGTTACGCAATCGTTTAATTATTTTTAGGCGATCTAATGTTTTCTCTTAGTGGCGGGCAGATATCAGGAAGTTTTGAGCTCTCATATAGGGGGCCCTTTGCTGTTCCTGCACTACCAGAATTAACATCTACAGTACCCCAAGGCCAATCTGCATGGACGGGAACGGCTGGAGTATACAATGGCGGTAGTACAACTATTGAATGGACTGTTCCTGCCGGAGTCACTACTATATCAATAGTGGCAGTTGGTGGAGGTTCGGGCGGTGGAAATCTTGGTTCTCCTCTGGGAGCGGGGTCTGGTGGCGGGCTTGCATATGGTTCTTGCAACGTAACTGCTGGATCTAATATTACTATTCTTGTTGGAAATGGTGGCGGAGCATATATTTCTGGAGGCATTTATGATACAGCTGCCGGCGGAGATTCAAAAGTACAGATACCATCAGGAACAGATGTAATTGCAGGATATGGCGGAGGTGCAGTAAGTACTTCAACTTCATATGGCGGCAGTTATTATAATTCTGGAATGGATGCATCAAAACCCAGAGGAGGCGGCGCAGGAGGAAACGGCGCTTGCGGTTCTGGTACAAGTATAGCTGGTAGTGGGGGCGGTGCTGGAGGATATGACAGCAATGGCGGCAACGGCGGTATCAATGGCGGCGGTGCTAGTACCAGCAACTATTCTGGAGGTGGTGGCGGATATCGAAACCAAGGTGGAGGCGTTGGTTTGCTTGGTCAAAGTGCTGGCGGATTTGCACAATCTACAATTAATACAGCAGGATATGATGGATCCGGGGGCGGGTATGGTTCTGGAGGCGGCGGCGCTGGAACATATGTTAACCCATATACTTCATATCCAAAATATGGTGGGAGCGGGGGAGTAAGAATAGTTTGGGGATCAAACAGACAATATCCTGATCCTGCAAATGTTGCTGATGTATCAACAATTACTTGGGCGCCAAATTCTCCAAGAGATATGCCGGGCATAGTTGCATGGTATGACGAAAAATCATTTGATGATCGCCGTGGAATTTGGTATGATAGATTGGGCAATACATCTATCTCAGCAAATGTTGTTGGTTGCGCATTAGTAACTCTTGCTGGAGGCAATGGTGCAAATACAAATCTTGGTGCAGCAATAAGCGGCACACCTGCAAGTAGTATAACATGGCCAACAGGCCTTATATCAAACACGTATACTATATTCCATGTAACAAGATATTCTGGGTCAAACAAACAAAGAATTTATTCAACAACCGGTGGCGTTGATTGGGCATCTGGGCATATTAATGGAGCGGCCGGCCAATTTAAGCATGGTAGCTTATTAACTGGATCGGATGGTTCTACTGATTATTATGGCACAAATTGGTTTGTTACTACAGATCAATTGAATATAGGAAGAACTAACGGGATAACACGCGGTACAGGATCTGGGCTTACAACTTATCCAACCACTTTGGCAATTAATAAATATAGCACAGAGAAGAGTGATTTCCAAACAACGTGTTTAGTTGTTTGTTCGGGTCAGATGAATTACGGATATTATACTGCACTTGAAACCTGGTTGAGAAACTATTACGGAATAACATCATAATTACTATAATGAGATTTGAATTGACTGAAGAAAATTTTATGATGTATGCCATGAAGCATTATGATAATCCATATTGTAAAGGCATGGATGAATTCTTAGACGACGTTAAACGATTTAAATATATCAAACGCCTATTAGGAAAGTATCTTAATAATAAAGAACTTAAAGAGCGATTAATTATAAATCACATAATTATTCTAAATAATTTATTTGGAGTAGATGCAGCAACAAGGATGTTGTTCTTTAAAATAGATAAAAAATACTGGTCACAACTAAAGACATTTCTGGTATTTTTAAATTATATGCCAGAAAAAATAGTTATAACCGAGGAGTCTCCTATATTTGAATCAGAGATTCCATTGGACGCCAAAATAATAGAAATTTTAAGAAGAGTATAAAATGGGTAAATTTGTAGATTCAGTAATAACCTATAGGATCCTTCGTCTTTTGACAACACCATTTGAAAAAACAGATGCCTATAAATTAGGTATTATAGATAAAAATGGGAATGAACTTAAAAAGATGGGCGACCTGAATACGGTTGAAGAAAGAGATGCATATACTCTTTTACACCGATTAGTATTCAGATTGAAAAAAATCATCAATAAAGTTCCAATTGCGAACAAAACTCTAACATCATATGCAGCTGCATATGCCTTAGTTAAAGAAAGCCTAGATAATAATCACGAACCGATTGACCTAGAATTTCAGTATATAAATAAAGTAAGCGCCGAATTAAATTCGGAGCTGGCGATAGTTGAAGAGTTTTTAAATGGAAATAAAATTTTTACATTTAAACAGTTTTCAGAAGACGGTGAAGGTGGAGTTGCGGCAAATAACGCTGCAGTAACACCGGGGATTGCAGGATTACCTCCAGACCAACCCCCTATTAGCAAAAAACGTCAGAAGAAATGGGTTGACAAAAATAGTATATTTAGGAGAAAATAATGGAATTTTTAGGATTAATATTAGTAGCATTGGTTGGAGTTGGTGTTTATGTTTTCTTTAAAAAGGAAGACGAACCTTCTCCTACATTAACACCGTTGAACAAGCCAATGGCTGCTCCTGTAAAAACAGAAACAGTTACGCTTAAACCAATTGATACTCCTGTACCAGTTACAATAGACACAAAAACTGATGCGGCGCCTCAAGAAGCAGTTGCGGTTGCAATTGCACAGGTTGCGGAAGTTAAACAAGCGCCAGTAATTGAAGAGCCTGTACTGGTTGTAGAGCCAGAACCAGTTGTAGAAGAAACTGCAGCAAACCCCGCCGCAAAGAAAACTGCAGCAAAAACAACTGCATCAAAACCAAAAAAGAAAAAGTAATGCAAAATGGAAATGATCGATACTCAAGCAAGGCTTGCCGTCATGGAACATGAAGTTAAAAATATCTGTGACGAACTAAAAGAGCTTCGTTCAGAACAAAAAGAGCAGCATAATTTGATGATGGCCAAACTATCCAAAATGGATGAGCGTATTGGTATCATTGAAAAATGGAGATGGATGCTTATTGGCGGAGCTCTTGTTCTAGGATATTTCTTGGCCCATGTACAAATAGGCAAAATTATCGCTTGATTTTTTATCATTTCTATATTATAATTAAGGCTCTTAGTGGAGCCTTAACTTGTCTTTATTTCTCGATTTAAAATATCTAAAATTAATCAGTAATAGATTGCCATTGTTCAAACAAAAGAACAATCATGTCTATAACTGTAGGTGCATCCTGTGTGGAGATTCTTCTTCAAAGAAAACCAAAACACGTGGATATTTCTATGCCATAAAAAACGACTTATTTTATAAGTGTCATAACTGTGATGCATCAATGCACTTTGGTTCATTCCTAAAGCAACTTGATGCAATGCAGTATAACCAATATACTCTTGAACGATATAATGAAGGCTTGCCATTATCTAAACCTCATCAAAAGATTGAGGATAAGTTTAAAATGGCACAACCTGTATTTGAACAAAAAAATATTCTAGATGAACTATTAGATCGTCTAGATAAATTACCAGAAGATAATGAGGCAGTTCAATTTTGTTTGAAAAGAAAGATTCCAAAAGAAACTTTTGACCGTTTATATTTTATTGACGATATCCGAAAAATTGAACAGCTGTCTGATAAGTACAAAAACACGTTAAAAACATCTGAACCCAGATTGGTCATTCCTTTCTATGACCAGGATGGTTTATTAGTAGGAGTAACTTGTAGAGCACTCAGAAATGAATCTTTAAGATATGTTACTATTAAAATTAATGATGAGAAGCCATTCATCTTTGGACTTGATTTTGTTGATAAAAAGAAAAAGGTTTATGTAGTTGAAGGCCCTATTGATAGTTTGTTTATTCCAAATTGTATTGCAGTTGCAGGTACTGCATTTGGTAAGTTGGATAGTATCGGCATACCAAAAGAGAATCTAGTTGTCATCTTTGATAATCAGCCAAGGAATAAAGAAGTTTGTAAGATCATTGACAAAGCTATCAATAGCAATTATAATACTGTTATATGGCCTCAGACTTTGGAAGAAAAAGATATCAATGATATTGTCTTAACGGGTAAAGATCCGTTTAAGATGATTACAAAGAACATATATAATGGTCTAGAAGCAAAAATGAAATTCGTATCATGGAAAAGGTGTTAAATGAAAGTTAAATTAATCTCAAATTCGAAACCATCTAGAGAAATGGTGACGGATGGAATTTATGAAATTGAGGACTTGGTATCATTTTGTGCAAGGGTATCGAATCCATCTAATCAATATAATTTGGAAACTGCGGACAAGCTAATTAAGTATTTAATTAAGCATCAGCATTGGTCTCCGTTAGAAATGGTTAGTGTGTGTTTAGAGATTACTACAACACGAGACATTGCTCGACAGATTCTACGTCATCGTAGTTTCTCATTCCAAGAATTTAGTCAGCGTTATGCAGACCCAACTAAAGAATTGGATTTTGAAGTAAGAGAAGCAAGGATGCAGGATCCAAATAATAGACAAAATTCTATTAAGACTGACGATACTGAATTGAATAAAATGTGGCAAGCCAAGCAACGAGATCTTATTGCAGAAGCAAGACGAACGTATGTTTGGGCAGTTACTAATGGAATTGCAAAGGAACAAGCTAGAGCAATATTGCCAGAGGGATTGACAGTAAGCAGACTCTACATGAATGGAACCTTAAGGTCTTGGATCCATTATTGTCAACTAAGATCTTCGAACGGTACTCAGAAAGAACACGCCGAAATTGCACTAGCATGTGCTCAAGTAATTGCAGAGATTTTTCCGTTGACTAAGGAACTTGTAAATGAACAGTAATGATGACGTTAAAACATTCATGCTTGCCGGCGAGCAAAAAGTTTATATTAATCCAGCAATCGAAGATGATAGAACCAATCAAGCAGAATTATATTTAAGATTGGTGACAGAAGAATACAATGAATTGACTGAAGCATTTCGCAATAATGATCTTGTAGAAATTGCAGACGCTTGTGCAGATTTAAAATGGGTAATTGAAGGACTTGAACATTCATACGGCATACCACAACAATCAGTATGGGATGAAGTATCTAGATCAAATATGTCTAAAATGGTTGATGGAAAATTAATAAAAAGAGCAGACGGGAAGGTATTAAAACCCGATACTTTTGTACAACCAAACATAAAAAAAGCACTGGGGATTTAAATGTGGCTACTGAATTTTGTACCTGATATCATATTCCACGCTATATTGATAGCAGGAATATTAATATTTCTTACTTCATTTGTTCTAAGATTCATTCCATTCTTTAGAACATATGGTGCATTTATCCAATTAGCTTCGGTATTATTGATTACATTAGGTGTATGGTTTGAAGGTGCCATGAGCGTTCAAGCAGAATGGGAAGCCAAAGTTGTAGCAATGGAACTTAAGGTTGCAGAAGCTCAAGCAAAATCTGAAAAGACAAATACTGAAATTGTTACTCAAGTTGTAGAGAAAACAAAAGTTATACACGAAAAAGGTAAGAGCATTATTAATTACGTTGACAGAGAAGTTGTTAAAGATAAAGAAGTAATTAAGTTTGTAGAGAATTGTCCTATCCCTAGCGCAATTATAAAAGCACATAATGCTGGTGCATTGAATCAATCTATTGAAATTGTTAAAGCCCCCGAACCTGCTGCATCTGCAGTACCAGCACAAAAAGTAGAATCCAAACCTCAAGAACCAGCAAAGACAGTTGCAACGGTAACAACTTGGGCAAATATCAGGCCAACTAAAGATAGTTCAAGCGAAAAAATTGAAAAGCTAGCCCCATATACTAAGATAGAAGTTATTCGTTTAGAAGGTAATTACGCATTTGTTAAGTCAAACAAAGAAGGTTGGATAGGCAAAGAATTTATCTCCATAGAGAAAAAAGGATAAGTAATGAAATATCTAATAATTTGTTTAACAATGTTCCTTGTCGGATGTGCTACAACTGTTCCAGTAGTTGCAAAATTTCCTACAGCGCCCGAAGTATTAAAAGAAAAATGCTCGGCATTAAAAACAATTGAAGGTGATACTATTAGTATTATTGAATATACAAAAACAGTAATAGCAAACTATACATTGCATTATGAATGTGTGGCGAAAAATGATGCTTGGATCGAATGGTATACCAAGCAAAAGTCTATATTTGAAGAAGTAAAATAACAACGGAGTAAGTAAAAATATGTCGCAAGAAATTGTACATGGTATTAAGGTAGATTATTCAAGAGATAATTTATTTGATGAATTAGGAATTAAACGATTAAAAGAAAGTTACATGAAAGATGACGAACAATCTCCCCAAGAAAGGTTTGCATTTGTATCGTCGTCGTTTGGTTCTAACGATGCACACCGTCAAAGATTATATGATTACGCTTCTAAGCATTGGTTGTCTTATTCCACTCCCATTCTTTCTTTTGGTCGTAGTAAGCGTGGGCTCCCTATTTCATGTTTTCTACCATATCTTGATGATTCTGCCGAGGGCTTGGTCAACACATTATCAGAAGTAAATTGGCTCAGTATGTTGGGCGGAGGAGTTGGTCTTGGTATTGGCATTCGGTCTTCTGATGATAAATCTGTTGGGGTCATGCCTCATCTTCGCACTTACGATGCATCCAGTCTCGCGTATAGGCAAGGGCGGACTCGCCGCGGTAGTTATGCTGCATACCTTAACATTTCTCATCCTGATATTCTAATGTTCTTGGATATGCGAAAGCCAACAGGCGATCCAAATATGCGAGCATTGAATCTACATCATGGCATTAATATTACTGACGATTTTATGCACATAATTGAGAAGTGCATGATAGATCCTACTGCCAATGATGATTGGGAATTAAAAGATCCACATGATGGTGTTGTTCGCGAAGTTGTATCTGCAAAAGAATTATGGCAACGTGTTCTTGAAATGCGTATGCAGACAGGCGAACCATATCTACATTTTATTGATACCAGTAATCGTATGATGCCAGAGTTTCAAAAGAAACTTGGATTGAGTATCAGACAAAGCAATTTATGCTCTGAAATTATCTTGCCAACAGATAAAGAACGAACTGCGGTGTGTTGCTTATCATCTTTAAACTTGGAGTACTATGATGATTGGAAAGATGAACCTCAGTTCCTTCGGGATGTTGCTGAAATGCTCGATAATGTTCTACAGTATTTTATTGATAACGCGCCAACTGCCATCGCCAGGGCCATTTATTCTGCTAGCCGTGAGCGCTCTATTGGTATTGGTGCCTTAGGTTGGCACGCATTTCTACAAAAGAATAATTTGCCATGGGAATCTGCTATGGCAGTAGGCGCCAATCACAAAATCTTTAAGCATATTCGTGAGGGATTAGACATTGCAAACCTCGAGCTCGGAAAAGAAAGAGGTGAGGCTCCTGATGCTGCAGGTACAGGTCGTCGGTTTTCTCATATGTTAGCGGTTGCACCCAATGCCTCATCCTCCATTATTATGGGTAATACTAGTCCATCCATTGAGCCTCTTCGGGCAAATGCTTATAGACAAGATACTTTATCGGGCTCATCATTGGCCAAAAATAAATGGTTAGATAGAATTATACAAAAGCATCTTGCAAGTGATGGAGAGACCGTATCACAAAATGATTACAATGATATTTGGTCTTCAATCATTGCAAATGATGGTTCGTGTCAACACTTAACTTGGATGGATGATTGGACTAAAGATGTATTTAAGACATCTATGGAAATTGACCAACGATGGGTTGTGCAGCATGCGTCAGATCGTCAACAATATATTGACCAAGCACAATCAGTTAATCTGTTCTTTAGACCTGATAGCAATGTGATGTATATTCATGCTGTTCACTTCCAAGCATGGAAACAAGGATTGAAAACACTTTACTATTGCCGCTCTGAAAAGATTGGTAAAGCGGATAAAGTATCTAAGAGAATTGAAAGAAAAGTGATGGAAGAATTAGATATGAAAACTCTAGCTTCTGAAGAAGTCTGTTTAGCGTGTGAGGGATAATATGAAGATTTATAGATTTACAGCATCATGGTGCCAGCCATGTAAAGCAATGGCAAAAATATTGGAAGGTGCAAACACGGATAATGTTCCAATTGAAGTAGTTGATATTGATGTTCATCCAGAACTTGCAGCAACATACCGAGTACGTAGTGTACCTACATTGATAATGGTAGATGAAGATGGAAAATCATTAAAGATGATGGTCGGAGTAAAATCAGAATCAATTATAAAGGAGTGGTTAAATGATTAAGAAAGCTTCTAGTAGATTGACTGACGAAAGACAATCATTTAAACCTTTTAATTATCCATGGGCATATGATGCTTGGTTAAAGCATGAGCAATCTCACTGGCTTCATACAGAAGTACCTATGTTAGAAGATGTTAAGGATTGGAAGAACAAACTAACAGATTCCGAGAAACATTTCCTAACTAATATTTTCCGTTTCTTTACTCAAGGTGACATTGACGTTGCGGGCGGCTATGTAAATAATTACTTGCCATACTTCCCACAGCCTGAAGTAAGAATGATGCTATTGGGATTTGCTGCAAGAGAGGCATTGCACATTGCTGCATATTCGCATCTTATTGAATCACTTGGTATGCCTGAAAGCACATACAATGAGTTTATGGAATATCAGGAAATGAAGGACAAGCATGAGTATGTTATGGACATATCTCAGAAAAATTCAACAAAAGAAAATACAGCAACGCACATTGCCGTATTCTCAGCATTCACCGAAGGTATGCAATTGTTTAGTTCTTTCATTATGTTATTGAACTTCCCTCGTAACGGGAACATGAAAGGTATGGGACAAATTGTTACTTGGTCTATTGTAGATGAAACAATGCACGCCGAGAACATGATCAAGTTGTTTAGAACATACATCGAAGAGAATAAAGAAATTTGGAACGATGATCTTAAAGGAAAGATTTATTCCATTGCAGAGAAGATGGTTGAGCTAGAAGATAAGTTTATTGACCTAGCATTTAGTATGGGTGAGATGAAAAATCTTACATCTGAAGAAGTTAAAAAGTATATTCGTTATATTGCTGATCGTAGATTAATTTCATTGGGTCTAAAAGGCATCTTTAAAGTTAAACGTAATCCATTGCCGTGGGTGGAAACCATTATTAATGCTCCTACTCATACTAATTTCTTTGAGCAACGTGTTACTGATTATGCTAAAGGCGCATTGTCTGGTTCATGGGAAGAGGTCTGGGCAAAATGAGCAATGAAAAGGTGATTTCTTTTGTAGATAAAAGACGAGCGATTTGTGATGAATGTGAGTTTAAAGAAAAGATTATTGGCGCAGACATTTGTTCAAAATGTGGATGTGCTATATGGGGTAAGGTGAGATTGAGCGGACAAAAATGTCCAGAAGGAAAATGGCATGCCGAATAAATTTGATGATGCACATATGAAGGTTGCAGAGACCTATGCTAAGTTATCTTCTGCAGGTAGATTGAAGGTTGGAGCAATTATTGTTAAAGATGATAGAATCATTAGCATTGGGTACAATGGTACACCGGCTGGTTGGGATAATGCGTGTGAGGATATAACTTCAGAAGATTCTTCGTATATAATTGATCCTGGCGGTCCGGAATATCCAATGCGCCTAATTGGTACAAAGACAAAACCAGAAGTTATCCATGCTGAAATGAATGCTATTGGTAAACTTGCTAAGTCTGCAGAGTCTGGTAACCAGGCAACAATGTACATTACCCATGCGCCATGTTTTGAATGTGCTAAGCTTATACATATTGCTGGTATAAAGAAAGTATTTTATCGCGAGCAATATAGAAGCACCGAAGGTTTAGAATTTTTAGATAAGTGTAATATTGATGTGGAGAAGATATGAAAACAGAAAATTTAAGAATTGGTTTTGTTGCATCAACTTTTGATTTGTTCCACGCAGGGCATGTCATTATGCTTGAAGAAGCAAAGAGACAATGCGATTATTTAATTGCAGCAATACAACTTGATCCTACATTGGATCGTCCAACAAAGAATAAACCGGTACAATCTATTATTGAAAGACAGATTCAAGTTTCATCATGCAAACACGTTGATGAGATTATTGTTTATTCTACAGAAAAAGAACTTGAAGATATTCTAATGTCATTGCCAATAGACGTTAGAATATTGGGAGAGGAATATAAAGACAAAGAGTTTACCGGCAAAGACATTTGCATTAAACGTAAAATAGATCTATACTATAATAAAAGAGATCACTTCTTTAGCTCGTCTGACCTTCGTCTAAGAGTTTACGAAGCAGAATCAAAGAAACGAGGAGAACCCGAGGCATGCCAAAAAGCAAACACGAATGCGTCGAATGTGACGCAATCTTCACGATAAGCCATCAACTAGATGAGACTTATTATGAGGTAACAAACTGTCCTTTCTGCGGTGCAGAAATAGAACATGATGACCAGGACGATGACGACGAAGAATTGTCCTAAATGTGGTATCGAACATAAAAAGCCTGGGAAATTCTGTTCCCGGGCTTGTGCCAATTCTAGAGAATGGAAAGATGAGCATAAGCAATTATTCTCTGAACGGCAAGCAGCCTATATGGCAAGAGAAGAATCTGAAGAACACAGAGCAAAGAAATCTATTCAAACCAAAATGCTTGTTAAAGCTGGTATTATGGGAACAGGAGAAGCGACGGAAGATCCTGAAGATGTGATGACAAACCCAGATGATTATTTCTTTGTTCCTCCAAGGGATGAGGGTGATAGTTTTTCTGATGGAAATGACTATTGGGAGACCGTATAAATACTAATTTAAATTGGTATTTAAATGTGGTTATATAAGAACAAAGAATTAGAAGTAATTCCAGATGATGCATATGGGTATGTTTATCTGATTACTAACACTATCACTAATCGTAGGTATATAGGTAAAAAACTATTTTGGTTTAGAAAAACTAAAGTAGTTAAAGGTAAAAAGAAAAGATTAAAGGTAGAATCAGATTGGAGAGATTATTGGTCTTCATCTGATGAGTTAAAAGCTGATGTATTAAAGCACGGCGAAGATAATTTTGTTAGAGAAATATTGCATATATGTCCAAATAAAGGATTATGCAATTACCTTGAAGCTAGGGAGCAGATGGATAGGAGAGTATTGGAATCGGAAGATTATTATAACGGTCAGATACAATGCAGAATTCATCGTACTCATATTAAAAACTTAAAAAGTTAAAGGGGACAAAATGTTAGATACCTTATTTTGGATAGGAATTGGCGCATTCGTTGGTTGGAATTTTCCTCAACCTTTTTGGGCAAAGGCAATTCAAGCAAAGATGCAAGAAACGTTTAGCAAAAAATGAAACCGACAATTGCTATTTTTGTAAAACATCCAGAATGCTCATTGGATTCTGCGAATGGTATAAGAATAGCATTGTCTTCAGAATATAATGTTAGAACATTTTCAGTAGGCGATATTAAACCTAGTTTGTTTAAGGGTTTGGATGTTATTGCTTTTCCTGGTGGTATAGGAGATGCAGACAAATATTATAATTTTATTGGTCGCAAAGCCGGTAATATGATTGAAGATTTTATTGACGATGGCGGACATTATCTTGGCATTTGTATGGGTGCTTATTGGGCAGGCCATCATTACTTGGATATACTAGACGGAGTAAAATGCGAACAGTATATAAAAAGAAAAACCAGCGATATAAAACGCAGTTACAGTACAATTGCAACTGTGAATTGGAAAGGGCAATCAGAAGATATGTTCTTTTATGATGGGTGCGCATTAATTGGTGACGAGAGAAAATTTAAAACTATTGCTCGATATTGTAATGGTGATCCAATGGCAATAATTCAAAATAGAATAGGTATCATAGGTTGCCATCCTGAGAGCACTAAACACTGGTACGAAAAACCCTACGAATACATTAATAAATATTGGCACAAGGGATCTCATCACGATCTATTATTAGATTTTACTAATACACTAATACAAAAATGATAATTAACGGCGGAATAGTTTTAACTCAAGGTATGTTGCTCGCGCCAGGGCCTTTGCCTGCAAGTATAAGTGCGCCATTAGTATTTGATTTGGATGCTGCTAATTTTTCTGCAGCACCGATCACTGGTTCAAAAGATGCTACAGGAACTTATACACTAACAGTGAATAATTCAAGTTCTACAATTGGTTGGAGTAGCAGCAATGGAGGTATGTTTACCAAAAGCGCTAGCACAGCAACAGATAATATTGTAGTAGGCCCCAATACTACCAATGCAAATTATTCCGTATTCATGGCATATCAACCACAAAACATTTCTAGTGGCGGGCAAGGACGAATATTATCTACAAACTCTGGACAAGATTGGTTACTAGGAACTTATGCGCCTGCTCCGGGAAGCGGAACAGTTTATATGAATGTATACTATCCAGGCAGTGAGGTTTGGTTATCGCACGATCCTGCAGATGCAAACTGGCATTTTATCTGGGCAACATATAATTATACTACCGGTGTTGCAAATCTTTATATTGCATCATCTACAGTTAATAATACAATAGGGCCAACTGCAGTATATAAAACAACAACTTTTTCTGCCAGTAGTAATAGAGGATTTAATCAGTTTCTACTATGGTGCAGACCGGGGCCAAGCGAACCGGGTCAAGCAAATATTGGTTTTATTAAATCATATAGCGGGCCATTAACACTTACAGATATACAAAATCTGTGGTCTCAATATCATAATAGATTTGGAATTTAAATGATAATTCAAAATGTTACTTTTATAGACGGAAGCACATTGAGCCCATCTTCGACAGTGCAAGTATCTGCAATAGGATCTATTGCAAGTACAGTAAGTCCCACGTTAAATGGTACTACTACAACTAGTAGTAATCCATATTCAGGTATAACTGCAAATAGTTATAATATGAATGGCACAAGTAACTATCTTAGTATACCTGCTAGCTCAAATTGGGCATTTGGTACTGGAGATTTTACTGTGGAATGGTGGCAATATATGACAAGTCAACCTTCAAATCCTCGAGTATTTGCTGTAGGAAATTATCCTTCCACTTCTATCGGTGTCAGTATTGAAGGGGGTACTTTTTATGTTTGGGAAGTTAATGGTTATAGATTCAGTTTTTCTCTAACATCTTATTTAAATAATTGGATACATTTTGCAATATCTAGAGTAAATAATGTTACTTCGATATATAGGAATGGTACTAGAATAGGAGCATCTTATTCTGATAACAATAATATTACAAATAGTACCACATCTCTCAGTATTGGCCAAGAAAGTACCGCATCATCTAACAGTTACTTCCCGGGATACATAACTAGTTTTAGAATATGTAAGGGACTAGGTGTTTATACTGGCAATTTTACTGTGCCTACAAGCCAATTAGGACAAACTCAAAGCGCAAATCCATACGGTGGCGCCAACACTTCAGTGATCACAAACCAATGTGTTCTATTATTAAACCCTTAGGATTTTATTATGGATTTTTTTGAAATACTATTAGCAATTGCATTTTTCTTTTTGATAGTAAATTACATATCAACCACACGCAGAAGAGTGATGTTCATGTATAAAATGCATGAAGCTATGGAACAGACCAGGGAACAGATTAGATTATGCTCTATAGAAAAGCACGGAGACATACTCTATCTATGGTCAAAAGATGGAAATACCTTTATTACTCAAGGCAAAACATTGGATGAGATCAGAGCAAATTGTCTAACGTATTTTCCGGAAGACAAATTTATTATTGAAGATTCCCAAAACTTACTTGAACCCACACCATCAGTGTAGATACAAAGCATACTACCATAAAAGGGAATATTGTTTTTAATTTTTTAATCATTTGAATATCTTTGGTTCTTTACAACCAATTACCTTATCTAGAATATCAATAGTATCCATGATATAACCCTTGTGCATGATGGCAATACCGTTGCCCTTTTCATGCCAATCGACAATGTTTGAATACTTGTCGTCAATTAAGATATCTCCCGGGCGGCACCATTTCCATTTATCAGTACTGAATGGCCCAAAGTTTACCACAAACCCTGGGAAGTATTTAGCAACCCATTCCTTTTTATCTTCCATAGCATATGGAACAGTATCTTTTCTTGGGATTGCTGTTAGGAACTCTACATTATACTTCGGAGTGATACCTTTACAGTATCCAACCAAAGTAGTAGCACCTTCCATTAAAGGAAGATTGTAGTATAGTCTATACTCGGCGGCAATAAGTTTCCATTCTTCGGGCGATATACTTCTATCAGTCCAAAGGACCGTCCTGCCTAGTATCTTACTAACGTGTTCACTGAAGCCTGCTACGACTTCGTCTAAATCAATATAAATTGTGTTCATATAATTTTTCTTAAAATTCTTACTTGTTCATCTGGCATAATACAAACTCGTGCTATAATTTCTGTATATAAAGTAATTGGATTATCTTTTAAATTAATCTCAATCAAATTATTATCCAACATATAAAGCGCAATTTGGTTTGCAATATTTTGTTTTATAAATCCTTTTAAATCTGAATCACTATTTGCTCTTGCAATTGTGTGAGAAGAAAGTTGTTCTCTGTAAACAACAAGTTTACCCCCGACTGGAATGTCTACTGTTTTTATATTCATATTAATTCAATGGATCATTTGAATGATAATACATAAACAATTTTAGATAGTAATCAAATTGCGCAGGATAATGTACGGGAGAAGGTATCTTATCGCCAAACACTTCCTTCATCTTTTTAGCAATAAGTTGCAATTGTTCCTCAGTTACATTATCCATGTATTCTCATTATCCTATTATAATTTTTTCTACTCTCTTCTAGATTAAAAGAAGATTCTACATTGGTTATTTCTTTTAATACGGGGTGCAGTAATTTGGCATTCAATCTTTTAGACATTGTTTCAATAACAACATTCGCATCTTTACCTGCTCTAATTTCTTTTAGAGCTTTGTCTAATTCTTTAGATTGTACTTGCTCTATCCAGCCACTCATTTAAAGTAACGGTTAATAGTCAGTAGCTTTGTCTCGCATTGTGCCATTGCTTCTAATTCTTTATAGAATGCGCCCATAATATCCGCAGAAGCATTGCCTAAAGGATGGCTGATTACAATCTCAGCATTTAGCCGATGACTTTCCAATTCAGCTTCAAGCCTACGTTTTGTTGTAGCAACAATATCATTTCTAAAATCCATAGTATTCCTAGTATTCTTCTAATCGACGTTTAATGTCTTTGTGTTTAACTACGATAATGTTTCTAACGACACCATCGTTTTTGATAGGTAGATCAAGATGTATTGTTACTTCAGGTCCATCATTTTCATTGACAAATCTATCATTGCCTACACTACCAATGAAAGGTATCTTGTTATAATAACCGAATACCCTATCACCGATATCATAAGTATGCTTGTAGGCCCTGGCCTCAAAATAATTAGTTTGCCAGCCCATCTTTAGCTTTCCAAACATCAATTGATTCTGTTAATGCTTGCTCGACAAACTCATTGAATGTGATATCCAAAGTATGAGCAGCCTTCATCATAATCAATAGTTCGTCATCTGGAATATCAATAGACATCAGTACTCTTGTATCATAATCTAGACCATGGATAATGCCATGTGCTTTTTCAGCAAAGTCTGAGTACATATCCAAATCAATATACTTCACATCATCATATGCAGCATCTTCAATGCCTCGAACTTTACACTCGTCAAAATACAAATCTTTAAATGTTTCGTTAAAGATACGATATGAACGATTGTTGATAAAGTCATGCGCTTCCATGACAAATACGGTTTGATCTTTAGTATCATAGATCACAGATACATCATATTTGTCTAGCACGCTGCTAGTTAGAGTATATGCATTGTCGCCGAAGCAACGCCACATATATTTGGAACCTTCTCCAATTTTATATTCAACCAATTCAAAATAATCTTGTAGTGTCATAATATATCCTATTTGTTGTTTAGCAAATCCTGCATATCTTTAAGCAATGGGCGCATCTCATCCTTCACAGTGGCCTCAACCATTCTTGCGAATAATTGCACTGCATCATAATCAAATGATGTTCCGTCACACGCTAGTCCAGCTTGTATTGCCATTTCATCAATTTTCTCGTTCGTCATCTATTTCCTCATCTATAATCTCAGCATCTTCTAACTTAACTATATTAAGGTACCCGGCTGGCTCTCTGCTCATGTAACAATCATCGTACTCCCGTACATAAGGAACTACTTCACCTACAAGTTTACTGTACCACATTAAAGAATCCGAGCATTTAAGAATCTTTAATGATCGTTTAATTACTGGTAGTTTGAGAGTAGGGGCTTCCATATCTTCAATCTGAGTTTTGCGCCAGCCTTGTGCCATAATATTAGAAACTTAAAATAGATTTTTTCTGATTAAGCATTGAAACAACTTTGTCAAGTGGTTCAGTTACTTCCCATGTACCGTGTGGAGGACAGAAGATAAAGGTGCGGAGTTCCGTCACTTCATCTACAGTTACCTCACTAGAGTGAATGGTAGCAATCAAATCTGAATTGATTGCGATTTTGTTTCCGCGATGCGCAGCGGTTGCGTTTGTCAAAGTAATATACATTTTATTCCCAAGTTCTATGTGTTTCTGTAATGTGTTCACACCCGTCGTATTCTTCAATATACCATTCTACGTCATCGGGTATTTCCACAACTTTTAAATCGGCATAAGCTCCGCTGGCCATATGTTTCAACTCCTCGACAACTTGTACAAGATACTTGTCGTCACGATCAAGATTGCCTTCATAGAAAAAGTGAGCATTATCTACACGACCTTCTTCATAGAAAAAAGATGCCCCATTTTTAGTTTCAGTCTTAACGAGATTCAACCCAGCAAGCTCACCATACCGAACTACAGCATCATCGGATAACCCGAATCCGCCATAGCATTTATTTATAACGATTTTTTTCATACTATTTTACCTAACACTTTGTAGATTAATTTATCCAACTCTGTTTGGTAATCGTTGTTACCCATTCGACGCTTCATCCAGATTTGTTCTACAAGAGAGTTTATACTATTATCACTTGGCAATGAATCTCGAAGTTCCAATTCTTCAATCAATTCTTCAGTATCGAAATCGCTAAGATCAACATCAACTTCTGCAGTAATAGTTTTATAGCCCATTATACAATCTCCTCAACGATTCCAAGAATCTCTGCTAAAATTAGCAACCAACCTGTTAAGACAAACGATCCCATAATAAGAGCAGCACCTGCTCCAATTCGTATAGCGCTCTTCATAATGCTGACATAAAAATGTCCGCGACTTGTGTCTTTTGGTTGTATTTCAATCTTATCAAAATCAATCATAGCATTTGCCTATTTAGTTTAGATTCAAGAAATGCAATGCGACGTTCGGTTGCTGCATTAGCTTCATCGTCAAGTTCTCCTCGGATCTCACACAAATGAATTAACTCATTCATAATAGATTCGTTAGTTTGGTCTACTTCGCGTAGCTCGATTTGTTTATTCTGTTTCATCATCTGCTCCAATATTAATTGTTACACCCTTAACACTATCATATCGAAAGCTGCGCCAAGCATTAGCTTCCAAATCATAAACTGCAAGTGCTTCTTCGCTCACCTTGCGAGTTTTTTCTTTTTTGTTTTCTTCAATTGCTAGTCCGGGAACCAGCTCAGGATCTAGTGTGCAAAGCATTTTACGCTCTGCTCCATCTTTCTTAATGAACTCTACAGTTGCAGAGCCTGTCTTCAAGATAGATTTGATCCAAATCTTAAATGCGATATAGTCTTCGTCAGACAATGTCGTTGAGAATGTCTTTTCTAAAGTATCAGTCACATGATCTCCATTAATTAGTTATGCTATATTGTAGCACACTCTACTCTGCGTGTCAAGCAATTTTTATCCATTTGATAAACTTATTGCGTATTCAACACTGGCGAATACTCAGCAATCAACGCTCGCTCTAAATTATGAGCAGGAGTCTTGCCACGAATAATCGCTAGCTCTTGTGCTAGAAATGACTCGGGTCCAAACTTTCGGATTGCTTCGCATAGCGCCCAAGAACGATTCTCAGTACGAGCTCGTTGAATGTGCTTCAATATACGAACACGCAGATCTTTCTTTCGAGATCCCTGCGTGATACCAATGTAGAAATCACCAGTAACAGAATTCGTAATACTGTATACTATGTGCTTTCGGTCAGAACGTTTCTTTCTCATCATGTCGTTATTATAGCACCTTTTGTCCATTGTGTCAAGCACTTTTTTAGTACCCATATGAGCAAAAGGGTCTTTCAAAAAGTGCTTGACAAGAGCATCGAAAGGTGCTATAATAGAGACTTAATTAATTAGAAAGGTGCTTTATATGCAAGTTGTATTCGCTCCAGAAACTAAACAAGATCTTCGAAATCTATTGAACTACATCGACACTCATGCTAGTGCAATTGCTAAACGTCGCAAGAACGCTGAGTATTTGAAAGAGGTCAACGTGGTGCGTAGCAAGTTAGCAGCCAGCTTTGCTGAACGAGCTCCAGGCCCTGGTGCTTGCAGATGGCAAGAAATTGGTGTGCTCAGCATCTGTGATAAGATTGCAGAACAATTTCAAGTGCCAATCTACGATGTAGTTGGCGATGCAAATCCATATTTGAAGTTTAACTGAAAGAATATATGCGTAGAAAAGAAATTATCAAAGGCCTAAAGAACTCTACTCGTTTTCGAGTGATGCTTAATGGCATTGGTCTCTATATGAGTATCAGTGATACTGAGAAGTGTTTTGCTACAAGTTCGCACAGAGTGGCGACACAAGTTGCGCTGCAGCAATTAGTTAAAGAAAAGACTACTGGTCTTGGCACCACAGTTAAAGTTTACAACGACAAGTTACAATCCGAATCAATTCAAGTACAGGTAGATTTAATATGACAAATACAGATTACGATCTCGACGAATTCGTTAACAATAGCGGAACTAATGTCGATTTTACTAAGTATGAAGACGATGCAAGCACAATTGATATGTTTGAACGACTTCCAGCAATGTTCGCAGCAAAATTCAAATGGGATACTTTGAATGAATCTGCAGACCCAGTATTGGTATGGGAGCTTGATGGGCGACCCGTAGCATGGTACGATTGCGAAATGTTCGTTGGATATATAAAAGCATAAAACGGAAAAACCCACAATTTAAGGGTACTAACCTATTGATTTTATTGTGGAATCTGACACACCAAATCGTAAAAATGCTAAAGTACCCTTAAATAGACGTTTTACTTAACAATATACCTATATACCCTTTTCAATGAAAATAGCACTTGCCAGCGATTTACACTTAGAATTTCAAGACATCATACTCAAAAATACTGAGAATGCCGATGTATTGATTCTAAGTGGTGATATACTTGTCGCAGAAGACCTGCACAATCATCCCGAAGTGCATCCAAACGACCCAGTTAACATCCCTAACTTGAGCCGTAGACAACTATCGGCACAACGGTTCCGTGACTTTATCAAGCGTTGCAGTTTTCAATTTCCACATGTCGTTGTAATTGCGGGGAATCACGAATTCTATCATGGTAACTGGAAAGCAAGCATTCAATATTTGCGCGATGAATATAGTAAGTTTCCAAATGTCTATTTTCTAGAACAAGAGTTAAAGACTATAGATGATGTGACATTTATTGGCGGGACACTCTGGACTGATTGCAATAAAGGCGATCCATTAACACTACACGCATTAGGTGATATGATGAATGACTTTAGAGTAATTCGCAATGATGAACTTGGATTTACTAAGTTACGTCCTGCTCATACTATGCATCGTCATCGACAAACTATGCAATTCATGAAAGTGATGCTACCTACATTGACAAACAGCAAAGTTGTTGTGGTTGGACATCATGCACCGAGTCCGTTAAGTATTCACGATAGATATAAGCACAATGTTCATTCATTAATGAATGGTGGATACCATAGTGATCTGAGTGATTTTATTTTAGATCATCCGCAGATTAAACTCTGGACCCACGGTCATATGCATGATCCTAGTGATTATATGATTGGAGACACTCGGGTGGTTTGCAACCCACGTGGGTATGCCGGTCATGATGAACACGCCGACGTGTTTGAACTGAAATTCCTAGAAATCTGACAGTATCCGACTCTTTTGCTCGGATACTTACTTTTTGCTTGACACGATGACCAAAAGGTGCTATAATTGAGGCTTAAACAGTAAGGAACACGAAATGGCAAAGCTCTTAATTTCTACTCAGATTCACGAAAATTATGGCGCCCATGATTGGGACGGCGAAGGCGAGTGTCCTCAATACTGGAAAGCCAAGGGCGGCAGTGATTATGTCGTTAAGAAATTCAAAGGCGATGCTACTATGGCTATCATGGGTCTGCGCTCGCAAATTGAATGCGATGACAATTACTTTCGCGAATCAATTATTAATTGGAAAATCGTTCCTAACGATTATATGACAGAGTTTGAGAAAGATCAACTTGGTTATATGGGCAAGATTCAGTATGGTCCTAAAGAACTCGTGTGGTAATATATAATATATGTCTTATACAGTATTCAAACATTCTAAAGAATTCGGACCTCGTAAAGGCCTAGAAGGACCTTTCCATTATCGCAATGGCAGGGTTCTGTATTACGATCCTAAAGAAGGAAAGTATTATGATCCTTTGACAGATTTTTACGTTGAATACGACGAGGTAAAGGAACTATAAATGTACGTAGTTTGTCGAGAGTGTGGAGGAACACATGAACCCAATGTCATTAAAACACTTAATGTCGAAGAAGATTTCGAGGGCCGTGATGTATTGGAATTTATTTGCCCAGTCACGGAAGAACCGACGAAAAGTATTATTCTCGGCAACTAGTATAATTTCAGAAGAAAAGATTGCTGCATTTTTTATAATATCATTTATACTATGTGTCATAGTAAATGTAATAATACTATTTGCTTTAGATTATTTACTAGTAATTAAAGTAATAGGAATAATATGAAAAGCATTTTAGTAAATGCAGTCAGGGAAATGCTGGATCGTCATTGGAGTGTCTATGAGATTGCGGCAAAGCTGAATTTGGATGTTAACCTTGTTCAGCAGATAATTGATCTGTTAACATAGCAAAGAATTTTATTATGGAAAAAGAATTGCCAGTAAAAACAAAGCAAGTAGTCCAATATGTTGGAAATGCGACCATTCATCTTTGGCCTTGGACTACTGAAGAGATATATGTCGCCCGCATACCTTTCGTTTTAAATCATCCAACACTAGGCAAATGCCCCGATGTTAGAACATCTCGAATTGTCAAACAACCAGATGAGTCTGGTCGATTTGAAACCCTCAACACAATATATGAAAAAGTAGAAAGTGAAGATAATCATGGAAATGAATGAATATGTAAAAGAGCTCGAGGCTCAAGTTGATCCAACCGTTGTCGAGAAGATTAAAGATTGGCCAGTAGAAACCAAACTCTATATGTACTTGCACAATATTCAATTGGCAATGATGAAAGAGTTTAAAGAAAATCAAGTTGTATTTCCTAAAGTACCAGCTAAAGACTTTATGCAATGGCGTATGCCAAAGATTGAATATCTAGGTTATCCTACTCCAGGTACTACAACTTATGAATACAAGCAAGGTTGATAAACTCTATAAGATTGCAATGGTTCAAGACGGTATAGAGTCTGAAAGAGATCTTATACACGCATTCGCGGAGTTGATTGTTCGAGAATGTGCTGATATTGCTGCCGATCATGATGGGTTGGATATTTACGAAGAAATTAGAGAACATTTCGGAGTTCAAGAATGAAAATAACAGAAGTGCAAGCACATAATACTCGTATTCATAATGAAGTCGTTAGAACAGAACGAATTCATAATGAACAATTAAACAAGCATCGTCTTGAGAAATTGCGTCAAGTCGATACTGAGGAAAAACGTATTGAAGCAAATCGGCGCATGAATCGCGCGGGCCAAAACGTGGATAAATTAGCATGATAAAATATATTGCATTAGGATTAACACTAATATCAGCATTTCAAATGTACCAATACTGGGACTCTGCATTATTCGATGCATGGTGTGTTGGGTTTACTGGCTGGCTTAATGTTTTTTTCTATGAATTAGAGAAAAAAAGAAATGTCGAATAAAGATACAATTTGGATTGTTGCTGGTAATAGGCAAGAGTTTGATGCATACGTCTTGCGCAAAATTAATCAAAAGATACAACTACTTAGTCCTGTACAACTACGTAGTTCCATACTAACCGAATATAAGTTTGTCTTTAGAACAGACCAATTAAGAGGTTTAGATGATATTAAAGGTTTCTATATTGGAAGCTATAAATCAAGACCAGATATTGATGAGATTCACGATGCAATTGCCATGATAAAATCTAAAAGCATTCTTAGAGGGACCAACACTTTTATAGTCCATCAGGAAGGCCTCGCGTACGGCACCTCACCATTTTTAATTCAATCATACACTTAACATCTTTTCCCTTTCCTGTCAACCTTTTTTAGTACCCGAGCAAAAGACTCGGGTATTTTACTTTGTGCTTGACACTCTGACCAAAAGGTGCTATAATAGTGGCATAAACAGCAACAGGAGTAGATGATGCGCGAACAGACAACGAAACTTCTAGCCATGATGGACGAAGGTTTAATAAGGGCAGAAACAATCGTAGAGATGTGTCTTGCCTATATGAGTGAAGACGATGTGGCAGACATGATGCGGTCCAACGACATTGTTGACTATGATGAAGATGATGGTCAGCCTGACGAAGCCCAGGAATGGGAATCGTTTGACCCAGATTGCTAATAGAAAGGATAATATATGTGGATAGTACAAGTATACGATACGGTTGAAGCAACATTCAAGTATGAGGAATTTCGCAATCGCAAGGCTGCAGAATCCTACGCTGAAGATTTTGAAATTATCGCTAGTCTGTATGGACAGGCTGGACGCTATACAAAGATATCAGTTCAGTACATGAGTTAACCCTTTGGAGCAAAGGGTCTTTGCTTGACATTTGACTCCAACGGTGCTATAATTGAGGCTTAACAGTAAGGAACTTATATGACACGAGAAGAAGCTAGAATCGCACAAGAACAAGCAGTCGCAGAATTCTTGGCACAAGGTGGAATGGTTGAGGTCTTGAAGGGTCGGAAGAATCCGAAACCCGTCAGTGCTCGAGGCAAATTCAATTCTGGAATGAAAATTCGGATGGACCCAACGGCCCGTTTCCCTAGCAAAAATTACGCTTAAGGATATATTATGATTGCAGAACAGACAATGTATGATACTCGACACGGCGGACCCTTTGACCGGGGTAATGCAGATTCCTATTACAATCGAGGATATGCTCCGCATTATTACACAGGTAGCACCTACGATAGCGAGCGGATTGATATGAAAGATATGACTGCAGCTGAGATTACAGCATACACCGCAGGATACAATGAGAACGAAGAATCGGGCAACAAGAAAGCTTGGTAGTACCCAAGCAATCCGTAGGGTCTCTTTCTGAATGCTTGACAAGATGACCAAAAGGTGCTATAATTGAGGCATAAACAGTAAGGAACTTATATGGCAAGATACGAAATTACCCCTTTTAATTTGGCTGACATTGGTTATAATGGACATGGTTCAATCCGTATTAAGGTTGAGGGTTATTGGTCTCAGGATGTTATTACCCTTTATATTGATCGCGCATATGGTTCTAATGGATGGACCGTTAAGCTTTCTCATTCCTCAGGTGGTCGAGATACCAAAGTAATAGAGTGCGATATGGAAGCAGAAATGAATTTTGCTACAGCACTTAACGTGATGGCTAAAATTGGTCTCGATATTAAGACAACTAAGTTCGGTATGCTGGAAGAAAATTATCAGCGCCGAGTCAAAGACGACAAAGAACGCCTTGAGAAAGAAAAGGCAGAATTTGCTGCAGCTGTCGCGGCTGATAAAGAAATTGGAATTGCGTTGGCTCGATATAAATTAGATACCATAGGCGATTTCGGTGAATTGAAAGTATTTGCCCGCGGAACAGATAAAATCCGTCGATTCTCAGTATCGCATCGGGTTAAAAAGACATTCTTTCTGCAGGGAATGCGAATTTCCAAGCAGGAAGCAATTGTAGAGTTGGCAAAATGCTCAGCTCGTGAAGTAACTATCTAAGGAAAACATTATGAATCAGATTCAAAAAGAAGCCGCCCTATACGTGGCAAAAGTAATTAGTTTGGCAGTTGGTGTAGGAATGGTAACGATGTTATCTGTGATCTATATTGGTATGACAGAAACGTTTTTATTAATCGCCGGGTTATTGCTAGTTAATCTCGCATTTGCAGCATTTGAGAATAAAGTAAAAGAATTAGAACACTTGGAACGCATGAATGAAATTGCAGCTGATCGAGAAAAACGTATGGCTGAATTGAATGCAAAATGAATAAAGAATTAAACGAAAAACACGCAGCCAATCCTCAGGCCGGCGACTATTGGTCCGAGCGAGCTTTTATTCCATGCTTCTTGGTAATAGATGTGTCGAGGTTTTCGGTATCGTTTTTATCCAAGACAAAAACTGTGCAGGGAGATAAATTCTGGGACACATCACATATAGAGACGTGTACTCATAAGGAATTCAAAAAGCGTTTATGTTATGAATTTGTCTCAGGTACATGGTGTGATGTTACCCCTAACTGGAAACATGCTGCAGAATATATCGAAGAAGCGTTTGCCACACTATGAACGATCAGCTTAGAAAGTTTCATCGTTTATCTGGTCTTGACATCTATGGTCTTGGAAAAGATAGAGAGAAATGGGAAGCAGCAATCGACAGATATACCGAGTTAGTTATCAAGGAGTGTGGATTTTATCTCCTTGAAAATGAGATAGTAGACATTATGGATGTGATTGGTATGGAAGATCACTTTAAAGGAAAATAAAATGGCAAAAGAAAAAATCAACGAAAACTTCAACCTGAGCTTTTCTTCACGGGATAGTAATACTAGCGATACTATTATGGATTGCAATATCAGTTTTGAAAATCCACGAGACGACCATGCAATCGTATCTAAGATTGCTACCTGGCTCGTAGCAATTGGTCGGACCAATATCGCAGTTCGACTTGTGAATCCAAAATAATATGTTCTTCTGGACAATAGTATTAATCTCAACGAATATTACCTATATTGGTCAGTTTGAGGATGAGGCCAAATGCAATAAAGCTGTAGAAGCGATTAAGACTCAATATATTAAAGCGGCGTGCATTCAAGCCAAAGCACCAGATAAGGATCAAAAGAAATGATATTTTTTCTAATCATAGTATATGATCTAATCCTATTATCAGGGACGGCGTATCTGGTGCAAGAGTGTAACTGGTCTATGTGGACGTTCCTTTTGACGGCATGTTTCTTTATGACCACTAAGTCAAGCGACGAAAAAGAACCCACATAGATCAAAGGGTCTTTTGGAAAGTGCTTGACAAGGTCCCCAAAAGGTGCTATAATAGTAGCATAAACAGTAAGGAACTAAAAATGGTAACAGTCAATATCACTCTCAATCCGAAACAAGTCGGTCTACTTCTGGGAATTCTGGATCAAATCGATCGCGATCTAATCTATACCACTTCTGAGGAATACGAAATTCATCACCAAGTCGAGTCTATTTTAGAAGACGCTGAAAACGAAATTACCAACCTATATTAATCTGGAATATTATTATGTCACATCATTTAGTCGTTTTTGCACAATTTTGCCGGGATAACGGCCTAACTCTAACAGAAGCAATTGCCTATGTAGGCGACAACTACGATAATCTGGATTCAGATATTGTAAATGCCTACGAAGAAACCTATCAGGAATTAATGAATTTCGTGGAATCAGAAACAGTATGACGGATTACAAATCAAATCGAATCAAAGAACTTGCTCCACAATGCTGGGAACTCACAGAATTTGGTCTTAATTTTAATTATCAAAAGTTCGCCGAGTTGATTGTGCGGGAATGTATTGAGATTGTTGACAAATGGTCATATGATGGACCCTATCGAGAAGAAGGTGATATTATTCCCGTGAAAAAGATTAAAGAACATTTCGGAGTTGAAGAATGAACGAACGAATTATAGAACTTGCTGACAAGGCTGTTGAGGACATTTCCTCTGGTCCCTGGAACATTTCTGATGAATTTTGTAAAAAGTTCGCCGAACTAATTGTTCGTGAATGTGCTACACTTGCGTTTGATGGTCCCAATGGTATCTTGGAACATTTCGGAGTTGAAGATAACTCAATCAAGGTCGGTAGCCGAATCAAAGTTGTTTCTAAATTCAATGTTGGTGCTAGGGGCACAGTTAACTATATTGAACCATCTGGTAAATTATGGGTTCGGCGAGATGGAGCCAGCAGTGATGTATCCTATTATCCAACTGAAGTGATTGGAGATGACTAATGAACATGCCAATCGTCCCTGATAATGTAATCAAGATGTGGAATGATCCACACTTCCAACTACTTGCCGAGGTTGATAAACTATTGAATAGTAGCAAAATTTGGGGTGGTATGGATTGGAGTTATAATCCTATATATCCCGTCAAGTATCTACCTGTAAGAGATAAGGTAAACCAGGCATTAGCAGATATTAGAAAAGAATATGGAATTGAATGATGAACGAACGAATTAAACAACTTGCTGATGAGGCTGCAAAATACAGTGCTATAATGGCTCTTCCTACAGGTGAGTCGGGAGACAAATTATTTGTAGAAAAGTTCGCCGAGTTGATTGTGCGGGAATGCGCTGATGTAGGTGCCTTTGGACAGGGGCCTACTGATAGTGAGTTGATCAAACGAGGAGTATTGGAACACTTTGGAATAGAGTAATATGATTAGTTTTATTATGGGATATATCGTAGGAGTATTGTATATGTGCTATCGTAGTAACGAAGATAGAAAAGTTGATATACCATGATAGAAATACTAGTAATAATGATAGTTTGTCTGGCAATAAAGATAAGTATCGTATTTACTATAAAATCGAGGTATAGTAAGTAATGATCGAATATTGCTATAATATAGCATAGACTGTGGATAACCTGTGGATAGAGATCGCAGAGCTATCTAAAATCGAGCCTAAAGAAAACTCTGTATTTATACGGTAAATGGCTGGTTCAGATTCTATACGACCGGATCAGATTATAAACGGCAGAGTAATAATCTAAACTCGCGAGTCACCTTTCATACTCTATGTGCTATAACATCTTTTCCCTACCCTGTCAACCTTTTTATAGTACCCATACATCTCAAAGGGTCTTTAAACTAATGCTTGACGATCTGACCAAAAGGCGCTATAATAGAGGCATAAACAGCAACAGAAGGACTCTTATATGAACAGCAGCAAACAGATCGCAATGTATGGTATGACAGAAGACGAGATTCAGTCTCAGTATATGGAGTCTATTACAGCGCGCTTCAGTGGTCTGGAGATGGTGATTGCAGGTCTATTAAGCGATTGTCAAGAGATGAATCAGTATCAGCACGCTGCGACAGTGAATCAAGAAGCCAGCAAAGAGCGGATTCGTCAGCAACTGAACGTAGCGAAGCACATTCTGTTTAAGATGGTTGACCAGCGCGAAGCAGAATTTGAATAAGTCGAAGGGATCGTATCCCCTAGGCGCCGAGTGAGAAATTCTCGGCAACTAATACCCGAGCGATTCGAAGGGTCTTTTGGAAAGTGCTTGACGATCTGACCAAAAGGCGCTATAATAGCAGCATAAACAGCAAAAAGGAATCACGATGCAAGATACAATGACCCGCAAAGAAGAACTGCACAGCATCTACTGGGATATGTACAAAGATGCTCATGGCTTCCGTCCTCGCCACGTGGACACTACGGGTTGGACCGAAGAGCAGTTTGCGGCTGAATTCGCTATGCTCGAGCAAATTATCATCCGCGAGAACCAGGAACGTCTGGTCTCAGAGGCTAAGGCCATCCAACGCTTCGAGAACCAGATTATGCAGCTGATAACCACTGGTGCCAAGACCCGTGAGCAGGCTATCATATGGATGCATGCTGCTGAAGGCACCGGCGGCGACGACGAGTTCCTGTGCTACACCCTGGGCCTGCCTTATCGTTATTTCAAGTAATAGGTTGCTAAAAAGACCCTATAGAGATATGGGTCTTTTGGAAAGTGCTTGACGATCTGACCAAAAGGTGCTATAATAGAGGCATAAACAGCAACAGAGGTATATATGAAAGTAGCAGTCAAATTCAACAAAGCAAAGAATCGTTTCGAAGGATTCGTGGATGGCAAGATGGTGACACGCTCAAAGCATGAGATGTACGTCAAGAACGTTCTAGCTAGCATGGGTCTAGAGGTCGAAGAGTCCACAGGTCTCGTGAACAATCAGCCTAAGATTGACGAGTTTGGCATCAATAAACGCTTTGAGTTCGTTCAGCAGATGGTCACAATGGTTGGTAAGAAGACTATTGCCTCAGCGATCATCACAGGTCAGGGTGGTCTGGGTAAGACGCACACAGTGTTGAAGTCGCTCAAGGCCCAGGGCTTGATCGATACTACAGACCTCGCAGCGTTCGAAGAGGGTTACAAGTTTAACTCTTCGAAGTCTTATCGTGTTGTCAAGGGTTACAGCACAGCAAAAGGTCTCTATCGTACGTTGTTCGAGGGCAACGGACAAGTTCTCGTGTTCGACGACTGCGACAGTGTTCTCAAAGATCCCGTAGCGTTGAACTTGCTCAAGGGCGCCCTGGATTCTTACGGTGAGCGCTGGATCTCCTGGAACGCAGACATGAAAGACGAAGATCTGCCTCGCTCATTCAAGTTCACAGGTGCCATCGTGTTCATCAGCAACATGGACGCTGATCGTATAGACCAAGCAGTGAAGACACGCGCTATGTGCGTTGACTTGTCCATGACACAGATGCAGAAGCTAGAGCGCATGGAAGTGATCATGAAAGAAGACGAATTCCTGCCTGAGTACAGCATGGGCTTTAAGCAAGACGCTTTGAATCTGCTTAAAGAAGTAGCAAATACAGTAGACAATTTGTCTCTACGTTCGTTGATTGCAGTGACGAAGATTCGCGCTGAGAATGAGAATTGGAAAGATCTGGCTCGTTACATCGTCAGCGCCGGGGCGTAAAGCCCTACAGGGCAAAGGGTCTTTGCTTGACCCTCTGTCCATTTTGTGCTATAATAAGACATAGTAACAAGGAACCCATATGATACGATTCGCAATTGAGCTATTCCAAGCAACAGTCTTCGCAGCGACAATGTTCGCAGCGTTCATCATCTACTTCTACGCAATGTAATATGACTACGAAATACACTAAAGAAGAAATCAACGAAGTCCTCAACGAGTTCGGCGAAGTAACCTACGAACACTGGGGCTCTTATGCCTACTCAGCGGGTGCTCTACAGATGCAGCTCTCTACTCTACTCGCGGACATGCCTAGGTACAAGCAAGCAGAGGTGTTAAGTAATTTGAAGGCATTGACAGAGAAATATAGTAAACAAAAGGAGACTGTATGAGCAAAATGAAGGATCTATTCATCGAAATCGAAGTTTTGTATGACGCATGCGTCATATTATATGACGCAGGTATCTCTGAGACAGAGATCGCTAGACGCTTGAATATTCCCCTAGGGGCAGTTCGGGCGGTGACAGATGCCGTGGACGAGATGGCTTACCATGTAGATATGCGTGAAGGGTACGACCGCGAGGTTATGGTATAGT